TAATATAAGATTTATGAGAGAGGTGTTGAAAGAGAGGGGAATGGATGTTGAGATATTAAATAAATCACCTTCAGGTCTCAATCCAGTTTATCATGCAAGTAAGCTAAACATATGGAAAATCCATTGATTAACCCATATCATCATTTACACTATGTTTGCACTTTTTTACACTTTTGAACACTTTTTTCACACTTTTTAGTAGTATTTTCACGCTTTTGAACAGAATTTTTTCACTTTTTAAACGTTTTTAACAGTTTTTGAACTAAAATTGAGCAAATAAAATCCCTTGAAACATAGCAAATTGGCCAGCTAGACACACAAAATCTACCCTCAACTGCAATATTTTCTTCCTATTAATATATCATGACACAATTTTTGGTTCATTATTTTCCCCAATTCAAGTATGTTATAAGTATAGGGAGGTGGTGAATAACTATGTGATATATTTAACACACTAAATAAGATCATACACCATGAAAAATGGTATTTAATACATGAATTATAGGGGGAAATATACAATGCTAGGTACTAAATACTTAGGAGAATTACTAGACGAAGGTAAATTTGAGCTATTTAAACATAAAAGAGAACTACTAATAGCACCAATTGGGAGTGGCAAAACACATATGATAATATCTAAGGCACATTTATTTGATAATGTTTTATATTTATGCGACACTAATGCACTAAAGGAACAAGTTAAAAATGATTTAAAAGAAGCTAATATTACCAACGTTCATGTTAAAACATATGCTGCGGTAACTCAAAAAACAAGACTTGACTTTAAAAATGCGTACATTAAAAGTTTTGACTTAGTCGTATGCGACGAAATACACAACTTAGTTAAATATTCTGCCTTTTCAGGTTCACTAGAATATGCTATACGTTTATTATTTAATGATAATGATTTTGAATACAATGGTAAAATATTAATGATGACTGCAACGCCACAATACATTGAAAACCTACAACAAAGACATCCACAAATAAACACTTATCACACAATAAACTTAATGGATGACCCTGAAATACATAGATTAACTACATTCGAGTTTGACACTATAAAACATTATTCGCAAATAGAACATGTACTTCGTAAAATAAGGGACAATAAAGAGTTTGAGTATGGAACTAAAGTATTGATATATACTTCGCAAGTAAAAACAATGCTGAGAATACAAGAGATAATGTTTAATTTAGAATTAGATAGTACTGTCATACATAGTATGAATCATGATAGAGAAATGAGTAAAGAAACGTTAGAGAGAAGAAAGAAAATACTTGAGGAGGGTATCTTTGAAGGCGATGTATTAATAATCAACTCATCTATGGAAACTGGGATAAACTTAAAGGCTTGTAATAATTTTAAATATGTTATTGTAAATAGTAGTAATATAGTAGAAATTACTCAATCGAGAGGTAGGGTTAGAGATGATATTAAATGTTTATATACAAGAATAGATGATGATAGACCATTTAGTTTTATTGATGATTATGTTGGTGTGGAATTAATTAAAGATGACTTTATGGCTTTATTCAAAGATTTAAAAGACAAGGATAATAACTCATGGGGGATTAGACGAATCAAAAAACAATTAAATGAATGTGGTTATGAAATAAATCACGCGAACAAAAGTGTAAAAGGTAAACGAAATACATATTATACTATTACTATAAAAGATAATTAAGAATTAAGCCTACAATATTCACGACTAGCTATAGCAAATCTTGAATTTTGTAGGTATTTTCTTTTCAAGCGTAGCATCGCCATTACTCACCTATGGTGACTAATGGAAATTCAAAACCAAAAACAACATGACTTATGCTTGTCTTTGGGCATACCAATACTTTACGAAAACAAACTTGTTTGTTTGAGTAACCTTGAAACATGGTTTTCAATGTTTCAAGGGTGTGGTACACGAAGTAGTCACCACGTCATTTATTTCAACATTGTAGTTACCATGAACAATATAAAAGTAACTATTTGTAGATGTACCACATGTACCATTTTAGGGGGAGACTCGAGGATAATTTTAGGTTCACTTTTTCACCAAATCCAAGTATATTATAGGCATAGGGAGGTGAGTTGGATGAGTAATACTAATAATAAATTACAGGGGGTAACAAAAGTGGATATAGATGTACAAATAGAAAACGCCAAAAAAATGATTGACATATACGAATCTGCAAATAATTTACACCAATTAAACATATATAAAGAGAAATTAAAACTTCTTGAATCACAAAAACAAAATAAACAAACTAAATTAAATAATGATGAGGTGAGGTTTCCAATGAATATATACGAAGGTAATATAGGGGATAAACATTGTAATTATAAAACATTGGCAATCATGACTTTATATTCCAATTACAATAACAATATCGAAGATGGATCACAAGAACAACATAGATATGTCTATAAAGATAAGATAATAGAATTTACTGATGAGATAGAAGAACTAAGCCAAAACAAAATTAACACAATATTACGAAACATAAAGAAGCTAAGTAACTTAAGTGGTCATTTAGTTATTGCTAGTAAGACACAAGACAACAGGATAGTTTATACTATTAATTATAGAGCAGGCGAATTCACAACAAATGAAGATGGTCAAGTAGTAGATTGCAAGAAAGGTAGTTTTGTATTAATAGAACAGGATTTATTAAAATATTTAGTAGATGTAGGAAGTAATGAGCTAATTAAAGTTTATTTACTTATTAAAGCATTATGTCTTTGGAATGAGAGAAACAATGGTCAACATGAAAAGATGATAACCAATTCATACTTGTGTGAGCACATAGGATTAAAACCATGTAAAAATAGTTTACAAAGTATAAGCAACATAACTCATGCTTTAGAAGAATTACATTTAATAAAGAAAAGAGTAGAACATCGAAATCTAAGAGGTGAGTTTAGACATTACAACCATTATTCAATTGTACCTTATGAGGAATGGAGAGATTATCGTTATAAAAATACACCTAATAGAAAATATAAAAAATAGCTTTGACATCATTTGAGGGTCATGACTGGTACGATTTGAGGGTTGTAATATATAGATAATATATATAGATAAAGATATATAGATAACTAAATATAGCTGAGGATAAAATCCTCAGCTATGGTTGTATTTAATTAGCCCCAACCAAGAGGAGTTTGATAATTTATGGATGTAAAGGAATTGAAAAGAATAATAAGAAATGATTTTAATTTATACATTAGAAATTTAGTAATAAAAGATACTTGTGAAAAATGCAATACCAAAAATAATTTAGAGGTACATCATACATATCCACTTTCACTCATGATGCAAGAAACTTTAGAAGTAATGAACATTGATGATGTAGAAAGTTTGAGTGAAGATGAAATAAAAACCTTTAGAGAAATTATGTTAGGTAAACAAATTAAAATAAAATATAAAACATTGTGTGTAGATTGTCATAAGTTAATTGATGATCATGATTTATTAACATCAAGAAGATATACCATTAAAGAGCTTGAATCTGTAAAATGTAACAAGCATTTAGCAAAATGTGTGGAAGAAGGTATTGTAAGTATAGATTGTGTGATACCTTTTGAATTAAATAAGACCTACATCAAAGAAGACTTTACGGCTTTATTTAAGGATTTGAAAGATAAAAATAACAACAACTGGGGCATAAAGCGTATTAAAAGTGAATTGAATAAGAATGGTTATGAAGTAACTCAAGTAAGAAAAACAATAAAAGGTAAAAGAGATAGATATTATACAATTACATTAAAAAATGAATAATTTTTTTATTATATGTTTAGAACTAATAATAAAGGGCATATATATAGTATAGATAAATATAAATAATTAAGAGGAGCTGATAAGTATGAGAAGAAAAATGAAAATATTTAAAAGAGAATTCTTATATTTAATGAAACATTTTAATAAAGAAAATTTAATTGCCTTCTTCAAGAACTCTAACAATTGGATTAACTGGAACATGGTTGGTTTAGTTGTATCTGTAATATTAGTATTAGGTATGATTGGTATGGGTAGTCCTAGAGGTCTTGCTGGTATGTTATTGTTCATAGGTTGTTACTTATTCTTATTTGTATTTGATTTCGTTGTTTTTGGAATACTTGAAACTGATACTTTCTTCCCTTATTTAATAATATTAGGTTTCAACATCTATATAATAGCATTGTCATTCTTATCATTATCATGTTGTTAGTGGTAAAATAATTGTAAAAAATACAAAAAATAGGTTCACTTTTTTAGAAGAATTAAGTATATTATAAATGTAAGGAACTTTAGTTCTTACAATAAACTTATTAGGAGATGATAACATGGATGATATTTTCAACAAAATAGAAATGGAAATGGTTGCTAAAGCAATAAGTACTGTGGTTGAGTTAGGTGTTAGTGAAGGTAAAATTACTAACGAGGAAGAAAAAGAAGACGTAATAGAAGATGCTGTAAAAACTATAATAGCTTACAAAACTGCCAACTACAACATAGACGATACTATGGACGTTGAAGAGTTAGGTGAGTTCATGGGACAATATGCAATATATAAATTTGTTGATTTAGACGATGACGAAGCAAATGCAATAGAATTAACATTGGCTTTGGCTATGACAAATATAAATGATTTTGAAGAAATAGTGGAATTAAATACAATTAATGAATTAGCAATACATTACAAAACATTAGATTTAAATGAAGATTCAATGGAAGCTGTGGCTACTTTAAAACGTCTTTATGAAATAATAGATGGTGAAAAAGATTTAGAAGAATTTTTTAACTTAGTTAATGAATAATAGAGGGGAATTGATGGGGAATGGCGATACCAAAACCAATATTTGGTGGTAAGATTGATGGCAAAGGAATACAAGATTATTGTAAATTAGATAAACATATAATTGATGTACAAGATAGAATAGATTATGTTAAAGATGTTTTAAATGTCGTCAATGAAAATGGAAAAGAATTTACTAATGATAGATTTTTAATAGATATATGGGATACTGGAGTATGTAAAAGTGAATTAGGCATGAGTGATTTCTTATGGTCACAAACTAATGTGGCTAGTGTATTGGAAATGTTAGGTTCTTACATTTTGTACGCTGATGAAGAAAAAGATTTAAGAAAACAAACTCAATATAAAATATATTATGACGAGCATGAATTTGATAAGGCTATCAAGAAAGATGATGAGTTAGTTAATAATAGAAGTAGAGAAGTGTATAACAATAATAATGGTAAGAATTTAAAAATATTAATACCACATGACAATTATAAATTAGCACCTAAAGAAAAAATAACTAATGTTGATTTATATAGATATCCTATAATAAAACAATATCATGACTTTTGTGAATACTTAAAAGTACTTAGAGATAATGATGATATTAGAAAAGAAATGAATGAACAAAAGAATACACATATTACTGAAAAGAGATTAAGAAAATTAATAGGGTTTTTAAATGTAGATATGGTTGATGTAAAAATGCATTATCATCCACACTTAAAACCTAAACATTTACTTAAAGACGATGGTTATCCTAGTTGGGAAGAATTTGATGAATTTGATGTAGAACATATGAAGGCTTTGTTGCAAGTACATAGAGATATGGAATTGGTTGATTTTCAAAATGATGTTACTTGTCTTGTTTATGACTTGAATAATGCTTTGAAGAAACTTAAGTTAACCGATTCACAACGTAATATATTAAACCTATGGCAGTCGTGTATGACCCAAAAGGAGATAGGTGATATGATAGGGAAATCTCATCAATATGTAAGTAAAGTATTGAATAATATAGTATTAAAAATAATAAATGTTTATATGAAAGACTATGAAGATTGGTATTATCTTAACATAGCTAAAGGTACATATAAGACCTGTTCAACTTGTGGAGAAGTAAAATTAATAAGTGAATTTACTAAAAATAGTAAAGAACATGATGTTTATAAGCCTGAATGCAAAGAATGTAGGAACAAAAGACGAATAAAAACACAATAATTGTTTGTTCAAGGTAATTACATTGACAAAAAAGGTTGCATGAACCTATGGAAAAATCATAAGTAAATGTAGAGTTGGTAATACTAGGTTATTACTAACGAAAACATTATTCACTTTCCCTCAAATCCAATTTATTGTGTCTAGTGACTTCACCTAAGTTGCTAGACACACCAATTTGATTATGAGGAATTTTATTTTTTTATATTGAATGGGGAGATCGATTATGATACAAAAGGATGCTTTTAAAATAATACAAGACAAATTAGTTGAACAAGGAATAGCGATGAGTTTAGAAGATATAAAACTTTTTATGAGAGCACTAGAAGAAGCATGTGTTGTTATAGGGGATAAACTAGACATTGGTGAAGTATGTAGGATAGTTAATTTTTTAGAGATACGTAAAAAAGAAAACAAACCTAGAAATTATAGAGTTATGAAAGGTGAAGACACTGGTCAAATAAAACATGTTGAAGGTAGTACTAATACAACTGTTAAATCTACCAAGGCTTTCACTAAAAGAACTAAAAAATAAAATATCATGATGGGGTGATATTATGGGGAAAAAACTTGATATAGAATTAACTGATGGTATGATTGAAGACATAGTTGCTAAAATAAATGATAATATAAGTTTGACATGGGATGAACTAATGGAAAAATATAATATTGATTTTATGTCAAAAGATCATTTTAGAAAAATGGCTACTGGCATAGATTTATTATATAACCATATGAATGATAATGATAGTAAGTTAATGAATATGGAAGCATATGAAAAACTTCTAAAAAGGGAAATAAAAGTTAAAAAGGAAGTACAAAAACTTACTGATTTAAGAACATTAGTTAATAGAGAATTAAGAGAATATAGTAGAGAAAAGAACTTACTTGATATAGCTAATGACTATGTTGAACGTTTAGATAATATAGATAAATTAACATTAAATAATACTAATGTAGTTAAAGATACTAAAAGAGCTGGGGTGTTACTAGTATCTGATGTACATTATGGATTAGATGTAAAATGTACTACTAACGTTTATAATAGTGAAATATGTAGAGAACGTTTAAGTACGTTACTTAGTGAAACAATAGAGCATTCTAAAACAAATAATGTTAGTGAATTAAATTTATTTTTATTAGGGGATTTGATAAATGGATTGATTCACACTACAACAAGAATTGAAAATAGAGAACAAGTGGTTATTCAATCATTGGAGATAGCTGAAATAATGAGTAAGTTTATTTTTAAATTGAGTGAATCACAATTATATAGTAAGATAAATGTTTATTTTGTTTCAGGTAATCATGATAGAGTACTTGCTAAAAGACAAGATAATACATTGGATGATGACTTTGGTCTAGTAATTAAAACAATAATGAAAGATAGATTAAGAGATATATCTAATGTTAATATGATTGAAAACGAATTTAGAAGAGATATAATATGTTGCGATATATTAAATAGTAAAGTATTTGCAACACATGGGGATAAAGATAAAATTGAATCAAGCTATAAAAACTTAGTTAGATTAACTGGTGAAGTACCTGATTATATATTTTTAGGTCATTATCATCACTTGGTAGAAGATAGTGTTGGTAGAACCGAAATAATTGCTAACGGTGGATTTGCTGGTGATACTGAGTACACTGGGAATTTAAGATTAACCTCAAGACCTGCACAAAGATTCATGGTTTTCAATGAAAAAGGAAGATTGTGTACTTACAATATAACTCTTGATTAACTATTCAGGGGTTGAGTTGAGGTTATAAATATGAATATAGTTGTGATTTCAATTCAGCCCTTGATACCCCACAACAAGGGTTGAATAATATCAAATTTCCCCATATTAAAGGATGCATGAAAATGCATCCTTATTTTTTAGAGCGTGGAGGTGTGATGTTATGGCAATATCTAATAAATTAACCTGCACTCAATGTGGTTGTGAAAAATCAATAAAGAGAGATTTCTACGCTTCAAATTCAAGAACTAATTCTCAAAATCAAAGACTACCTGTTTGTAAAAAGTGTTTAAAAGAGGACTTCTTAGAGCTAGTAGATTCATATGATGGTAATGAGAAATTAGCTTTAAAACATTTATTAATGAATTTTGATATTTATTACGATGAAAAAATATACAATGAATCTAAAGATGAAAGTGATGTTTTGGCATCGTATTTAACAAAAGTCAATACTAAGGTAAAAGATAAGACTTCAAAAGATAATAAATTAGTAGATGATGAAGAAGAATTAAGTGATGAACATCGCAAGTTGATCACTAAATGGGGAGAAAATAGACGACCTAATGAGTATGAAAGGTTAGAAACATTAGAGAAATTATACATGGAACAATATCCTTCAAATACATTACAAGAGCAAGTTATAATTAGAGCCTTGTGTGATTTTGAAGTTGAAAAAGAAAAATGTAGGGCTAATGGGGATTATGCCAATTATGATAAAATTGATAGAAGAATAAGTGCTAAAATGGAAGAATTAAATGTAATACCTTCTAAGACTAAAGCATACATGGAAGATGACAATATGGTTGTTGGATATTTGATAAATATGGTTGAAACAGATAGACCAATACCTGAAGTCAGTGATGAATTTAAGGATGTAGACACTATAGAAAAAATGATAGAAAAATATTATCTGTCACCAATTAGAAAGGTTATGAACTGGACAAAAACTAAAGTAGGCAAATTGTTTGGTAAAGATGGTGATGACGATGATACTAAATAAAGAATTTGAAACAAAGACTAAACATGAACGTAGAAATGATTTAACCAAAGATGATATGGAAAATCTTTTACGTGGAGTAGAAATATGGACTGGTTTTTGGAGAAATAACCCACATAGATTTGTTGAGGACTATTTAAGGTTGCACTTGTTTGTGTTTCAACAAATACTATTATACTTCATGATGAAATCAAATTATTTCTGTTTTATTGCATGTAGGGGTAGACTGTCCTATGCCCCAGTTATATAGTAATATATAACTAAGTATCGAGGTAAATCGGTGAAGGCTAAGTGTTTATAACATATGCTAATACCGAGGTAAACTAAGGAATTAAAAAGCCTTAGTCACCGTAACGCGTAGTGATTGAAACTATTTGAGGAATAGCCATCCTCCATAGAATATAATATCACCAAGAGACTTCGACTCCTATTTTATAGGATGAAAATGTACGCTAAACTAGGTTGGAATTGACCAACCGATGAAAATGGGGGAAACTCCTAGAGCATGAGATAAAAAACTCATGGTTAATAATAAATTGTTAGGAAAGTCATTCTTAACTGCCGTCTTTTGTGTAGTTAGATGTATTCTTTATCCTGGCACTAAAGTAATCATTGTTTCAGGAAATAAAGGTCAAGCTGGTTTGATTATAACCGAAAAAATTAAAGAGATGAAAGATAAATCACCTACCTTAGCTAAAGAAATTAAAAGGATACGTGAAGGTGATGACCCTGCTTGTTTCTTTAGAAATGGCAGTTATATAAGAGTATCAACAAGTGGAGACGGAGCCAGAGGGGCTCGTGGAAACATACTTATAGTAGAAATCTGCTCGTCTATGTGGAAACACATAGAATGAAATCGGCAAAATCGGTGAAAGCTAAGTTCACTAAAAGACACTTCTTAAGTATATTATAAATAGGAGGTGTTGTTTATGAATCAATTTAATGATAGATGTGGTGAAATTATTTTTGATAATCATGGTGTAGCAATGAAAATAATTGATTATAAAAATAATAAAGATATAACAATTGAATTTCAAGATGAACATAAATATAAGAAAAGAACTACATATGAAGCATTCAAAAATAAAAGAATTAAAAATCCATATAGAAAATCATTTTATGGGATAGGTTATAAAGGAGAGGGAAAATATAATATATCTAGTAAATATGGAAGTTTATGGAGTAATATGTTGGCTAGGTGTTATCATAGGGAAAATGAAAAAAAATTATTATCAAATATGTGAAGTTTGCAAGGAATGGTTGAATTTTCAAACTTTTGCAAAATGGTGTGATGACAATTATAAAAAGGGTTGGTTTTTAGATAAAGATATCCTTAAAAAAGGAAATAAAATATATTCACCTGATAATTGTAGATTTGTACCTAGAGAAATAAATAACTTATTTACAAATAGAAGTAATTTTAGAGGAGATTATCCCGTAGGTGTAAGTAAACATAAAGATAAATATACTGCACAATGTAACATAAATGGGGTAAGAACAACTTTAGGAGTATTTGATAATGTAGAAGATGCTTTCTTGTGTTATAAAAATAATAAAGAAAAAGAAATAAAACGACTAGCTAATAAATATAAAAGTGTAATATCACATGATATTTATACATCTATGATTAATTGGACAATTGATATGAATGATTAACATTGAATATGCTAATACCGAGATAACAAATAAAGTTAAAATGTTATTTGTATTGTAGAGCGTAGGAATTGAACCTATGCTTTTCTTTTTGGAAAAGTATAGAATATAATATTCCCAAGAGTGTCGATACCTAAGTTTTTAAATATGGTAAAAATGTACGCCGAACTAGGGATGAATTGACATCCCATAATGCGAGGAAACTCCTAGAGTTACAAGATAAAAAACTTGTAAGATAACAATTGAGATGAGTATCGCCTTGTTAAAAAAGAGAACCTAGACTCTGTATTAAAGCAATTCTTAACTGCACCAAGACGACCTAATTTCTATGAAAAACCTGAATACAAAGATTATCCTATAGAACAAAATAAAGAGTTGTACCTAAGTTCAGCTTATTATAAATCACATTGGGCTTGGGATAAATTCTTAACTATATTTAATCGTATGGTAGAAGGTAAGGATGCATTTTGTTGTGACATTCCATACGAATGTTCCCTAGAACATAAGCTATTAACTCAAGAGAAAATAGACATGGATAGAGAAGACATAGGAGAAGTTAGATTTATGATGGAATATGAAGGTTTATGGTACGGGGAAAATGAAAAATCTTATTTTAAATCAGATGAATTGAATTTATGTAGAGTATTAAATAAAGCATTTTATCCTTTGAAGGATTGGGAACTTAAAGATAAAAAAGCATTAGAAAAGCATGCTAAACAAATGCCTAAACTTAGAGGTGAAATAAGACTTTTAGCATGTGATATAGCGTTGGAAGAAGGAGCAAAAAACGATAACTCCATATATTTATTAATGAGATTAATTCCTAATAATGGTACTTATTATAGAGAAGTAGTATATATGGAATCTCATAATGGATTGGATGCACAAGTACAAGCAGTTAGAATTAAGGAACTATTCTTTGAATTTAAATGTGATAAAATGATAATAGATATAAATGGGAATGGTAGTGCAGTATTAACCAATTTGCAACAAGTAACTTATGATGCAAGAAGGGATATACACTACGAAAAATTCGACTTATTCAATAAAGCTAAAGATGTAGACTTTGAACTAAGTGAGAATGGATTAAAAGTTATGTATGGTATGAGAGCTATGGCTAGAGAAAACAATGACTGTATTGTTTATCTTAAAAATGCAATTATAAATGGTAAATTACGTTTATTAGTTGATGACTTGGAAAAGAAAAATGACATGGCTACTGATAAGAGATTCCATTTAGATGGTGAATATGCTAGTTCTGTGTTATTTCCATACATAGAAACTACAAAAATGATACATGAAATGATCAACTTAGAATATGAAATTAATAGAGATAATGTTGCCATTGTAAATGGTAGTGCTAGAAAAGATAGATATTCAGCAATAGCTTATGCTAATTATTTAGCTGAGTTGATAGAAAAAGATGAAATAAAGAAATCAACTGCTGATGATTTTGAATGGATGTTTTTTGATTAGGAGGTGAGTGAAAGTGGATGAATATGAAGAAAGATTTGTCAAGGGTGAATTAAGCAAGGAAGAAAGCGACTGGTATGCATTTGCAAGAAGTGTTGCACAAGTTAATTTAAATACTCCTGATAAAATTATGAAACATTATGAAGATACAATTTATAATACTAAATATATAAAAGACTTATTAAAAGATATAGATAGTAATATAAAAGAATTACAAGCGTTAGGTAATCAAATGGCAGTAATGAATGGTATGCTTAAAGAAATGATACTTTATAAAAGTAATCAATTACTATTTTATCATTTTCTAATACCAAAAGATATACGTTCAATAAAAACTAAAAGTGCTTTGGAAGATAGTGAGTATAATGCTTGTGTTCAATTTGATAAATTTAACTTTCAATATAATGCAAGTTGGATGATGTCAGAATGTATGAAACTAGGAACAGTATATACATATTTTGAAGAATTTGACACTTGTTATAACATATTTCAAATGCCAAATAGAATGTGCGAAGTGACTCATATGAAAGATGGTTTATTAAGATATTCTATAAATTTGGCTTGGATTGACGAGAGCACTTGTGAAAATTATCCTAAACCAATACAAAGGTTATGGAGAAGATACAAAAAAGGTACTTTGAGTGGTTTGATTAATGAATGTTGGTATCCATTAGGAGATCATGCTTATGCATTTAGCTTAAATCACAATAGTGAAGCAACACCATATTACATGGATGTGTTCCTAGAATTATGTAAATTAGAAGAACTAAAAGAAGTTGATAAAATAAATGCTTATTTAAGTGCAACTAGATTATTAGTTCAAAAAGTACCTACTGATGATAAAGGTAAACCTACTATGCCTAAACCAATGGTATCTGCTTATCATGAAGCATTTAAGAGGTCTGTATCAGGATATTTTAATGCGTTAACAACTCCAATGGAAGTGGATAGTGTTAGTATAGGTGTATCAAGAGATAAAAATGTTAATTATGTTGATTCTCAAAAAGATAATATATATTCAATGGCTGGTATTAATGATGAAGTATTTAATGGTGCTAAATCATCAAACGAAGCTATTGTTTTATCTAATGCAGCTGATTCAATTTTAGGTAGAATTATGTTAAGACAATTAGAAGCCATATTTAATTGTGAAATGAAGTTGAATGCACATATGAAGAGTTGGGGACTTAAAGTGTTAGAAACAACTGACTATACTAAGAACAATGAACGTACTGCATTATTAACTTCTTTAGCGACATATGGATCTAAAAAACAATACTTAGCTTTATGGGGATATACTCCTCTTGAAGCATTTAATTTAATAAGATATGAAGATATGGCTGACTTAGAACAATATATGTACCCTATGGGAACTGCTTATACTCAAAGTTCATCAGATACAACAGGAGGAAGACCTAGTAATGCTCAGAATCCTGAATCAACACAAACTACTTCTGAGGGTGAAAATTCTTAATGTATTGTATGCCTAGAGGTATAAAGTTATTAAATTGTGAATCTTTTTGGAATGAAGGTTATTATGGAGAAGGTATAAAAGTAGGTGTTATTGATAGTGGATGTGATGTAAATCATGTTTGCTTAAAAGATAGAATTATTAAAACTAAAAATTTCACAAATGAAGGGTCTCAAGAAGATGTAACTGATTATTTTAATCATGGAACTCATATTACTGGTATAATAGCTGGTAATGGGATTGATAATGGAATAATTGGAGTAGCACCTAAATGTAGTGTAGTGGTTATGAAAGTGTTAAGTAGAGATGGTGAATGCCAAAGTTCTACTTTATGTGATGCTATCAATTATGCTATATACGAAAAGATTGATATTTTAAATATATCAATAAGTGGTGTTGTAGATAAACCAATATTTCACAATGCCATAATAGATGCTTATAATAATGGAATAATTATGTGTGCTTCGGCTGGTAACAATCTTGATAATCAACTTAGTTACCCTGCTTCATACAAAGAGGTTATTGATGTAGGTGCTTGTAACTTTGAAGGTAGAGTTTTGAAGTTTAGCAACTCTAATTCTACGATTGATTTAGTTTGTTATGGAAGTAATATCACGTCAACGTACCCTGGCAATAGATATGCCAAATCAAGTGGTACTTCACAAGCAACTCCTCATGTAAGTGGAGCATTAGCATTGTTATTGGAATATTTTAGAAAAACTTACAAAAGAAATCCTACAAATAATGAAATTAAAAAGTTTTTAATGTTTTATACTACCTTAATAGAGGACACTCCAAAAGAATTACAAGGTAATGGTATATTAAAATTAGATTTTTAGAGGTGATGAAAGTGGAATATTTGTATGTATTTGATGAAAATAAGAAAGATGAATTAATTAAAAATGGATTTAAATACTTAGGCGAAGACTATATTGCAAAAGAAGGTGTAATTACCAAGGTATTTAAATTTATATATAATGAACCAAAAATTAAAAAATATAGTGTTAATATGGATGGTTGTATAAGAGCAACATCTAGCACAATGTTCTTTTAAAGGAGGTGATACAGATATGAAAAAGAGTGAAAATGGTTTATACAACATACCATCTCAAATGGAAAATTATTCTAATGACGATGTCGATAGTAACTTAATGAAAGTTAGAATCAAGTTTAATAAAACAGGTAAGAATTATAACTGGACTAAATTTACTAAAGAAGCGTTAGTAGATGCTGAGCCAACTTTAAAGAATATACCTATATTAGCTTATATTAAATGCACTGATGAAGATCTTGACAAATATGACTTTGATGGTCACAACACAATGACTAAAATAATTGAAACACCAAATGGCTACAAAGTTGAATATAAATATTTAGAAAGACCTATAGGTGTAATCCCCGAAACAAATAATGTTACTTATGAAGTAGGGGAGAATGGTGAAGAATATTGCGTGTGTGACGGATATGTTTGGAAGTCTTACTCTAATGAAGGTTATGAAATCATAAAAAATTCTGAATATAAAAGTGTGAGTATGGAAATTAGAGAAAGAGAAGGTCATTATGATCAAGAAGATGACTATTATGATATAACTAAATTTACATATCAAGGAATAACTGTATTAGGTGATGATGTCGAACCTGCAATAGAGGGAGCTAACCTTACTAAATATTCTAGCATGGATACATATAAAGAAGAACTTCAAAAATTATATGAAGCAATATATCAATATGAAAAGGGGGAAAGAGTTTTGGATAATCAAGTACAAGAACCTAAAGTTGATGACGTTGAAGAACCTGAAGTTGAAGAACAAAAGGTAGATAAACCAATGGTGGATGAGCCTAAAGCTGACGAACCTGAAGTTGATGAACCTGAAGTTGATGAACCAAAGGTAGATGACGTTGAAGAACCTAAAGTTGATGAACCTGAAGTGGACTTTTCTAAATTCGCAAAATTATTAAATGTGGAAGAAGAAATAAAAGACGTTGAAGGTTTATATTCAATTGTAGAATCAACTTTAGTAAACTATTCAAATTCAATAGCTGATCTAACTAAAGAAATTGAAAACAATGCTAGTAAGCAAAGTGAAATGGAAAAAGAATTAACTAGATTACAAGAATTTGAAAAAGAAATTAAAGCTAGTGAACAAAAAGAAGCAATTGATGTTGTAACTAACAAATATCAAGCAATGCTTGAAAGTGATTTCTCTGAATTAACTGCTAAAGCTGAAAGTGGAGAAATAGAAATAACTGAATATGAAAAAGAATTGGCTTTATTATTTAGTAGAGAATATATGGAAAATAAAGGTAAATTCTCTAAAAAAGAAGAAAATAATAATGTTCAAAAATTAGGTGGTGCTGAACCAAATCAAGTTAAATTAACTTATGGTGATGTATCTAAATATATGAATAAATAATGGAGGAAATAATAATGGGTAGATTAAGATTAGATATCGTTAATGATAAAAAAGTAAGAGTATTACAAGTTACTGAAAAAGTAGACAATGGAGCATTTGGGTATATAACTGGAATAAAAAATGTTGATGACTTAGGTAGAGAAACATATGAATTTAAAAAATTCCCTGCTGAAGGAGAAATAAAAGGTCAAGTAGTATTTGTTGCTGACGATGGACACAGATACGAAGATGTAAAAATGACTACTAACGCATCTTTAATGAGACCAGCTGCTAAAAAAGTTCCTTATTTTGCAGTAGCAAATGATGGTTTCGATGTAGTAGTTGACCCTAATGAAGAAGCAGGTATAACTAGAGGATATGGTTTAGATGCAATGGATTTAATATCTGTTGAACCACATGTATTATTAGGTGGAGACCCTGTAACTACTGTTGCAGCTGCTAAAGCTAAAGTTGCAGTTGGTGACTTATTAAAACCAAAAGCTGACTCTTATAACTTAGAAAAAGCAACTTCTATGGCTGATGCTATAGCACAAGTTGATGGTGTAGAATTATTCAGTGGATATCCAGTAATAGTTATAAGATTTTTATAAGATTTAAAACGAAAATAAAAGATATATAATAGGAGGAAATATAAAATGGAAAGTATAAAAATGGGTAAATTAGCAATAGATTTATATGATCACAAAGTTGACACTAAATATAGCAATATAAAAACTGAAGAACAAGCTGAAGAAATATTAAGAAATGCATTAATAGATGCAATAGGATGCAAACCTGGTGAAGATGGATTTTACTATGCATTCCAAGAAAACAAACCTAAATTCTTTAAAATAGTTGCTGAAACTATAACTGAAACTACTAGAAGAATAACAAAAGAATATTTCGCTGATTGGGTAGAATACAAAGATTATGCATTTGGTGAAAAACCTGAATTCAAAGTAAAAGATGATCAATTATTCAAAGTATCTGTAATAGCAACAGGTATGCATTCTTTAAGAAGACAAAAAATGTATGGTAAAAGAATAGGTTCTGAAGCATTTACTTTAGGAATCAAAATATATGAAGAATTCTTTGACTTCATGTTAGGTGAAATGTCATGGGCAGAATGTGTAGATAAAGTTGCTGAATCATTTACATATGAATTAGCTAAATTAATATCTAAAGCATTCTTTGGTGCTTATGAATTCTTAAATGGAGAAGTTACTGCAGCTGCATATTCTGATGATGTATTAATAGAAAAAGTTAGAGAAATTGAAAACTTAACTGGTAAAAAATGTGCTATATATGGTACTGCAACTGCATTAGATAATATAGTTGGTGCAAACGCATTAGCTGATTACGATGACAAACGTAACTTTGGTTATGTAAAAATATTCAAAGGTAGACAATGTGTAGAATTACCTCAAATGTACAATGAAGATTTAGGAGCAAATGAAGTTCCTGATGATGTATTATTAATAATACCAGCTGGAGAAAAAGTATTAAAAGCTGGATTTGAAGGACAACCAGTTGTTGCTTCTAAAACTGATGTTAACGATAGAGAAGATATGCAAGTTGAATACTCTTTCTTAAGAAGATGTCATGTTGGTGTAGCAGTAGCATCTAAATTTGGTATGTTAAAAATAGGTTAATAAATAATATAAATTAATTAATCTCCCATGAAATAACATTCTCATGGGAGAATGTATTTTATGGGAGGATTGATATTATGGCAACTGAGAAAAAAACTACTGAGAAAAAAAGTAAAACTACAAAAGGTGGGACTACTAAACCACGTAAAACTGCTAAAAGAAACACAAGAAGAGATTTAATAAGAGAACTAAAAAATAAAAGAAATGAAATAGATGTTGAAATAACCAATATAAGTGCAGTAAGATGTAAATATGTAGAAGAAAAAACAAAATATAAATATTTCGATTTACAAATGGGTGATAAAGAAATATTAACTTTAGCTGATTTACAAGAAGTTGTTAACAGATGTAGATTTATGTTTGAAGACCACTACTTATTAATTACTGATGTTATTATGGTGGATGAAGAAGATGACAAGAAATACACAATAGATGATTTATTAGTATATTTAGGATTAATGGATATATACGTTGATATAGATAATCATCAAATAGATTATATTGAAGAATTAATCTATGATAGTAAAATAAAAGATTTTAAAGACGTTGTATCAAGAAGTGATAGACCACTATTAGTATCTATTGCTGGAAGAATGTTATCAATATTCAAAAAAGACCCTGATGAAATTGATAGAAATAAAATTGAAATTATCTCTTCAAAATTAAACTTAGGAGACATATTTAGAGAAAATTGGATGTAGGTGATAATAAATGACTGATTTAAATGATATATATGAAGTATTTTTATCACTCATAGATGATGATTTGATTGCAATAATGCTAAATGATGGCAATGAAGAAGACGTAAAAGATTTGTTTTTAGTCTATCTAAAAGGTGCTATAAGTGAATTTAAGTTTTGTAAAAAGAATTTAGAATTTGATGAAACAAAGGAACATATTGTTGATAAATTAAATGATGATGAAATCATGATATTAGCCTTGGGTATGATAAAATATTGGTTAAAACCTAAAATACTTAGAGATAGCAATTTGCATATTTTATATTCTGATACAAACTTTAATCAAAAATCACCTGCTACACTAATGGAACAATTACAAAGTTTAAAAAAGAATAGTGAAAATGAATTTGAACAAAGATGTACCGATTATACTTACTCAAGTGATTTTGATGACAATGGTATAGGGTGGTACTAATGAAATCATTTGATAAATATTCAAGACACAAGGAATTGCTATCTAAGGCTACTAAGAAAAATAAACAAAACACAATCAAGAAAATGACTAGAACATTTGAGTTATATAAAAATGAAATTCCCACTTGTATAGAAGTTCCTGTTTCACCACCATTTGTATTCCCTGTACTTGGTGAAATGGCACTTGAAGAAATTGTTGTAAATGATATCGTAATCAACGATAGTAGAAGTGGTGATGAGAAGTTAGTTAAAACTGATCGTGATTCTACTTTAGATGTTGGTTCATATTTTTATATGGACAATTATTTTTGGTTGATTAAACATAAAGATAGTAGAGAAATGGATACTATGAAAACATTTACTGCTAGAAGATGTAATCAATATATAAATCATAAACATAATGGTTTAATATACAAAATACCTGTTGCGATTGAATACATGGTAATGACAAGTGATGGTATACAATATGTTAAATATGGAAGTACTTTAGATTCACAAAGAATCATATGGATGGGATCAAATGATATAACTGATAAACTTACAAATGGTACTAAGTTAGTAATAGCTAATTGTGTGTTTGAAATAACTCAAATTAACAACTATGAACTTAATGGATTGGGTACTGGTACAAAAGGTGTTATAAAAGTATCTGCCACTCAAAGACCTGCATCATCTACTGATGATTTGGACAATGGTGTGGCTGATAATGACCCTGAAACAAATATTATAGATGAAAATACTATAACTGGTGAAAAAGTTTTATACACTAATATGGAAGGTACTTACACAAGTACTGATACTGTGCGAGGTCAATTCCGTTGGGTTTGTGATAATGATGATGTTGAATTCATTGAAAATGATGAAGACCATTGTGTTATATATATTCCTAGAGATAAATGTGATAAAAACATAGGTGCTATAATTAAATTGAGTAAGTGCACTTATGATGGTACTATTTGCACTTATATGAAAGATGGAAACGAGGTAGAATGTACTGTAACAATAGAGATTAGAGGTGTTTAGTGATGATTTACGTGGATAATTTAAACAAGATTTTACATGATATATGTGAGGAAATAATATTAGATGAAAAAGTAGGAAAACTACTATACTATAATAAAGTAAAGGATAAAGATATATACACTTTGGATAAAGTTAAAAACCCTATGAAAATTCTATTCAATAATAAGGTATTTAAAGGTAGAAGAATTAATAAGATACAAACTGAAAGCGATGTAGGTTTGTGTGTTAGTATGAGCTTATACGAACCATATACAAGTTATTATAAAGAAAGTGAAACTGTTAAAACAATACAATATGATGTAATTATATTATGTCATGAAGATTGCTTAACTATGCTTAATGGAGTTAGAACTGTGGCGTTAGTAGATGCTTTATCAAATTGTATACATAATTCCAAATATATAAAAAGTATAGGTAAAGTTAAGATGTGTCAAGCGTTTCCAATCTATGATGTACCTGACGGTTATGAAGGTTGGGATGTAAGATTTCAAGTAAACATTGTGAATGGATATAAATAATGATCCACAAAAGTTTATTTTTTACTGGTAATCCTATTGCATTTGCAAAAGGTTCAGGTTTAGGTGAAATCGCACAACCAACTATAGGTGAATTAATGGATAATCAAATGGACATTAATGACTTTATAGAACCGTTTTATCTTGTGATGTCTATAAAAGACAAAGTTAAATCATCCATGTTAAATACACTATATGCTTTAAGTGAACGAGATATAAAAGAAGGTAATGAACCCGTATTATTAAAATTCCAAAGAGCATTGATGTTGTTGTATCATGTTTCAGAAGAATTTATAAAATTAGATTTATATGGTTCTTCTCAAGTAATCATAAAGATATTAGATGAAAAACATTATGATATAGATGAAAAAACTAGCAAGAAAAAATATAAAAGTAAATATATTATTGATGACAACAATATATTATTTTTATGTGAAACAGTATTAGAAATGACTGATACTGTTGTAAAAAAAGATACCGATGATGATATGATAGGTGAACCTGATGTAATTGCTAAATTTAAAAAGTATAGAAAAATGGAAGCTGAGAGATTAGCCGAAGAAAATAAGTATGTCTTTTACGACATGTGTAATCAAATAATACATATGCAATCTCAAATAAATTATAAAAGTATTATGGATTTTACAATTTGGCAATTCAAGAACACTTATAATATATTATTATCAAAAGAAGTTAATGAAAATGTAGTTTCGTCAGGTAGTGTTAAATATGATGTTAACAAAATTAAAGATTGGCGAACTACTTGTAAAATAAAATAATTTTTAAAATAAATTGGAGGAATTAAAATGGCTACTGGAAATTATGCTATAAAAGATGCAATCGATTTAAAAATAACATCATTAGATGATGCTGAAGCTGCTAACGTAATCACTGTTGATTACTTAAACACTTGTTCATTAAGTGTAAGTTCTGATACTGTATATGCTCAAAAGAAAGGTAACAATGCAATAGCATTCGATGGACAAAGAACTTGTACATTTACTATGGAATCACACTTAATAAATGACCAAGCCTTAGCATGGTTATTAGGTGGTGAATATGATGCAAAAACTGGTACAGTAAGTGTTAAAGGTACTATACCTAATAAATCATTTAAAATAGTTGGTACTTTCTGTGCAGTAAATGAAGCTGGACAACAAATAACAAAAGAAATAACTATGAACAAAGCTAAACCACAAGTTAATACTGATACTACTTTCTCTGCTACTGATGTATCTTCATTCTCAATAGTATTTGACGTATTGGTTGATGCTAATAATGAAATAATCAAATTAATTGATAAAGCTGGCGAATAATATAATATTTATCAATGAGCTTATGGGGAGATGGTCTTGTATCATCTCCCCTTTATTTTTTTTACCTAAAGGCAAAAAATTAAAACGATATGAGAATAAAATGTTACTTTTATTTATTACAAGGTGACAATTCTAGTTGATTAAACCCTAGGAAAAACCATAGATAAATGAGGTCGTGGTTTTCCTACGATTTATTTTTTTATATAAGGGGAGATAAAATATGAAATTATCATTATTAAAATTAGATAAAGTGAAAAAAACTTTCAAAGTAATGGTGGATGATGTAGAAGAGGAAATAATAATCTATAATTTACTAGATGAGGATAGAACTGAAGCATTAAACTTATTAATGGGTGTGACTGATGGAAAAGAAGAAGAAACTGGTAAAAAGATATATGAATTATTATTTGACAAATGTACAAATCTTGAAATAGACTGTGATATAGCTGAGATACTAGATAACCCTAGTACAGTATCATCATTGGTTGCTTCTGAGATACATGAAATATTACATGAATTACAAACTGAAGCCATGAGTTTAAAATTACTTGAATTAAACGACATGGATAATAAATTAAGAATGGTATTAATTGAAGAAAAACAAGAAATCTTAGAAAGTTTAGTAGAAGACATTAAAAAAATAAGTGATAATAAACCTAAAGAGGAAAAGAAAGAAAATGAAGGGGACGAAAAACAAGAGGAATAGGTGATGTAAATGGCAACTTATAACTCAATAGAAGACTTTTTAGATGACGTAGAAAATGCAATAAGTGAATCTTTGGAGGAAGCTGGGGAAAAAGTAAAGGAGAAAATGTCACAAACAATATATAGATTGGTTTATGCTACATATACTCCTAGTATGTATCAACGTACATATCAAATGCTTAATTCCCCTCAAGTAATAAACAAAACTAAAGATTCAATTACAATTAATATAAAAGAAGTCATGTATCCTAGTTTATTTGGTGGTATAGACAGTATTGATACAGTCATAGAAAAGTTTTCAACTGGTCAAATTATAGCACATGGTAGTTCGCTAAAATCTAATCCACCTATGATAAATTATCGTCAAGCAGTTCCATTGTCACAAGAAATAGACAATAATTTAAAAGAGTTTGACGAATTTTTTTATAAATCAATGAGAGCTAAAGGTTTTTAGAAAGGTGGTGAGATAATTGGCAAATCATGAAATTAAAGTTAAAGCAACGATTGATAAACAGGCAGTAATGAACGAATGGCAATCTATGATTTCTAAAATGAATAAAGAAGAAATCAAGATGAACACTAATGGTGTAGTAACTGGTATAGATAAGTTACAAAAATCACTTGAAAAATTAGGAAGTACTAAATTAAATTCAATTGAAAAAGTAACTAAACAATTAGAAACATTTTCAAATAGTATGAAACAATTGAATAGTATTAAAACTAGTAGTTTTGATTCTTTAAATACTAAATTTGAAAAATTAAATACTTCTTTAAATTCATTAAATAAGATTGATTTTGAAAGTTTAAAGACAGCTAATAGTGCATTGACTAAGTTATCTAAAACAATGGAGTCTTTAACTAGTGTTAATTCAAATAAAATGAATGATCTTAATAAAAGTATGAAACAAACTGGTAATGTTGCTAGTGGATTTAATACTGATTTAACTAATTCATTTAAAAATATGGGTACTTCATTTAATGTAGTTACTAAACAATTAGAGAAAATAAGTACTTTTACGAAAAAAGATTTCAATAAACTTGCACAAATGAGTGATGTTATTGGTAATTCATTAAAGAAAATGTTTAGTGGTGGTAATCAAGAACAATTTATTAATAATATCAAAACTGTTACAAGCTATTTAGAACAACTTAGTAGACTAGATGTTAATATTGCTAAACGTATATTTGGCGAGAATTTAGGTACTCAAGCTCAAACTACTGGTACTGCATTAAAACAGATAAATTCATTGTTAAAGGAAAGAGAATCATTACTTAAACAAATAAGTACAACTACTGATTCACAATCTCAAACTGTATTGTTAACTCAATTAAAGAACGTTGATAGTGAGTTAGCTAAACTTGGTCAAAGTTATAAATCAACTGGTCAAATGGGAGAACATATGATTCAAACTATGGCTAAGAACTTCCAAACTGCGCAAGAAAAAATGGTAGGTTTGGAAAGAGATTTAAATAATGGATTTAAATTATCAGGTGGAAGTGATGAATCTCAAGCCAAGTTAAAAGAATTACAATCTGAATTTGAACAAGTAAGAACTAAATATAGTACCTTGGTTAAGGATTTCGAAAGTAATCCTATAAAGGTTATGAACTCTAAAGAATTTAGTGGTTTATTTACTGATATAGATCATCTTCAAAATAAGTTAAAAGATTTAAAAGTAGACATCAATAATGAAAATCAAATTAGTAAAATGAAATCAGATGTAAGTGGTTTAGAACAAGAATTAACTAGAGCTAAACAACTTATGACTGGATTAAAACTAGATGTGGATTCTACTAAACTTGAAAAAGCTAGAACAGTGATGAAGGAATTATCTCAAATAAAGATAACTCCACAATCAACATCTGAGGAAATTACTAATTATGTAAATAAATACAATGAAGCAAAAGTAGCAGTTAAGGAGTTAAGTCAAGAAGTAGACAACTTAAGTAAACATAGAAAAATTGATTTAAACATAGATACGTTGATTAGTCAATTGAGTAAATTGAAAGGTCAAAGTGAAGGTGCTGACAAGGAAATTGACGATTTAGTTGCTTCATTGAGTAAGTTGAAATCAGAAGGTAATATTGAAATAAAAACAAAATCTTTTGGTACAATTAAACAACAAGCAACAGAAGTTAAAAGTGCATTAAATAGTACTCAACAATCAATTAGACGTACTGGTAAGATGTGGAATACTATTGCTAATACATTAAGCACAATAACTCCAATGTATACATTAAGTACTGCTATAACAGGAATGTTTAGTGGTTCTTTAGATAAGATAAAAGAAGTAGATAGTGCATTAAGAGATTTAAATAAAGTTGCTCCTCCTTCTTTTAGTGGTACAACAGAAGCATTAGAAGAAGTTAGACAAAAAGCAGTTGAGGTTGGTAAAAGTGTAGCTGCCAGTTCAACAGATGTAATTAATTCAACTGCTGCGGCTTTACAACTAGGTATAAAAGATATGGATAAAGCTATGGAATATGCTAGAAATTCTACACTATATGCTAACGTATCTGACCAATCACAAGATGTAGCTGATAAACAATTGAAATCTATTTTATCTGCTTATGGTGGAGTAAATAAGGCTTTACAAAAAAATGGTAAATTAGTTAAGGGTGCTGGTAAAGACTACAATGAAATGACAAATTATATCGATATGGCTAACTATGCTGGTTAGAAATTAGCCAGAGTTATAAAATTATTTTTATAATTAAGAATTTCTTGAATTGCTGGAAAGGACTTAGAGCCTATTGAACTACAACGTAGATGGAAACGTCAAGCGTGAATGTTTAAAAATCAATAGGATTGTTTAATCAGCAGGTAAGATTCTAAAGTTCACTTTTTGATTATTTTAAGTATATTATAAATATAGAAAAATTGAACCAAGAATAAACTTCAACGACTATCGAAACCATGTTTATGGGAGTAGAGTACTGCCAAGTGGTGAAGGTGTTGAGTAATAATCATGTAATTCCTTCTTAAAAGGAAGTGGGAAACTAGAAGATATAGTCTCGTCGTCTAGGGAAAGCCTAGAGAAGTTCATAAGAGAACTGCATAAGAGTAACGATCTTATGTGAAGATAACGAATAATTTTGCAGTTACATCAGGTGACGTTGGTGTAGCATTGCAACAATCAGCATCATCATTTAAAACTTTGGGCGTTGATATGAATGAAGGTATTTCATACATTGTCGGTGCACAAGAGAGTATAATTTTGTATGCTCGTGCATAAATGAAAGTACAATAGTTTATGCTTGAATTGAGAAAAATCGGTCAAACTAAATCGTGAGATTAAGGTGGTAAGAGAGGCTAAATTTTAAAAATTATTTTAAAACAAGTTGATACCGAGAATGATAATATCTAATATCATTTGTAACGCATAGAGGGTGAGCGTTAAGATGAAAGCAATAATCCCTCCACGAGTTCTCAACATCCTTGTACAATAAATAGGATGAAAATGTATGCTAAACTGGATGTGAATTGACACATCGATGAAAATGAAGGAAACTTCCAGAGCATGAGATAAAAAGCTCATGGTTAATAACAATTTGGTACAAAACGCTTCAAAAGTTGGTACTGCTTTAAAATCTATAAGTGCCAATTTAGCTGGTATAAAAACTAGTGCTAAAACTGGTGAAACATCATTAAATAAGACTGCTATGGCACTTGAAAAATTAGGAATAAAAGTTAAAGATGACAAAGGCAATATTAGAGATATGAATGATATTTTGAATGATTTAGGTTCAAAATGGAAGGACTTAAACAAAACTCAAAAATCAGGTATTGCTGAAGCTATTGCAGGTAAAAACCATATCAATACATTACAAGCATTAATGAATAACTGGGATACAGTACTACAATATCAAAGAGAAACAATATTCTCCGTATGTACAGAAATGTGCATAGGACACAAACTTAAAAGCAGGTAACCCCTAAAGCCTTACACCACAACATAATCAGTGATGATAAGTGTGAAGGTACGAAAGTAGAAAAAACGTAAGGATTCTTATATGGTTAAATCCTAAGTAAGAGTTGACAATGGGTGTTCATGCAAGTTAAAGTCTATTTTAAATAGATTTTGCTTTCAACGACTATCCTTGAAATAGGAGTAAAATCTCAAGCTAATGGAGAAAGAAATAGTTTGCCCTTAACACGTAATGGTGAAGGTGAAGAAATAGTCTACTCACGTCTCGAAAGAGAGTGCATTGGAATAGACCAAGTATTATGAAGTTGCGTTCATAATAAAATACAAGGAATATAATGCTGGAATGATGGTTGGTAGTGGTGAGAAGGAAAATGAAAGATACATTGACTCAGTTGAAGGTAAAATGACACTTCTTAAAGAAAACATAACTCAATTAGTTACTACTGTAATGAGTACAGATATGTTTAAGAACTTGTTAGATGGAGCAAACTCATTTTTAGAAACAGTAAATGGTATAGTTAAATCATTAAATGAAATCCCTGGACTATTACAATCTACTATAATAGGTGGAGGATATGCACTATTCCAAGGGATACAACAAAAAGGTGCTGGTGAAAACGTAACTGGTTATTGGACTAAAATCGCCAACTGGTATAAAGAAGCATCTCAAAGTGGAGAACAATTAGTTAATGTTAATAGTAAAGTTAGTTCTACTATGAATAGCGTTAATTCTGCTTTAGAAAAAAATGCATCTACTAGTAAACAAGCTGGTTTAAGTAGTGAACAAATGGCACAAGCTATGCAACAAATGGGTGATTATACTATTGATATTGATAATAAAGTATCTAGTGCTAGCAAAAATTTAGATGATTTTAGTAATAAAGGCAGTAAAGTAGGTAACACATTAAAAGAAACTGCTTCTAAGACTAGTGAATTTGCAAGTGGTATGACTGAGGTAAGTAAAGGTGCTGAAGCAGTAAACAAAAGTACTTCTTCGACAACATCTAAAATGGGTGGGTTTAAAAATGTACTATCTAATTTAGGTAGTAGTGCTTTAAGTGCTGCCAAAGGTTTCTTAACTATGGCTGGAAACATGGCTTTATTAAGTGCTGGTGTGTTTGTGATAGAACAAGTTGCTAGTGCAATTTATAAAGTTGCTAATGCTAATAAATTAGCCTATCAAAGTGCTCAAGATAGAATTAGTGAAACTGAAAGTACAGTTGCTGGTTATAGACAACAAATAAGTTCTTTAAGTTCTATTTCTGAAAGATACGACGAACTTAGTAAAAAAACTAATAAAACTAAAGATGAAGAAAGTGAATTGTTATCATTAAGACAACAAATAGCTGAAATATCACCGGACTTAGTTATAGGTTGGGATGACGAAAATCAACCTTTATTGGCTTTGAATGGATCATTAAAAGATTATATTGATAATCTAAAAGAAATTCAAAAAATAGAAAGAACTAAGAAAGCATCACAAGAAAATACTGCTGGTAGATTAGCATTAAATGAGATAAAAAAAGCAAATGAAACAAGTCATGATAGACTTCAACCTGGTTTTGATTTTACGAATGAATCTCAAATTATGCAAACTAAATATTTTGGAGCACAAATAAAATCACTTCAACAATATAGTGAAAACTATAATAGGATATTAGAAGAAAGAAATAAGCAAGTATCTAAGAAAAATGAAGACTTAGCTGAAAATTATGATAAGATGAGTGAATACATTCAATCTGCACAAACATTAGCTTTGAATAGATTAAATGATAGTGGCATTTATAAGAATTGGTCAGAAATGTCCGATAAAATATCAGGTTCAATGTATACTTTATTCAATGAATTTGATTGGTCTAGTAAATATGTTGATACTCAAAGTGAACAAAATAAATTCTTAGAAGGTTTCAATAAGATAGCTGAATATGCTGAAAAGAATAAAAGTAAGGTTGAGGATTGGACTAAGACAATTAATGCTGCTCAACAGGCTTATCAATTAACTGGAGATGCTGATGCATTTGCTGATTCAATTGGTGGTATAGCTGATCAATTAGAAAAAGTAACAGGCATAGATGCAAGTCAATGGGTAGACACATTACGTGGAACATTAGAAGGTGCTTTGGACGAAGAACAAATGCGACTTGCTGATTATCTTAAAAATAATGGTTCAAGTCTTACTGATTATCTTCAAGGTGATGAAAAAGCAGTTGAATTACATGCTAAATGGGTTGCTGATAATACATTAGCTGACTTATTGAATGATCAAGACGTAACTAATGATGAAAAGAAAGTTCAGATTAGAGCATATGCTGAAGGTGAAATAGAATACGAAGGTTCTAGTGAAGTTCAACGATTAATGAAAGCAATGTTTGAAAACGATGGTAAAATAGACGATGTTGAATTAGGTATAATTACTAAGATTACAAGTAGTGAAGCTAGAGGTGGAGGGCTATCAGGTGAAAATGCTGATTTATTAAACAAGATACTTAAAGGTGAAGCAGTTGATGCTGATATAAAAACTGACATAGTTATGCCTGATGGAACAATTATTGCTAGAGAAGAACTTCAAAAAATGAACGACGAAGCCAAGAAACATCCTGTTGAAATGCAAACTAAATTGGATAAAAAAGAAGCTGAAAAAGCTATAAAAGAAGTTACTGATGATAAAGACCATAGAGAAATATTAATGAATATCAAAACTGAATTTAGAGATAAAGACCAAGTTCAAGATTTTGATAATTTGATTTCAGGTTTACAAGGTGATAAAGGTAACGTTGAAGCGGTAATAAATGCTAATGTGGAAGGCTTAAGTGAATGCGAAACTTATGAAGAAATGATAAGCTGGTTGATTGACAACAATGTTATTACAACTGAATGTGGAGTTACAATATTAGGTAAAGACGATGTTGCTGGTTTAAGTGATTCATTAAAAGAACTTAAAGTTGATGATAACATAAGTACTAAAATAACTGCTGATGTACAACGTGGCGATTTAGATTCTTTGGAAACTGATATAAATAGTTTACCTGAAGAAAAACGTATGAAAGTTGTGGCAGCCGTACAAGAAGCATTAGGTAATTTAGATACTGTTGAAGGAAAAACACTTCATGATAAAACTCTACAAGTATCACAAAATGGTGCTGGTGAAGTAGTATTTAAATTAACAGAAGTAGATAGCAAAACTGGAAATAAAACTAAACATGTTAACGTAAATGAAAATGGAGCAGATGAAACTAAAAAGAAAATGGAAGACATACAAGCTCAACCTAGCACAAAAAATGTAGTAGTAAACTTCATTCAAAATGGTTGGAATTATATACAAGGATTGCTTTCAAAAATATCAAGTGGTCTACAATCTACAATTGAAGATGGTATACCTATGTTCGATGGTATATCTGTAAATCCTTTTGATACTGAAAGTCCTATATCTGATCATATTTTCAAAGCAACTGCATTAGATATGCCTGATACAAGTGCAATAGATTCATTTACTGCTGATGCAACAAGTAGTATAAATAATAGCATAGGTTCTTTTAGTTCTTTCAAGACAAAAGAAATCCCTATAAATGTAGGTTTATATGGAATATCTTCTATTAAGAATGGTATAGAATTAATGACTACTTTGAATAATCAACTTAGTAAAGTTGAACATAATGTGTCTTTGGCAAATGCTAAATTAGATAATTTATTTGGTAAAAAACGTATAAGTACTTTACAAGCTATGAATAAATCATTACAAGAACAACAACGTTTATTGAAGAAACAATATGGTTATCAAACTAAGGAAGCAAGTAAATTACAAAAAGTATTATCAAATACATATGGATTTAAATTTGATGAAGATGGAAATGTAACAAACTACTTAAAGAAATTAACACAAATGGAAACTAAACTTAAACAATTGGAGAAAACTAGTGAAAAAGCAAGCAAATCAACTAGTGAAACAACTAAGAGTAGTTCTACAAAAGATACTTCAAAAATGACTAAGACACAAAAGGCAGCTTATAAAAAGCAACAAGAAGCAATTAAGAAACAAGCTGAAGCTGATAAAACTGCTAAGAAAAGTGCAGCCGATGCTGCTAAGAATAATTATGATAGTTATAAAGATAGTTATGAACAAGCTAAAACATATTTAGAAAAATATATGAAACTTCAATTTGATGACATCGGTTCAACAAAAGAAGAATTTGAAAAATTGAAAACTCAAATTAGAGAAAACAACGATGAAATTGAAAAATTGAAATTTGAGGATAAGATTTATAAATATGTTAATGCAGTAGAAATGTTAAATTCTAAATTTGAAACACTAGGTGACATATTAGATGGTTTAGATACTAAATTAGACATGTCTCATGGACAAAAAAGTTTAGACATTATGAATAAGCAATTGAAATATATGGCTGAACAAAAGAAATACTTAGAAAGTTCATTGAATAAGGAAACTAAAGAGTCTAAGGAATATTCTAAGAAACTTAAAGACTATGGATTTAAATTTGACAAGTTAGGTAATATAAGTAATGAAGATAGCGTATTAAACAAACATCAAAATAGTGCTGACTTAGATAAGATAAAAGAATATGTAGAAGGATATAAAGATGTTCATAATAATCTACAAAAAACTAAAAATGATATTTTAGATATAGAAAAAAGCATAAAAGAAACTAATGAAAGTTTATCCTTGGCTAAGTTAGAACAATCTACTTATAAAACTAAAAATGCAATCACTGCCACAGATAAAACTATAAGTAAATTGGAAGATGATTTAGATACACTTGATACTAAATTAAACTATGCGTATGGAACTGATAGACTAGATTTATTAAATAAGAAACAAGAAACTTATAACAAATTGATTGCTGAAAGTAATAAAAATCTATCAAATTATAAAAAAGAACAATCAGCATATCAAAAAGAATTAGAAAAATATGGATTTAAATTTGATAAAGATGGTCAAATGAGTAACTTCACTGATGCAATGAATAAACTTCAAAATAGTGGAAGTTATGAATATGTATCTGACTTAATTGATACATGGAATGATTTAAATGATTCTATAAATGACTCTAAACAATCAATCGATGGTTATAATGATAGTATCAAGAAAGCTAACGAAGATAGATTGAACACAACAAAAGATATAGAAGACGAAATTACAAATATGTATCAATATCAATTGGATAAACGTAAAGAGCAACTTCAAAAACAAGCTGATAAAGAAGTTGACATAATCAACAAAGTTAAAGATGCTTATAATGACAAGAAAGATGAAGATGATTATAATGAACAACTTAAAGAGCAACAAGATAAGATTGCTAAATTAAATCAAAGTATTGAATTAGCTAAAAGAGATACTTCATTAAGTGGTCGTGCAAAACTTGAAAGTTTAATGGAAGAATTGGCTGATGAAAATAAAAATCTACAAGATTTAGTCAAAGACAGACAAGATGATTTAATGAATAAAATGTTTGATAATGCAATAGACAACGTTACTAATAGTAGTGACAAAGCATTAGACGATTTAGAAAAAACTTGGGATGATGCAAAAATAGCTGAAATGGTGAAAAATGCTTTAGGCTCAGGTGTATTTGAGGACATAGATGGTAATCTAATTAATCTACAAGATGCAATGATTAAGTTTGCTGAAGAATCAGGTGAAGCATTTGGTGTTATGGGAGAATCAATTAAGAATGATTATATTGCTAACTTACAAATAGCATACGATACTATTAAGAATATAGATAGTATTTATACAAACTTAGGATTAAAACCAAATGACAATATACAAGCTGGTATAGCAAATGATGATTTAAGTAAGACAATAAATGTAGGTGGAATAGAGATATCAATAGCTGGTGCTGGTTCTAATGCAACTGATATAGCCATTGAAGTTAAAGCTCAATTAGAACGTTATATGAGCGATATAATAAATAGAGTATAGGAATTTTCCTATACTCTTATTTTTATTTTGGGAGGTGGTATGATGTTTATAGAACCTAATTTTATATTTAGGGGAAAAGATTGTAAAGAATTTAATGTGCAAATCGTAGGCGTAAATGAAGATGTATTAAACTATAAAGGTAAACCTTATTCAAGAAGTATAAATCAAGAAAGTATAGCAAATAACATAGCTTACACACAAGAACCAAATGATACAGAAGAATTTACTTTAAATTTAGCTTTATTGGACAAAAATGATGAGCCTATGACTTGGACAACTGAAATTTATAATAGAATTTGTGATTGGTTAATATCTGATGATTTTGAACAATTTATAAGTTATGATGATTTAACATTAGTACATTATGTTATGGTGACTGAAATTAAACCTAAATTAAATTATGCACAATTAGGATGGATAGAAGTAACATTTAAACCACTAGATAATTTTAGATATAAAATATTAGAACGTGATGAAATGGTGTTTGGTTCAAAATTAATAGAAATATTCAATGAATCAAAAACAACATTAGAGCCATTAATTACTTTAGAAAATCTAGGTACAAAAAATAATATAATTTATATAAACGATTTTATGATAAGTGGATTGGAAGAAAACGAAGTTGTTTACATAGATAATTATATGACAAATGTAATGAATGAAGAAAATGAAAATAGATTATATTTATGCAATAGACGATGGATAAAATTGCAACCTGGAATAAATCAAATATTAGTGAAAGGCGATTGCAACGTTAATATTTATTGTGAAATTCCTATGAAGTAAGGAGGTGAACTAAATGGACAATATTATAGTGAAAGAACTTAAAGATATCAAAGAAATATTATTAACTAGAGTAAATCACAAAGTAATCGGTCAAGTTTCAACTGAATTTGTTACTTCACGAGCAATGAACTTTGATGATATAGATCCTATTAAATTAACTATACCTAAAGAATATACAAATACTCAACATAAAGCTAAAACAAGATATCCTTTGTACGATGAATTTAAAAATGAAAGATATTTAGAAGTTGATGGGGAAAAATATGTTATTAAAGAAATATATGAAAACAAAATAAACAATACAAAAGAAGTTACTGCTTATGGAATAGAAAAGAAATTAGAGAAAATAAATTTTGCAGTTAGTAATATAGGATTAACATTATTAGACCCTGACGAGGACAATAAGATATATGCTTTTAATGATGAATTATATAAATTAACTGGATGGAGATTAGGACATGTTGATGAAACAGTAAGATATAGTGAAAACGGTAAACCTAAAATGAGAATGCAAGAAGATACTGATACTTCATTTTATTCTTTTATAACTGAAACAATAAGTGAACAATGGTGTTGTGTACCAATATTTGATAAAAAGAATAAATTGTTAAATTTGTATGATGAAGATTCTTTTGGAGATGTATTGAAGTTAGTATTAACAAAAGATAATTATATAAAAGATATTAGTAAAACATCTAACAGTAGTGATATTGTAACTAGATTAAAACTAAGAGGTAATGAAGAAAAATGTGACATAAGAGATGTTACTCCAACTGGATTTGATTATATAGAAAATTATAGTTATTTTGTACGAACTCATGAAATGAGTGATGAATTAATTGAAGCAATAGTGTTATTTGAAAAAATTACACCTGAGAGAATTGCAAAATGGCAAGAATTATCAAAAGAAAAAGTACAACTTACAACTCAATTATCTGATAAAAAAGCAAATGAAACTATAATTAATACTGCTATAACATCTTTAAATAGTATGATAAAAGGTTATGAAGAAGCTGAGACAGATACTACAAAATATTCATTAGATGATTTAAAAACTCAATTGTTATTAAAAGAAGATGAATTAGCTGATATAAACGATGAGATAGTAAATGTAACTACTAAATTAAATGAAGTAAATGTACAAATTGATGAGTTGAATGTATTATGTACTAGAGAAGGTGCTTTGGATTATGTAGGACATCCTATATTCACAAATGAATTATTAGACGAACTAAAAGAATTTGTTTACTATGATACTTATTCTGATGATTCATTTATTGAAGCTAGTGAGTTATTAAAAACTGGAGAAAAAGTATTGGCTTCTAGATGTATGCCTACTTTTGAATTTACAATAGATAGTGCTAACTTCATGCAGCGATTGATCATGAATCCTACGAGAAAACAATGGCATGGTGAATTAGGATTAGGAGATGTAATCTCATTATATGACAAAGAAAAAGATGAAGAAGAATTTGTATATTTTGTTGGTTGGGAAGCAAATTATGAAAATCATAATCTGATTTCTTTAAATTTAACTTTTTCAAATAAAAAATCATCATTAAACAATGGAAAAACTATGGCTGATTTATTGAAAAAAGCAAAACTTACAAAGAAAGCACAAGCATCACAAAGATATTTATTAAATGATATTAAATATCAACGTGATAATAATAGTATTTACACTAGTAATATATTAGACTTTGATTTTGTAACACCTCCTTTAGTTTCTAAAATTCCTGTGGAAGAAATTCAATTAAGTGAAACATCATTACATTTAGATTTAAAATCTTCATATACATTAAGTGTATCATTTACTCCTAAAAATGCTACCAACCAAAATGTAGTATGGATAAGTTCTGATAACAGTGTTTTAACAGTTAAGGATGGTAAAATAACAGGTGTAAAAAGAGGTATTGCTACAATAACATGTGTTAGTGAAGATGGTTTGAAAAAGGCTTCTTGTGAAGTTAATGTTGGTGAATATTATGATCCTTCTGAGAAAATACCTGTTACATCAATTAGATTAAACAAGATGAGTTATACTATGAATATCAATGGAGAATTTTACGTAGTACCTACTATTATCCCATTAACTGCTAGTAATCAAAATGTAACGTTTGCTTCTACAGATACTAAAGTAGCCATGGTTACTAGTGAAGGATTAGTTGTTGGTGTTAGTGCAGGAAATTGTGCTATAAATGTATTTTCAGGTGAAAATCCTGATATTATGGCTAGCTTATTATTAACAGTTGAACCAGTGGATGAAGGTAAACATGCTAATTTAGATAATGCATTAATACTTGGTTCAGATAGAGTATTAAGTATGAAGTCATTAGGTGCTTTAAGTAAAATGACAGTTGTAGCAAAATCTCAAGTATCAGGTGGATATTTCTATGAAAGTGGTAAAGACATAATAAATGATTTACCAAAAGACCCTGGTTGTGTAATAGTTATGTTGGGTGCTACTAATCCTAGTAAAACTGGAATAATAGAAATGACTAGTTTGTTAGATAAATTAAGAATTAAATACAAATCTAAACAAATATATGTTGTACAAGAATTACCAGTAAGTGTTGAATATGATAAAGTTTCAACATCATATGAAGCAATTAATAAAGAAATTGAAGAATTTAATAATGCAATATTCACATATAGTCAAGGTGTTGAACATATCACAATAATAAATGGTTCTGATGGAATTGTAGAAAATAATTTATTAATAACTACTTATAGTGATGATGGATTTAACTTAAACATGAATGGTGCTAAATCTTTATATGACAATATGATTACAAATATATTAATTGATATGAATACTAAGAAAGATAAAGATGAGTTACCTGATAAAGATGATGAAAAACCTTCAAAACCACAAAAACCTGATGATTCCCTTGGAGAAAATCCTAGTCTAAACAAGCCAACAACTAAGTATGTATGTACTGCTAGTTCATTAAATATTAGAAATGGAGCAGGAACTAATTATAAAGTATTAGGTACATTTAGCGAAGGTGAAGAAATAGATGTTTATTCTATAAGTGGTGATTGGGCAAAAATAAAATGGAAAAACTTAGTTGCTTATTGTAGTGCAAAATACATCGAAAAGAAAACCGATGATAAAGATGATGAAGATATTGATAATGATGGAATAGCTAGTGTTCGTGATAAAATAGTAAAAAGAGCTAATGACATTGTTAATTTGAGAAAACAAGGTAAAGCGTGGTATTCTCAAGCATATAGAACAGTTAACTACAATAAGAAAAATACTATAAGAGCACATTATGAAACAGTAATGGGAACTACTTATAAACAACCTGGTTATGGAAAATGGGGATTTGACTGTTCTTCATTAGTTGGTTGTGCTTATGATTATGCTGGATATTCATTTATGAGAGGATTATCTTGTTCAGGTGGTACATTACAAGCCATGGCTAGAAAGCATAATGCTACTGCTTGGAGATATGCTGATAATACTTCTTTAAGTAAATGTAAACCTGGTGATATTGTAATGTGGACTAGACAAGGGCATACTGTAACTAAGAAAAATATGTTTACTGTAACAACATCTCATACTGCCATATATGCTGGTAATGGATATATTATTGAAGCGGCTGGATATCAAACAGGTATAGTAAAAAGAAAAAGAAAATTTGAAAAAAGTAGAGTATTTTTCTTTAGAATAGAGGAATTATCAAAGGCTGACAAAAAAGCAGTAACTAAAAAACCTTCTAAAAATAACAAACCTAATGAATCTAAAAAAGATGCTCCTAATTGTTACAATGAAAGTGGTACTAAAGATGGAAACAAATATATTTATAAATTTACAAAAGCAAGATGTACTGCATATGGTGGAAATGCTAATCATGCTGCGAGTGGACAAAAAATGACTGTTGGTAAGAGTTGTGCTGCACATAATATGCCTTATGGAACTAAATTATATATTCCTGCATTGAAAGGTAAATTTGGAAACAAATCAGGTATTTATACAGTTCATGATACAGGTGGATATTGTTTTGATTTCGATTTATATTTGAGTTCATCTGATTCAAAAGCTGGCGAAATGTTAGGGTCACCACTTTATACAGATGTGTATGTAATATCATGGGGGAAAGGACGTACAGCTTCTAATTTTAGTTCCATGGCAAAATTCTGTGTGAATTATTATGGTGCATTTAAATTTCATAGTGCTTGGACACAATATATGAAATATGGTGGTTGTACAATAAACTTTTGGAAATTTGATACTACTGATAAAAATATAAAAAATCAATCATATTATAAGAAATTATAGGGGGAATGTAATATGGCTTGTAACAATAATACTCCTAAAAATGGATATGTATATATTGAAAACTTAGTGGTAGAATTTGATAATAAATTCTACCCTATTAATAATATTGTAATTAAAGATGAGAATATATATTGGAACTCTGATGACCCATTTAATTTATATACAAGCAATGATAGAATATCCAAAGATAATTTACTTTTTATAATAAAAAACATGAATGGTAATAGTGTTATAATGAACAATCCTAAATTAAGATTGATATTTGATAATTTTGATAAAGAAAAGGTTGTTGAAAATATTAAAACTATTAAAAATGAAATGACTGACTATACTGTGGCAATGGAAACAATGTCAAATGATGTTGAAAGTTTATCTGATAAATATAAAGAAGATAAAAGTTTTGAGGAAATTAAAGAAGATTTAAACACATCTCTTATAAATTTTAATTCAAATCTAATATATTTAAATACTTCATTAAAAAAAGCATTGAATGATGGGAAGTTTACTGCATTTGAAAAAGGAGAGATTAATTCAAAATTAAATGAAACAAATAATTTGTGCATAAGTACTTTGGCATATGCTGATGCATTGTTAGATTTGTATTGTCAATATTTAAAAGAAGATGACAAAGCTGAAGAAAATTATGATGTATTTCAATACAAGGTTTTAATTGAAACTTATATGTCACAATTGAAAGTAGATTTATCAAAGTTAACAAGTTCAGCTGAGGAAAAAATGACAACCGACGTTGCAATTCCCATAACAAGTTGCATTACTAATATGATAGAATCGCTAGTTAACCTAAAGACAGCTTGTAGTGAATTGAAATTCTTGGGTTCAGGAGGTCAAATACCATCTGAAATTTATCAAGCTAATGATAGAATAGATACGTTAACTACACAACTTAATGATTTACAAGAATCAATGTTGAGTTCTATGAATACTGAAAAGCAAGAAATAGCTAATATTCTTGATGATATAAGAATAGTATTGAATAAAATAGTTACTTTACACAACAATGTAATTCACACAAATGGTGTAATGACTACGCAACAATACAATTCATTTAAAAGTTATGCTTTTTCATTACAAAGTTTTTATACACAAATACAAGGTTATTATGAAGTTTATTATTCAAACACTAATTTATCAGATGTTACTAAGTTACAATTAAAATCTAGTTTTGATGATTTTAATAAAAAACATTATACTATGATGAGTTATGTAAACAATAAATTATCTGACTTAAATATATCAAACTCTGATAGAAGTGCTTTTACAAAAGCATACCAAGAATATAAAGATAGTAGATATGTATTAGGTTCTAAACTTACAATTTGTATAAATGAAATAAATAGTAATGGTTCACAAGCAACATTGGATGAGTTGAAGAAAACATTCCAAACTCAAATTGATTCTCTCAAAACACAAGTAAGTGCATTAAGCGATACTGTAATATTATTACAAAATAATTATGAAAATTTAGATGCAAGATTGAAAAAATTAGAAAGCTAGAGGTGAATAAATCGAATGAGTGGTATAAAAAGAGAATACACAATCGTTATTGATAAGGGCGAAAGTAAGTTAAATGACGATTTAGAAATATATACAAATGATATAGGTGTGAGTATATATTTTAATATTTTAAATTCACCATATATTAAATTATCTAATCAAACTGATTTATACGCTAAGGTTGTATTAAGAGATAAATTAGGTAATAGTACTGAAAGCAATGTTGTTCCTGTTGTGAATAACATTGTTATTTTTACGTTAGATAATAAAATTATGAATTCATTAACTGAAACTGGTAAATATCAATTATACATAGTTATTATGGATGATAAAAGAAATAAAAAGGTATTACCACCTATAAATATGACTTTAGTTGAAACAGATTTATTATTAAATGAATTGGAAACATCTTCTATAGGAGCAACTATAAATGAAACTGCTATAGAAAATTATGGAAATGAATTGATATTATTCAATTTGGATGGTACTTATAATAGAACATTATGGGTAGTTGGTGACATAATAACAACTTCAAAAATGAATAAGATTGAAAAAGCTATAAGTAAACTTACTGATACAGTATTGTCTAATTCTGTGAAAATAGATAGCTTTAATGATAATGAAGTACATCAAACATTAGTTGGTACCGAAGCAAAACCAGTAACAATTTCTAATTTAGAAAAAGGATTTTATATTGTAAGTGGAGAGGTTAGAGATTTTTCAACAGATGTTGCGAATACATTGACTGGGGAAAATTATTATATGGTGACTTATTATGATGCATATGAGTCAAGAGTATTGAGATGTAAAGCTGATGAAAAAGAATTTCGTAAATATAAATATGATAAGAACCAAAAAACAGTATTTAACAATGAACAAGAAATTCATACAATACCTATTGTGGAAGGATATGCAAATGTAACTGAAGATAGATGCCAATTTTTAAATGTAAGTGCTGATGTAGAAGTGCAATTACCTAGCCCTAATACATTTGCAGAAATTAATTTATATGTGATGTCAACTAAAGAAGGTGCAAATATAAAACTACCAACTATAAGTTGGGATAACGTACCTGTGATAACAAAAGGTAAAATGTGTAAATTAACATTAGCATATATAAATGATTTATGGTATGGATATTATACACCTGCAACAAATTCTTAATTTGAGGTGATAACATGAGTGATTATGGTAGAATAAAGAAAGATGGTACATTTAAAAATGTTTTAGTTACTGCACCAAACACATACCAAAAATCTGATAAGGAAATAATAACAAATTTTAATGAAGACGAAACATTAATGAAAGAATATGGTTATAAACAAGTAATTACTACTGAACCACCTTATGATGAGAATTATGAAACTTTAACAGTGGATTCATTAACACAAGATGATGAAAATATATATTTAACTTATGGGGTGGATAGATTTGCAAATCCACCTACTGGTGTAGATTTATCTAACTATTATACTAAACAACAAGTTTACAATAAAAAAGAAATAGATAGTATGTTAGAGAATCTAAAAAATGATTCAATTACTACTGACGATTTATACGCATTAAGTGCTGAAATAGAAAATTTAAAAGCTGGTTTTGCTAAAATTGATATGGCTGAAATAGATAGATTGTCAACTGCTTATGCAGATATAGAAGAATTGAAAAGTAAATTAGCAAATATAGATACTGCTACAATCAAAAATTTAACAACTGAAGTAGGGAATATAAAATTATTATTGAATGGACATTTGACTTCTGATAATATTGAATCTTTAGTTTTAACAGCTAGTAAAGTTACAGTTGAAGATGCATTTATAAAAGATGCTATGATTGATTCTATAAATGCTAATAAAATAAATACTGGTGTGTTAAATACTAATAAAGTTAATATAGAATCCGAAGATGGAAGTATGACATTAAAAGGTAATCTTCAACAATTTAAAGATAAAAATGGTAAGGTACGTATTCAAATAGGAAAAGATGCTACTGGTGATTTTACATTCTCATTATTTAATGCAGAAGGAACAGGGGTATTAATAGATGAGAATGGTATAAAAAGTGGAGCAATTGGTAGTGGATTAATAGTAGATGATATGGTTAGTGATAATGCTCATATATCAGGTGGAAAAATAGATATTGATAGTTTAATTACTAATATAAATGGAAATACAAGTACTATTAATTCTAGTAAAATTAAATTCGATGATACAAACCAAACTTTAGATGTGGCATTTACTGCTTTAAAAACTAAGGTTGATAGTATAGAAAAAATAACAGTTGATGGTGATTTGAGTTCTGTTATAAAACAAGTTCAATCCAATACAACTAACATAAAACTTCAACAAGGACAAATTAGTTCTTTGATTGATAACACAACAATAACTAGTGAAAATGGTAAGACAATTCAATTGAAAGATGCTTACAATTCAACTGTTAGTAAAGTAGATAGTTTAGTTACTAAAATAGGAACACTTGAAACAAATGTAAGTTCTTCCTTGACTAATACTGAAACACAATTTTATACATCTACTTCACCTACTTCTTTAGAAGGTGGTGAATGGATTACTGATAAATCTCCTACATGGGTTACTGGAAAATACATATGGCAACGTATGAAATATACTTATTCTAATGGAGGAATAAAATATTCAACACCAGTATGTATTCAAGGTGCTAAAGGTGAGCAAGGGGATAAAGGTGAACAAGGGGCATCTGGTAAAACAACATACTTCCATATAAAATATAGTGCTAATGCAAATGGTAATCCAATGACTGAAACACCTAGTGTTTATATAGGTACTTATGTTGATTATGATCCAAATGATAATACTGATTATACTGCTTACACATGGAGTAGATTTGAAGGTATGCAAGGGGAACAAGGTATCCCTGGAACTAATGGTACAAATGGATTAACTTATTATTTACACATAAAATATAGTGATGATGGAGGTAAAACTTTCACATCAAATAAAGGTGAAACTGCTGGAGCATATATAGGAGTTTACACTGATACAAATGAAAAAGATAGTGAATTAGTTACTAAATATACATGGAGTAAGATAAAGGGTGATCAAGGTTTACAAGGTGTGCCTGGAAAAGATGGTGTAGATGGTAAAACTCACTACACTTGGATTAAATATGCTGATGATGACAAAGGAAATGGTATTAGTAACGAACCTACTGGTAAAACTTATATTGGTTTAGCATACAATAAAACAACACAAACTGAAAGCAATACTCCTTCTGATTATATGTGGAGTCTAATTAAGGGTGACAAAGGTGATACAGGTGTACAAGGGGAAAAAGGTAAGGATGGTATTACTTATTACACTTGGATAAAATATAGTGACAATGCTGATGGAACTGGATTATATGATACACCAAAAGATACAACAAACTACATAGGGATAGCTATAAATAAGACGACTCCTACTGAGAGTAGTAATAAAACTGATTATGTATGGAGTAGATTTAAAGGCGATAAAGGTGACAAGGGAGAAAAAGGAGACCAAGGACAACAAGGTAATCAAGGGCAACAAGGTGAAAAAGGTGATACTGGCCAATCTATGACAAGTAGTACACCTCAATGGTATGCTTCTACTAGTGCAACTACACAAACAGGTGGAAGTTGGTTAGATACTATGCCTACACTTGAAGTTGGTAAATATTATTGGATAAGATACAAACAAACTTGGGAAAATCCAACTAAAACAACTTATACTGAACCAATATTAGAAGAATTGGGTGAAGCCATTAAAGAGGTTAAAAGTCAACAATCTAATTTAGAACATACATTAGAAGGATTTAAACAAACAGTTAGTAAGGATTATGCTAAACAAACTACTGTGACTGACTTAACAAATAAATTAGCTAAAGACTATACAACTACAAGTGATATGAATAGTATAATTGATCAAAAAGTCGAGGGTGTATTAACAACTGTGAGTAAAACATATGCCACATCATCAAGTGTTACAGATTTAAATACTAAATTAGAAAAAGATTATTATACTAGTACACAAGTTAATAGTGCAATTGATCAAAAAGCTGATGGTATATTAAGTACAGTAAGTGATAGTTATGCTGAAAAAACAGTTGTAAATGATTTAGCTAATAATTTATCAAGCAATTATACTACTACAACTAATATGAATAGTGCAATTGAACAAAAAGCTAATGGCATATTGAATACAGTAAGCAAAACATATACAACAAAAGATGAATTAAAAGAATTAAGTTTTGGTGGTAGAAACTATTTACTTGATACTAAAAATGCTAAAACAATTACTGGAACTAAAAGTGCTAATCAATGCACTAATTTATATGTATTAAGTGATGCAAAATCTTCTTGTAATAGTGAAAAAATGTCATTATCATTCACATATAAAGTTTCAAGCTATACTGGTGGAGATTTCATAATACAAACTTATGGAGGTTCAAGTAAAGGATGGAGTAGAATTACCCCTAGCAGTGATGGTACTTTTACTTATAAACATACTATAACTACACCAACTAATTTTGATACTGCTACTGGTGTACAAATTAGAATGGATGCTTTTGTAGGAACAGTAGAAATAAGTGATATGATGTTAGAAAAAGGAAATACGTTTAGTGACTGGACACCTGCTCCTGAAGATAACGCAAGTCTTATAGAAGATTTAGGTGATTACGTTTTAAATATAACAAAAGAAACTGTAATAGTTTCAACTGATTTGAGTGGTAATATATTGAGTTAGGAGGTTTAATGATTATGGCAAATACAAACGACTCTACACCTAAAAGTATTATTAGTAATTCTTTCAATATGATTATTAACCGACCTACACAAGAAACTACCAAACCAAGTACAGTTGTAAATATATTGAAAGATAATATAATGTTAACTCCTGTGAAAACAACACCACAAGCAGGAGAATATAGAGTAACTATAATTAAATGTACAAATTGTAGTGCTGAATTAAGTAGTGATAATAAGACAATTGTTGTAAATAGTGTTACATCTAGTAATGGTAAAATAGATATATCAGTTGATATTGAATCTAAAAAGACATATAGTAAAACAATATCTGTTGCCAAAATAGTAGATACTACAGTATTAACAAATGAATTTAGTAGGATAGACCAAAAATCAAACAAAATAGAATGGCTTGTTAAAGGTAATTCATCTAGTACTATGGAATTAACTGAAGATGCTTTAAGTGTTATTACAAAACAAGTTAAAGTTACTGGAGACATGCTTGTGGATGGTGCTATAAATGGTAAAACAATTATTGGTGCTACGATAATGAACTCTGCTACAAATCCTTCCTTTAGTGTAGATCCACAAGGTAATGTAGTTGCTTCAAAAATAACAATTAAAGGTGGTAATATCACTTTAGGTGAGAACTTTAGAGTAACTGAAGATGGTACTTTAACTGGTAAAAATGTTAAATTAAGTGGTGACATAACTGCCCTTGTTGGTAAAATTGGTGGATTTACTATATCTGAAAATGATTTGGTTGGTACTAACGTTGGTATGGGTACTGAGACAGGTAGTAATTTAGCATTTTGGGCTGGTAGTGATTTACCAAATGAAGCTCCATTTAATGTAAATCATGAAGGAAAACTTAATAGTTCTAATATAAATGTTACAGGTGGAAGTATAAATGTAAATGATAACTTTAGAGTTAGAGATGATGGTACTTGTGAAGCAAAAGACTTGTTAATAGAAGGTAGAATAAGTTGTAAAGAAATAATAGCTGAATCAAGTAATGTTGAATGGCAAGATAAAAGTTTAGTTAGAAATTGTAAGGTTTATGTGACATATGGTTATACATATCCTGATGATTATGATGAAAACAATTTTGAAGATGGAATGATATTTACAAGTTTTAGTGATTTACAAGACGTAGTTCCTAGAAATTTAAATGGTTACACATTAGATATATATGTAACTAAAAAACATACTGAAAATATATATCTTAATAATTTTAATAATGGTAGAGTTAGAGTAGCCATGCAAGGACATCAATTGAATGGTAGCATAGCATTTTATGGTCATGGTATGGACTATGAATTTTATGGTAATGTACCTGGCTCAGTAAATAATGCAAGTATGTATTGTAATATAGTACCTGGAGCAAATGGTAGACTTCAAAGTAGTTATAGATATTGTTTGGTAGCTGATAGATGTAGACTTACAGTATATGATGTAAGATGCTATAGTGGTACTGCTACTGATTATAAAAATAATGGTATTTGTTGTACAAACGGAGCAATTGCATATTTATCATCAATAAGTGCTGTAAATAGCCCTTATGCGTTAGTTAGATGTCATAGTGCATCTCATGTTTATATAGCAAGTAGTGATGGTAGAACAAGTGGTGAAACATTCCATTGTGTTAGTGGTAGTATAATTCAATTAAATAAAGGAACTCATTGTGGTACAACATCTGATAAAGGAGCTAAATATATTAACAACAATGGTCAAATATTTGATACTGGTGTAACTTATAATAGTATAATTAAAGACGATACATCTACTCCTACTCCTGATGTACCTAAACTTACAACTGTAACTAAGACTATAAAAAGTTCAGGTGGTCGTACTTGGAGAACAAGTGGTAGTTATGCTAACAGTTGGTCTAGTGAATCAATAGTTAGACAAGGTGCATGGACAAGTGGATATGGTAAAAATGTAGGATATTGGTTCTTTGATAGTGATGTTTATAATATATTACAAAATCCTGATTATACTGTCACAGGAATCAAAATAAAGATTACTAGACAAAGTGGTGGTAGGAATGCAGCAGTAACTCACTATTTAAGAGCACATACTTATGCTAAAAAACCATCAGGTACACCTAGTCAATTAGGTACTGGAGTTATTAATAAGAAATTTAGTTTAGCAACTGGATCAAGTATTACACTTACATTAAGTAGTAGTGAAATTACAAGTTTAATATCTAATAAAGCTAAAGGATTAGGTATTTGTACAAGTGATTATACAACAGGTGCGAATGGCTCTTATAGTTGTTGTAGTGCTTCATGTTCGATAACAATAACTTACGCTACAACTGAATAATAAAATAAACGAGGTGAAAAGGTAAATATGGCTATTACAAATAATTATAATATAATTGTTCAAAATGGAAAATCATCTTTAGATAAAGATGTTTATTTAACTGCTGGAGACAAAAACTTAATGTTAAAATTTAAAATTAAAGGCTTAGATTATGACATAAGTGGTTGTAATACATGTGAAATAAATTTATTATCTCAAGCTGGTAAAGTTGTAAATGCTACTGCAACAATAGATGCGAGTGTAATAACAATGACTGTGTCTCCAACAATGATTGATGAGTTAACTGAATTAGGAACTTATGCCTTAGAAATTAAAATAAGTGATGCTGATAGTACATTAACATTACCACTAATAAGTAATCAATTTCATGTAAGACCTTCTTTAAGTATGGGTGGAGATACTATAAACGTAGGAACAAGCTCAGTGAATAAAGGTCATGTTGGTTTAGGTGATACTGAAAGTGGAATATTTAATACTGATAAATCATATAAAGCCAATACATGGAATAATGGAGATGTTATTGAAGCAGGTAAACTAAATAAAGTTGAAAGTGCATTAAGTTATTTGATGGATGTGGATGTAATATATATTACTCCTGTTAGTAATACTGTAACTTTAAAAGTTGAACGTAAACAAGCATCCAAATTAACAGATAATGGAATTATAGTTTTACCTGATATGACTGGTTGTGCATATGCTAATATGTTCTTATTATTGGAATGTGCTAAAGAGATTAAAGTTACATTTAGAAGCACTGGTGATAATACTGAAACTATAACTATGCCAAAAGGATATCATGTTATAAATATGATATATTATGAAGATTGGATAATAACTTGTTAGGTGGTGAAATAATTGAATAAAATATATATAATTCAAAAAGCAAATAATAACGATAATCAAATGTATGCTTCTAATATAAATACAACTGATGCACGTTTACAAGGATTTAATGTTGAAAAAGTATTAGTTGATTATTTTAAGAAATTTAAAGAATTATATCACATAACAAGCAGTATAGATGTTGAAACAATTGAAGGAGATATATACGAAACATTAAGTTCTACAATTGGTGATATAAATGATAGAATAAGTGTTATAAAACAAAGTGCTGATAAAATAGATTTATTAGTTAAGTCAGTTGATGGAAGCAGTTCAGTAACTTTAACTGATAAAGTATTAGAAGCAATAAGTAGTAATATTAAATTAACGGCTGCTAATATAGATTTATGTGGATATATTTCAAATAGAACTATAATAGATGAAGATGGTATTGAACAAGTAATCCCTGGTAACTGGTATATAAGTGAAGATGGTGCAGCTGGATATAAAAGTTTAGCAGTAGAAGAAGATTTATCTTGTGATACATTATCTGTTAAATCAATAAGTAATCCACAATATCCTAAAGCATTAACTGGTTCAATAGATGTTTATATAGATGCAACTAATGGTTCAGATGATATTACATTAGAAGATGAATGTACTTTTAAAACATTAGAAGGACTATTAGATAAATTACCTAAAAATCTAAATGGTTCAACAGTAAGAATATATTTAAGATCTAATATATCAGCTGGAGTAACTTTTGATTATTTCTTTGGTGGAAGACTTTTATTTTTCTTATGTGGTTTAACAATAACTGGATATTTACGTTTCTATTGTTGTAATGCTGACATAAAAATATATGGAGGAGATAGCCAATCATCAACTGCTAGAGGAATTATTGCTCCCGATTCATTATATTCAGGTAGTGGTGATGAAGCAGATGGTGCTTCTATACTAGTGCATAAAGTTCCATTCTTCGCTATATATTATTGTGATGTTTATGGAAATAAAAATAAGACTGCTTCAACTATAATGAAATTTATGGAGTTTTCAAGTGGTACAATTTTAGGTGTTAAATTTATAGATGGATATCATGGTGTAATTGCAACATCTTCTAGTATAATTTATGGTACAAATACAAGTGGGCAAGTTAAAGGTAATGGATGGGTTTCTCAAAGTGGTTCAATAATTCACTTGGCTAATGGTACTCAAATGAGTGGTACACTTGCTAATTATAAAGAATCTAATGGAGATATAATATTAGGTACTATCAAAGACATGATTAAAAATAGTGGTGGAAATCCTAGTATAACACCTGACCCTACTCCTGACCCTACTCCAAATCCATCTAATCCAAAAGACCCTGTACCAAAAACTAAAACAGTTACTTATAAAGCAACAAGTGCTGATACATATAGAAGTTCAGTATATAATAACTGGAAGAAAGATGGTACTTGTAGACAAGGTGACTATGGTTATGGTGACTGCAATGGATGTTGGTTCTTTGGTAGTCAATTTGCTAACCTAAAAGGTAAAAACATATCAAGTATTAAAATTACAATCAAACGTCAAACTGGTGGATATCAATCTGCACATAATGTTACATTAAAAATGCATAAATATGCAAGTAGACCTAGTATATCTAGTGGTTCAAAACCAACTTATAATGATGGTTGGTCTAAGACAATAAGTTTAAAAGTAGGAGAAACTAAAACAGTTACAATTACTGATACTGCAGTATTAAATGCAATTAGAAATGGAACTATGAAAGGTTTCGGTTTACAAGGAGCTTATGACAAAGCATCATATACAGTATGTAGTGGTGCTATGACAGTAGTAGTAAGTTATAAAGAATAATATGGAGGGGATTTTCCCTCCTTTTTTATTTAAATTAGGAGGTTATATAAATTGAAGAAATTAATTAAAATGTATAACGAAAAATATGGTAATACTTTGGGAATTATAGATGATGACTTCAATAAAGAACAAATGTATAGAATATATTACTTTATAAAAAACAACTGTGACGATAAAGACATACAAGAACGTTTAGCTAAAATTAAATTAGACAAACCCAAAACATTAGAACAACAATTGACTAAATTAGAAGGGGAGAATAATAAAGATGTTAAAAAATATGTAGATGATAAAATTACTAGTTTACCTCAATTTAGCTTTAATGAAGCTGGTGAATTAGTTGTAACAATAAATGGAGTTAGCAAAATATTTGTACCAAAAGCTGAATAGAAAAGATTGGAATGGGAAAGTAAATAACAAACTCCATGAATAAGTAAAGATAGGAGGTATGGATGTGGCAAAAATAACAGTTAGCCCAATCACTTATAATATAACTGATGCAAATGTAAACATTGTGAAAATTTATTTTACATCAGATGTTACATTGACTGATGTTAAATTAAGTATTGATAATGGACAAAATTTTTTAAACAATGTGAGTATGACACAAACAAATGCTGACTTTAATATAGCGAATTTAGTGAACAAGAATTATACTTGTTTATTAAAAGGATTTTATGAAGAAACTGTTACACCTAGTTATTCAATAACCAACAATTTAACACATTGTGCAACTAGTAATACTGCTAAAACTATTAATGCTAATAGTAAATATTCCACTACAATAAATCCTGAAGCAGGATTTACATTAAACTCTATAACTGTAACCATGGGTGGAAAAGATATAACAAGTAGTGTTGTTAATAATAATGTTATAACCATAAATTCTGTCACAGGTGACGTAGTTATTACTGCTAAAGCTATTGAAATTGTTGCACCTACTGTTTATTCAATAACTAATAATTTAACAAATTGTAACACTAGTAATAGTACTACGAGTGTAACTAAAGGTGGAAGTTTTTCAACAATAATAACTGCTAGAGACGGATATAATATCAGCACGATAACTGTAACGATGGGTGGAACTAACATCACAAGTACTGCCTTAAATGGAAATAGTATAAATATATCAAATGTAACTGGTAACATAGTTATCACTGCTAGTGCTATTCAAATAACACCTAGTACTTATACAATAACTAATAATTTAACTAATTGTAATAATAGTAATAGCGCTGAAATTATTAATGCTAAGAAAAGCTATTCTGCTACAATAACTGCTGACGAGGGTTACACAATGAACACAATTACAGTAACTATGGGTGGTGAAGACGTAACAAGTACTGTTGTAAATAACAATACTATAACCATAGCTTCTGTTACTGGTAATATAGTCATTACTGCCAAAGCAATAGTTGTTACACCAAGCACTTATACAATAACTAATAACTTAACAAATTGTACTACTAACAATAATGCTAAAACTGTAAGTGCTAATGGTAAATATTCTGCTACAATAACTGTTAATACAGGATATGTATTAAGTACATTTAATGTAAGTATGGGTGGAGTTGATATAACAGATAGTGTTGTTAATCAAAATACTATAACTATAAATTCTGTTACAGGAAATGTAATTATTACTGTTAAAGCTATTGAAGAAAGTACTAAACCTGATATACCTGATATACCGGTAGTAGAGGACGAACTTGAAATACTACCTTCTTGTACATATGTTGATATTGCCGAAGGTGGAAGTAAAACTATATACTTCAAGTTATCGAATAAACCTACATCAAATACAACTATAAATATTTCTTCATCATCTTCTAATTTAATATGTTCTACAAGCCAATTAACATTTACTACTGAAAATTATTATATTGCACAATCAGTAAATATCACTTCTGTTGCAGATGATAATGAAACTGATGATGTATATACTCTAACAATTTCATCAACTGGATTAACAAGTAAAACAATAACAGTAGATGTTATTGATAGTTCTAATAGTAATTTTGAAGTAATTTATGACAATGGTACTTTAGTGGATGGAGCTTCATTATCATTAAGTAACGCAGTTAATAATGGAACTTATATAAGTACGAATCAAAGTCAAGATGTTAGTGTTGCTATAAGTAATCATCCATTAAATCTTAATAAAAATGACAAAGTACATGTAGTTTTAGGATTAGGAACAAGTGAACCATCATCAATTTATTCTTTACGTAGTTTAGTTTTAGGTGATGGGTCTGCTAATAACATAAGTAATTCTAACATGATTAATGAAGTGCAAATAAACGAAGCATTATCAAATGATGGTAAAGTAGATACTTACTGGACAATAGCTGGTAATTTATCAAATATAACTTTAACATTCACATGTTATTTTGCACGAGTTAACATTTATAAAATTTATATAGAAAGAAGTGAATAATCATGGCGAATACGATAAATTCTACTAATAATCTTACATCTACAAAAATACCTCAACTATATATTAGATATTTTAATCCTAAAATAAAAGCAAATGAGACAATAACTATCAGATACTATGTATCTGATAGTACTCAAGCTGAGTATTTGAATAAGGATGATAGTAAAACTTTTACAACTATTGTTAAAATAAAAGATAAGACATATAACAAAACTACTAAAGCAGGAGAATATTCAATTGATATAGGTTCAATTGCTACAACTGGAGAAACTTATTTTAGCATCCAAACCATAGACGATAATGGTGTTGCAAGCATTGAACAATTTTTTGATATATTAATAGTTAATGATTCATATAATCAAGTGAATAACTATAACATGACAACTGCTGATTTGTCTACATATAATATAACTGTTGGTGCAACTGCTAATACAACACAAGCCAAAGCAAATAATACAGGATTGAACAACTTGTTTAAAGCAGTTGAAAATAAGGGTCATAATAAGATCACTATGCTAAATAAAGTTTATATGTTAGATTATCATTCTGATAAAGTAGTTTTACCTGACCATTTCACAGTAGACATGAATGGTGCTACATTCAAAGCAACACAATGCAATGACATTAATGTATCAAATTTAGTAGACTTGAAGGATTGCTTTGATTCACATGTTAAAAATGGTAAGTTAATTGGTAACTATGATGGATTTGACTTTGAAGCAACGAAGACTAATACTAATTATAATATCCCTGGTGAAGGATTAGCAGTTGCTGAAATCAATGGAGCTAGATATTCTTCATTTGAAAATATGGAAATGGGATATTCAGTTGGTTACAATTTAGGTGTGTTCGGTGGTAAACTAGCTGGATATGTAGGAACTCCTGGCCAGTTAGCTTTCCCAAATGCATACTATATAAATGATCAAGGTAACACAGTTAGTAGTACTACTATGAGTACAACAGAATTAATTGATATTTCAACATTGTTGGATAGGGGAGAAATACAATGTAATGTGTATTTAGGATATGGTGGATTGGCTTTGAATAAAGCAGAATTGTTTTTTCATTTTTATGATAGTCAATCTGCTTATAAAACAACAATAAAAACAAGACAATATCAAGTGGTTAAAATACCAAGTGGTTCAAAATCTATGAGAATTACTGGTTTTACTCCAACTACAACATCATCAGGTATGACAATATGCCATACAGGTGGGGCTACAAATTGTGAATTAATTAATGTAAAATCATATAACACAAGAACATGTGCAATGCACCCTGGAATATATAATCATCTACTTATAAAGAATTGTTCATTCAACTATGTTGCTGATGAAAATGAATATAAAGTAACAAAATTAGCTTTGGATTTTGAAGATGGATATGAAAATGGTAAAAATTTATTTTTCATAAACAATGAAGTTTATAATGGAACATCTGCTTTAACAATTCAAAGAGGTTTCAATTGTAATGTTATTAATTGTAGAAATTTTGGATTAGACTTAAGAGGACACATAAAAGGAGCTAACATTAAAAATAATTTCTTTAACGATGGAAGTATTTATACAACTAGTTTTGAATCTCAATCACATATTAAGTTACATAATAATACATTTTTAAAAGTATTGAAATTTTTAAAATGGGATGATACTGGTGATTATAGTACAATAGGTTTAACTAAATTAGATTGTAAACAAAATTATCAAAACAATTCTAACATTAATGTGATAATTGATAAAGCAGTTGAGAGCAGTAGTGGTGGAGAAATTACTCCTGAAACATTAACTATAAGTAATATAGAAAATATGACACAAACTGAACAAACTGAATTTTATATTCAATATACTACAAATATAGCAGTAACAAAGCATGAAGTCTCATGGGATGGTGGAAATACGTTCTACGATAAAACAAGCGATGTAGAGGTTAGTGGAACAAATTATAAATTTAAACATGATAACAAAGGTAATGCAGGAACTTACCAAATGGCTATAAGAGTTACAACTGCAAAAGGTACTACTAAGACAAGTAATGTATTTACTGTTACTCTTACAAGCGCATCTACTCCTGAACCAAGTACTATAGGTAATATGACTTATGGTAAAGGTGTGAATCAAACTACACATGTCATAAAAGACGATGCACAATGTTGGGCAACAATTAATCCAGTAACAGTTGAACAAGGAGCAACTTATACACTACAAATGGATGCTACATGGACTTGGGCATATGCTTATGACGACAATGATAAATTTGTTAAAGAGTTATTCACTAGTACTGGTAACAATAACTATAAATATACATTTACTGCGCCAACTACTAAAATAAGATATGGATGTTATGACCCAGGTAAGTATTTAACATATTGTAATTTAACTAAAAATTCAACTGCATTAACTATAAGTAATATAGAAAACATAACACAATCAGAAAAAACAGAATTCTATATTGCGTATAGTACTAATATAGCAGTAGTAAAGCATGAAGTCTCATGGGATGGTGGAAATACGTTCTACGATAAAACAAGCGATGTAGAGGTTAGTGGAACAAATTATAAATTTAAACATGATAATTCAGCAACTGCCGGAACATACAGTATGGCTATAAGGGTTACAGATTCAAATGGTAATACTAAGACAAGTAATGTATTTACTGTTACTCTTACAAGCACATCTACTCCTACACCAGTATACGAATTAACTTCAGATACAGTATTTGACGGAACTTCAAAATACGTAGACACAGGAGTAAAACTATTCCAAACTGCAAGTGACCACACATTATTCATAGATTTTGATGATTATGGAGCTTCTCAAAACTCACTTGCACATCTATTCCATTGTGCATATGAGAATGCCGACGGTGACGGATTAAAAGTATATTATAACAATGAAGATAATCATTACTATATAATAGGAAATAGACAAAACACTAGCGATGGTACTTATGAAAGTAGTTGGACATTAGTTGGAGGGCAAAATAATAAGATAGCAATATCTATATCAAAAGGTGTTGTTAGTAATATAGTAATAAATGGCGCAACTGTTGCAGTTACTAAAAATGAATATGACATGAATGATTACTCACTAATATTAGGTGCATATCAGGATGTACAAGGCAATAAGAGTAAATATTGGAAAGGTACAATACATGCTTGTAAGGTATGGAACTCAGCTTTTACAGTAGCTGAAATGAAGGAACTATTCGGCTCATCTAGTGGTGGTGGCTCAGGTGACGGTTATAGACCAGGAAGAACTCTAATATGGGAAGATGACTTCACTGGCACAACTTTAAATAGAGCTAACTGGGATTATGAAAACAACTATAGTAGACCTAATGAAGTACAAAACTATGTAGCAGGAACAAATAACGTATGGGTAGAAAATAGTAATCTTGTTATAAAAGCTAAAAGAGAAAGTTCTAATGGTAAAGAATGGTCAAGTGGTTGTATCCATACAGACAACAAACGAGAATTCATGTATGGTAGATTTGAAGCTAAAATTAAGATACCACAAACAGTCGGTTCATTCCCAGCATTTTGGACTCTAGGTGGCAATTATGAGGAAGGTAATGGTATTACCTGGCCATACTGTGGTGAAATCGACATTATGGAACACAAATATGGTTATGCTTGGACTACAGCCGGTGCGTTATATAGAACCGACTTAGTATGGGACAACTGGGATGCCAAAGATTTAGGAAGGGTGGATTCAGGTAATATAGGCAGTTTCGATGATTATCATGTCTATGCTATGGAATGGACTGCTAATAAACTAGATTACTATGTAGATGATAGACTTATAGGACATTCTGATATAAGCGATGACTCTCAATGGTTCATGTTCCACCAACCACATTATATCCTACTAAATCAAGCTTTAGGGGCTGCGGGCGGTAGTGTTCCTAGTGATATGACTGAATACACTATGTATGTAGACTGGGTTAGAGTTTATGCACCGGAAGAAGCACCGAGCGGTGGAGGTACTTCAAATCAAATTTGGTTCGAGGACACAAGTGCAAGAAGTATGGGTAAATGGTCTAAACTTGGATTAATACTTAAATTCAACGAAAGCTGGACTAATAAAGTTGTCACATGGAAATCTAGTAATACTGACATAGCAACTGTATGTGGTGGTAGAGTAGATTCTAAGGGAACTGCTGGAAGTTGTGTCATAACTGCAACAACACTAGAAGGTAATGAAGCTAGTATAACTGTTAATGTGAGTTAGGAGGAAGCACAATAAGGGTGTAGCACAACCTAAGATAATTGAAATAACAAAAGAGTGGAGAAGATTCTCAATGACTACTGTTCCACAAAATTGGACTAATGGATTCCCACAATAATGTTTAAAATAAATAGAAGGTGATAAAGATGGAAGAATTTAAATTAATACCTAACCATGAAGGATTTGAAGTATCTGAAGGTGGTAAAATTAAAGAAATTGCAACTGGTAAAATTAAAAGAGCAAAAATTGATAAAGAAACTGGAGATAGACATATTAAATTAGATGACGAAGACATAAACATAAATAAATTAGTTGATGAATTATTTAAGGTGGAAGAAGTCAAAGTAGAAGTTTTAGTCAAGGAAAAACCAATAGAAGACGAAGTAAATAAAAACATGACAATAGAAGTTGCAAAAGAAGATGAAAATGACATAGAAAATATGAACGACACAAAAGTTCAACATAACCCATTATATAATTTATTATTCAATTAGGAGGTTATATAGTTGAAAAAATTAATTAAAATGTATAATGAAAAATTCGGTGACACTTTAGGTGTCATCGATGATGATTTTAACAAGGAACAGATGTATAGAATATATTACTTTATAAAAAAATAATTGCGATGACAAAGATATACAAGAGCGTTTGTCTAAAATTAAATTAGATAAGCCTAAGACACTAGAACAACAATTAACTAAACTAGAAAGTGAAAATGGTAATACAAATGAAATGCATAATCCTTACCAAAATTTAAAGCCTTTTATGACTAATGGTAATTTTGCTTATTTTGATATAACCAATTTAAAAGTAGGAGCATATACTCCTACAAATGATTATAATCCAGCAACTAAAAAATATGTAGATGATACTATAGCAAGTCAACCTCAATTTAGTTTTAATGAAAGTGGGGAATTAGTCGTAACAATAAATGGAGTTTCTAAAACATTTGTACCTAAAACTGAATAGAAAATAGATATGAAGTAAAGTCATACCAATACTTTGGGGTGTTGGTATGACTTATAATTTATAAACGAGGTGGTAAAATAATGAAAACTCAAAATGGTTTTACACTTTTAGAAAATGCTAAAGATGTTAAAGATTGGTTAGCAAAACAAAAGGTGACTAGAAAAATAACTAGACTTCAGGTGCATCATATGGATATGCCTAGTTATTCAACTTGGGAGAAAACAGATAAAAAACTATTTTCAGAACCTCACTTTGGAAGAACTGAGTCATTGGATTCTTATGGTAGAAGTAAATGGCATAGTAGTGATGGACATGGAAAATTTATAGCTCAGCATTTTAATATTTTTTTAGATGGGAAAATAACAACTGGTAGAAACTTAAACTCCACTCCAATAGGAATTAAAGAATGGAATACAAATGCTATTTGTATTGAGATTTATGGTAATTTTGACAAAGGACATGACAAAATGACTGCTGCACAAAAGAAGGCAGTTATTTATCTTTACGGAGAATTATGCAAGAGATTTGATATTCCAGTAAACACTACACACATAAGACCACATTGCTGGTTTACTGCTGGAGGAACTTATTTAGGAAAATATGATGTTAATAGAAGTGCTAAAACTTGTCCCGGCACTGCATTTTGGGGATATGGATGTTCTCCTAGTGGCTTCGCACATTTTATAAAGGATGTAAAGAACTATGTAGATGGCAAAAAGGAAGAACCAAAAGTTGTGGATAGAAGTGGAGAAAAAGACGTACCTAATTATAAAGTAAAAGTTATAACTGATACATTAAATGTTAGATATGGAGCTAGTACATCATACGACAAAATATCAACACTAAAAAAAGGTGATGAAGTTGTAATTACCCATGAAAAAGATGGTTGGGGATTGACACAAGGTGCTAAAGGTTGGATATCTTTAAATGATAAATATGTGAAAAAAGTTGAAGTTAAAAAAGAAACACCTAAAGAAGACACAAAAATTAAATTTCAAATACAAACTTTAGATAAATTAAATATAAGAAAAAAAGCAGATTGGAATAGTGAAGTAGTGACTACTGTGAAAAAAGGACAAATATTAGACGTAGTAGATACTGTTACTGCTAAAAATGGATCTACTAAAATGTATCGTTTAGAAAGTGGTTTATATATAACTGCTTCTGAAAAATATGTGAAAATAATCAAATAAAGGAAGTGATTATTTATGTATTTACCTTTATTTCCTGAAAATAATGGAAAAAATAAAGCGTGGAAAAATATAAAAATAGTTAATAATGAAGTATATTTATACTATGCAACAGATGGTTTTATAGAAATAGTTGACGAATTGACAAGACAAACTTTAAAAGTATATCAACCTGAAACATTTATGAAGTTTTCAGGAAACACTACAACTACTGTTACTATTTTAATCCCTATGAAGAATGTTTAATTAGGGTAATGCGTAATTTATTTTAGAAGCCATGTCATACTTTGAGTATGACATGGTGATTATTATTTAGGAGGTTAATGAATTGAAAAAGTTAATTAAAATGTATAACGAAAAGTATGGAGATACTTTAGGTGTTATTGATGATGATTTTAATAAGGAACAAATGTATAGAATTTATTACTTCATAAAAAATAATTGTGACGATAAGGACATACAAAATCGTTTAGAGAAAATTAAATTAGATAAACCTAAAACATTAGAACAACAATTGACTAAATTAGAAAGTGAAAATGTTGCTATGCCACAATCAAATAGATATAGAGTTAAAAGAAAAGAAGTATTTAACTTAGATTTATTAGATGAATCTTGTGGTAAGAATATAAGAGGTAACGTAATTGATTATGTATCTATGTTTGATTTAGTAAATGTTGCTGATGGTAAAGAGATAGTAACTTGGAAATTTTCTTCTGATGATGGTCAATACACTATGACACACTATGATTACTATATACATGACTTATATCAAAAATTAACATTTAGTAAAGGGGGATTAAGTGACCCTCAACATCCTTACACTGGTACTATATCTTTTAATGATGTTAGTATAATGTTATCTTTAAAATTCAATTCATCTTGGTATCCAAATAAAAAATATGTTGAAGGTGGTAAAGAATGGCTAATTAGCTATAATAATAAAGATACAACAAAATCTAATTGGATGTTTTCCGCCACTGGAGTAGATATAATTAAAATAGGATTCCCTACGAAATGGACTTTTGAAATAGAATATTACGAAGATAATCCAAATTTTGTAATGAACTTATTTAAAGGTAATGATGTGTTAATACAACCTCTGTCAAATTTCACAAATGGTACATATAAATTTGATATAGAAAATTTAACATTTGATAAAGTATATAACTTGATAAATGATGTAGCAGATTCACCTTATGGAGGTAGTGCCCTTCAATTCTTTTATAATGGAGAAAAAGTAGGTGCATTTCTATTAGAATCATATGACCCTTATCTAACTATAGGGGTTAGAAGTTCAAGTAATTGTTTATGGGTTTCCTCATCATCAGATTGTACAAAAATAGATATCACTAATAAAACTTCTGAAGACGACCCAAATTATAGTAAAGTTACCAAACGAGAATTTTATGATAGAATTTCATTTGACGAAAATAATAATTTAGTTATAAAAATAAATGGAGTAACTAAAAAATTCAAACCAATAGACGAAGAATAAAAATGCTTATCATGTAATGCTATATAATGATAACTTATAAAGAACGTATAAAAGGAGGATAAAAACAATGGACTATGCTAGATTAGTGGATGGTCAACTAGAAATAGCACCTGAAGTAATGTATAATGAAGGTGAAATAATAGTTAACTTTAATAAAAATGAATTGTTAATGAAAGAATATGGATTTAAAGTATTAGTTGAAGATAAACCTGATTATGATGAACGATATCAAACATTAGACGTTGATAGATATGAAGAACAAGAAGATAATATCATAGCTAAATATGTAGTTATTGATAATGATTTAGATGAAGAAAAGGAAAAATTAATACTAAAATCTAAAATGGATTTACAAGTATTCTTAAAAGAACATCCTTTATTTTCTAAAGCTAAATATGAAGATGGTAGATATTATAATATAACTGCTGAAAAACAACAACAATTAACAAGTAAATTATTAATGTATAATGGATATGCTACTTTAGGAAAAGAATATAAATTAATGTGGAATGATACTGGTGAAGTTTGTGAAGAATGGAGTTTTCAAGAGTTATTTACTTTATCATGTGAAATAGATATTTATGTAACTCAATTAGTAGAGTATCAAAGAAGAAAAGAAGTAGAATTAAAAGATTGTAACACAGTAGATGAATTATATAAAGTAGTAATTGATTATGAAACTATGAAATAAGACAAGGGAAATTCCCTTGTCTTTTATCTTTCCAATGGAGGTGGAAACGTTGCCAAGAAAACAACCTTATAACAAGCAATTCGATGAAGAAAAATACAAACTAGTTAATAAATATAATAAAAATGCACTTACCGATTGGTTACAACAAATGAAATGTGAAAAGAAAAGTAAAAAAACACTATACCAATATGAACGAAATGTAAAATTATTTTACATGTGGGTGTATGAGGAACAAGATAATGTACCTATTTATCAATTAAAGAAAAAACAATTTAGAAATTACTTATTATATTTACAAGATTTAGGACTTCATGCTAATAGAGTTAACAGTATGAAAAGTGCAGTATCATCAATGTTAAATTATTTAGAAGATGATGAAGAATATCCTGAAATACAAACTAACTATATGGCTAAAATCAAAGGATTACCTAAAGATGAAGCTAGAGAAATAATATTTTTAACTGATGAACAAATAGGTTACTTATATAAAACTTTAATTAAATCTGAAAAATATCAAGAAGCACTTTTATTAGCAATATTATATGATACTGGTGCAAGAAAAAATGAAGTATATGGATTAAAATTGGATTATATTGACCCTGAAAAAAATAGAACTACTAAAAAGGTTTTAGGGAAAAGAGCGAAATGGTTTTATCTATATTATCATGAAAGAACTCAAGAAGCATATAAACTTTATGTTGCTACAAGAGATTATGAAAATGATGAATTATGGTGTAAAGAACCTAACCACAAGTACACAATAGATTGGATGTATTCCGTTGTTAAGGGATGGAATAAAATTATTGAGGAGAAATACGGTGAATATTTAGATTTTAATGTACATAGTTTTAGACATGCATTTGCTACAAATATGACAAATGGTACTCACTATGTATGTAAGAAAAAACATATAAAATTAAGTTTAACAGAAACACAACTGATATTAAATCATGAATCGGCTGAAACAACACAAAATTATATCAAACGAAATGACGAGGCGGTAATAGCTAACGCATTTGGTTGGGATAAAGAATAATTAGGAGGTTATATAAATTGAAAAAGTTAATTAAAATGTATAATGAAAAATATGGTGACAAATTAGGTGTAATTGATGATGACTTTAATAAAGAACAGATGTATCGTATTTATTATTTCATAAAGAATAATTGTGATGATAAAGATATTCAAGATAGAATCAAGATGATAAACCTTGATAAGCCTAAAACATTAGAACAACAATTAACTAAATTAGAAGGTGAACATAATAAAGTAATTCCTTCAAATAATGAATTTAAAGAATTTACATTTGATGAAGAACTTAGTACTGATACAGTTAAATATGTAAATATTAACACTTTAACTCCAAAAACAAGATATAAAGTATCAGATAATGATCGTACTATTAGACAATTAAGTATATATTATCGAATTCCAAATTCAACAGATAAAATTAATTTGATTAATGTTGTTAGTACGGTTCAACAATACGAATTTTATTGTAATACTTTAGGTAAAACAGCTGCTAATATTTTTGTTAGAAGTTACATTTATTCGTCAGTATCATATAGAATTACTTTGGGAAATACATTAGATGCATGTTCTGTTGAAAAAGTTCCACACTTGTTAAGTACTACTAACTCATTTGAGTTTACTCCTAGAGAAGAATATCACCTACTAATAAAAAATATGTAGATGATAATGTAAAAACTGCCATAAATGGTGTTAAGACTGATTTAGGTACTGAGGAATTAACTACAAATGCCAAAAATTTAAAAGGGGCAGTTAATGAACTTAATTCACAATATAAAGATATTGCGAATAAAATTGGTACAGAAACATTAAACACAACAGCACAAGATTTAAAAGGTGCAATAAATGAGGTTTTTCAATCTGCCAGTAATGGTAAAACTTTAATTGCTCAAGCTATTACTGGCAAAGGTATAAATGCAACAAGTAATGATACTTGGCAAGAATTAGCAACTAAAATATCTCAAATATTAGGCGCAACTGTAAAAATTAATTCATTAAGCAAATTATCTAATTGTAAGTTTAGATTAATTTCTTCTACATCTAATACGAGTTATACTCCCACAACTGAAACTGGTAAAAATTATAATGATGATTCTTGGAATAGTATATCTATACCACACGATTGGAGTATATATAATTCATTTAATTCTAGTTCTCCTTCAGGATATGAAGGCGGATATTTGGATGGTGGAGATGCTTGGTATAGATTTAAATTAAAGACTACTAAATTAGAAGGTCAAAAAGTATATATTTATTTCGATGGAATTTATATGGAAAGCGATGTATATATAAATGGAACAAAAGTTAAAAGTAATAAATGGTATAATCCTTTCTATGTAGAAATAACTGATTATTTAGAATATGATAACAATGATACATTAGCAGTATTTGTTAGAAATCAACAACCTAGCTCAAGATGGTATAGTGGAAGTGGTATAATAAGAAATGCTTATTTAGTATCTGCAAATGATGTTGAAATAGGAATAAATGATATTAATATAACAACTCCAACACTAGAAACTGATGTAAAAACAAATGTTGCAAATACAAAAATAGATATAAAAATTAACTCAACTACAACTAAAACTGTAAATTTAGTAAATGAAATATATTTTAATAATTCTTTAGTAAAATCAAATACAAAAGAAGTGAATTTATCTATAGGAAGTAATTTAGTCACAGATAATATACAAATAAATAGTCCAACTTTATGGGATGAATATAATGGAAACTTATACACACTAAAAACATATGTAAAAGTAGGAGAAGTTATCTATCATTCTTCTGAAATTAAATATGGGTATAGATATTTTAAATTTGATAAAGATACTGGATTTTGGCTTAATGGTAAAAATCTTAAATTAAGAGGTGTATGTATGCACCACGATTTAGGATGTTTAGGAGCTGAGGTAAATAAATCAGCAATAGAAAGACAAATAAATTTATTAATAGATATGGGTGTTAATGCAATTAGAATTACTCATAATCCAGGCAGTTCAGAATTTTTAAATACTTGTGCAGAAAAAGGAATATTAACAATAGAGGAAATGTTTGATTGCTGGACTTGTACTAAAAAGGAACATGATTTTGCTAGATACTACAACACCTATGCGAAAGAGGTTATCGATAATACAGTAAATAGAGATAAAAATAATCCATCTATAATTATGTGGTCAATAGGTAATGAAATTATAAGAACCTCTAGCTCTTATGATTCTGCTACAGCTACAGGATTTGTACAAAATATGATTAATTGGATAAAAGCTATTGATAAGGAAAGAATGGTCACAATGGGTGATGATACTCCAACGAATTCAATATCTCAAGATTGTATGCAACTATTAGATGTTGTCGGAGTTAATTATGGCTCAACATCCGAATATTCATCTGTTAAAACTGCTATAGCAAATAAATCTATTTATGGTTCTGAAACAACTTCAGCTTTATCATCTAGGGGCGTTTATGCTAGGGATGACGTTAACATGCAATGTTCCAGTTTCGATGATGATAAGACAAATTGGGGCGAATATGCAAGTATAGAATTAAAAAAACATATGACAGATATTAGTTATTTAGCAGGTATGTTTGTATGGACTGGATTTGATTACATAGGAGAACCTACACCATTTAATGCATATCCTACTAAATCTAGTTATTTTGGAATCTACGATACTTGTGGTTTCCCAAAGGATATAATGTATATGTATCAATCAAGATGGACTACTAATCCAATGATACATATTTTACCACACTGGGATTGGACAGATGGAAATATAAAAGTTTGGTTATATTCAAATTGTTATAAAGTAGAATTATTTTTAAACGGTACAAGTTTAGGTGAAAAATTACAAACTAACATAGGTGGTAAATATCAATTTGAATATTCTGTTCCATATACAAAAGGTACTTTAGTTGCTAATGGATATAATCAAAGTGGTGATATTATAGCACAAGATATAATATATACTTCTCAAGGTACACCAACAACAGTTAAATTAGCTACTGATAAAACAAGTGTTAATATAGATTCAGATGATTTAGTATTTATAACTTGTGATATAGTAGACAAAAATGGAGTAATTGTACCTATATCAAACAATAAAATTACTTTTAGTGTAGAAGGTGGAACAATTGTAGGTACAGATAATGGAGATGCTACTTGTGTTGAAAAATATAGAACCAATGTAAAATCTGCATTTAATGGAAAAGTTTTATGTGTTGTAAAGCATAATGATGTAAGTGGAAATATGGTTATAAAAGCAAATAGCGATAATTTAACTGAGCAATCAATAACTGTGGTAAAAGCAGCTAAAACAGTTTTAACTCAAAAAACTAAGCAGACTTTTATAGATGCTACAAATCCAACTATATATGATTATCCTGCAACTGTTAAAAAATATACCGTAACTAATAATTTAACAAATTGTACTAGTTCAAATGCTACAACTACAGTAGAAGAAAATGGTAGTTATTCAGCTACTATATCTGCAAATGATGATTGTGAATTGGGAACTGTAACAGTTACTATGGGAGGAACAGATATAACAAACACAGTATATAATAATGGAGTAATAACAATCAATAGTGTTACTGGAAATATAGTTATAACTGCCAATGCAGTAGCTGCAAATCCAAATTTAAACTATACATTACCACAAGAAACTGTATTTAATGGAACTAGCGATTATATAGATACAGGTGTTCAATTATTTAAAACTGACCAAGATTTCACAATAACAATGGATGTTACTGCTGATGCTCAAACATCAGAAGAGGTTAGTCTTATACACTGTATGAAAGAGGTGTCTCCATACCCAGGTATAGTTTTGCAAACAAGTGCAGGTACTGACTATTTTAATTTAAGTAAAGGTAATAATATATCATCGATATATAATGTAATACCTCTATCAGTAAGAACTAAATTAGTTATAGTTAAAAATGGAACTACTATGAAAGTATATAATAGTAATAATATTAAAGAACAATCTGCTTATAAATTTACTTCAATTGACCAAACACTAATATTAGGAGGATACCAAACACTAGATGGTGCTAAGGGAAGATTCTTTAAAGGTACTGTACACGAATTCAGCATAACTAATACAGTATATACTAATGAACAAATAAATGCTTATTTAGGAGTTAATATTGCTACTGATTAATATGTAGTAATTCATTGCACAATTTGAATCTATTGCGTAATAAAAATGTTTCCAAAACATTTATACCAAAAAGTGAGTAATTTGGTGATATAAAATGAAAAAAATACAATTTTTAAAGAAAGAAACCATAATATTTTTAATTTTTGGTTTCTTATATATTTGTTTAGAATTATTATATAGAGGTCACACACATATATCTATGTTTTTTGTAGGTGGATTGTGTGGAGTACTTATAGGTTTAATAAATGACAATACTCCTGATATGCCATTATTTTATCAATGTATTTTAGGTACTACTATAGTTACCTTAATTGAGTTTATATCAGGTTGTTATTTAAATATATATTTAGGTTTAGGCGTATGGGATTATTCTCATGTGCCTTTTAACTTTTTAGGGCAAGTGTGTCTTCCATTTAGTATAATATGGATGCTTCTATCCATACCAGTTATATATTTGGATGACTACTTAAAAAATAAATTATTAAATGAGGTGTAATGAAATGATTGATTTAAATGTTTTATCTAATTATTTAGTTTTAGTAGTGGTAGGAATATGTGTATGTGTTGGTTATGTGATCAAAACAAGTTTTCCTACAATTGACAACAAGTATATACCACTTATAATGGCAGTATTAGGATTAGTTTTAAATGTTTGGTTAAGTGGTTTTCAAATTAGTGGCGAAATTGTACTAGGTGGATTATTTAGTGGATTAGCTAGTACCGGATTGCATCAAGCATTCAAAAATCTAATTAATCAAGATGAAAAATAAGAAGGTGATTAAATGAAAGAATTAATTAAAGAGTTTAATAAAATTTGTAGAGAACAAAACATGCCTTACATTATAGATGATGACTATAATGAAGATGAGATGTATAAGATTTTATATTTTATAAGTTGTTTCCAAAATGAGTATTTAAATGAAATTATATTTACAAAAATACTTCCTACATCAAAACCTAAAAATAATGTTCAAAAAATACATTATATAATGATGTCAATGGACGATGCCCCACGCTAAGGAGATGAAATTAAATGAATGTATCAGATAGAGACCTTGCCCCACAACCATCTGTGGGAATGCAAGAAATAATACGTATATTTAATAAAGAATATAGTAAAATAATAGGATTTACTATTAATACTGATTATTCTCAAAACGAAATGTATCAAACTTGTGTATTAATGCATACTATAGTTGAAATTTATGGCAATCGAAACTATCCATTAAATAAATATTTAAACGACTTAAAATATTATTTAATGGATAGTACAAAACCATGTAGCAATATAGATGAATATAATGCTGATTTGACTTTAAATATGATTAATGATTTATCAGAGGGTAATAATCAATAAGGAGATGAAATAAAATGAAAGAATTAATTAAGGAATTTAATAAATTTTTATATGCAGAACATGGTGTTACATTAGATTGTAATTATAATAAAGATGAAATGTATTTAATATATTGGTTTATAAGAACAACTCTAATGATATCATATGACAATATGAGTAATTATTGTGATGTAGAGTTAATCAAACGTTTATTAAAAACAATCAATTTAGGTAAACCTGAAACTGTATTTCAACAAATGAAGTCTGTACAATTACATACTAAAATGGGACAATAAGGAGGTAAATATAATATGAGTGAATTATCTAAACGAGAAATATTAAAAAGAGCGAATGAATTTAAACGTAAAGAAGAAGTTCCAAAAGAAATTAGAAGTATAGATGAAGCACTTAAAGAAAAAGAAATTAGAGAAACTCAAAATCTTAAAATTAAATTAGAACAAGATAGATTATGTGCAGAAATGATGAATATGGAGCAAATTGCTAACATACTAAATAGTACTACTGATGCTCAAGCTGGTTGTCCTATAAAACAACCTAAACAAAAAGTAGAATATAAACACGTTACTTGTAATCATCAATGTAATTTATGTAATGAAGTAGATTGCATTGAAAGAGAAGAAGAAATGCATTCAGTTGGATGTCATTGTTCAAAATGTTGTCCTAACCCAAGAAAAAATTGGTTACAAAGACATAAACATACAATTGCTATTGTAGTTTTATGGTTAGCACTTATTGTGTTAGGTGTAGGTTGGTCTCCATCAGGAGGTACATTTGATGCTATACAAAAAAGTTACGTTGAATTAATTGTAAACTTTTTCAAAATGTCAATATTTGCAGTTGCAGGGGTAGTAACATGGATATTGTGTAAAAGAGACAACAAATAGCCATGTATCGTAAGGTATTTGCTTTATTTTTATCAATGTTGTTGATAATAGGAGGTGTGACAAATTGTTACGCCTCCAGTGGAGCAGATATTATTTACGACATATTGAACAAGGACAGTGAAGAAAATAATACTTGTACTTCAATTATATACAACATCATTAATGGGGAAAAAGAAACTAAAAAAGAAATTAAACTAGTAAAATATGATCAATTCAAAAAAGAAAAAGTAACACCAGTACCACAAAATAGTTTCAACTTAGACATAAAAAATAGAAGTAACAATGATAATGACTATATTTTAGGATTAGATATAAGTAAACATAATGGAAGTATTGATTGGAATGCTATTAAAAAAGCTAATATTAAATTTGTTATAATAAGAGCTGGATACGGAACTACCCCAAATACAGATATTATGTTTAAAAGAAATATTGAAGAAGCCATAGAAAATAATATGATAATAGGTGTTTATTGGTTCTCTTATTCATATACATCTGATATGGAGTATAGAGAAGCCAAGGCTTGTTTGGAAACAATAAACAAGTATAAAGAATACATAAATTTACCTGTATTTTATGACTTTGAATATGACAGTATTAACTATGCTCATAAAATGGGTGCATCAATAAGTGAACATAAAGTTAATGAGTTAGCAAGAATCTTTTGTGATACGATTAAAAAAGAAGGATATGAAGTTGGTATTTATACTAATTTAGATTACGCTTCTAATTATTTTAGTAGAGATACATTAGATAAATATCATACTTGGATTGCATCTTGGACAAACACTTGCTATTATAAATACAATTATATAATATGGCAATGTAGTGATAGCAAGTGGATAAATGGCAAAAGATTTGACTTAAATAAATTATATTATAATCGTTTTGAAAAGATGATTAATAATGAAAAAAATTAAAATACTTATGCTAATGATTATAATCATTATGAGTTCTTTTATTCCTTCTTACTCATATGATTTAAAACAAGAAATTCCTATAGTAAAAAAATCTCAAGCCTATGCTTGTATGAAAGATAGACATGCTAGTAAAGAATTTCTTGATGATATAGATTTTGTATATGATTATTCTAGTGAATTAGGTGTAGACCCTAGCATAATTATAGCTATTTCAGCTATTGAAACAGGATATGGTAAGTCACATTTATTTGTAGCGTTTAATAATCCAGGTGGTATAAAATCAGTGAAACATCATGGTTGGGAAAGATTTTCCACATCAAAGGATGGCTACAAACATATGATTAATTTAATGGCAACATATGCTGGTATAATCAATCGTCATAGTTATTTGTTCAATAAAGCTCCAACTACTGAACAGTTAGGTAATTATTATTGGGTTGAAAATGGACGTGATGCAGGATATCACAAACAATTAACTAGAATGATTAAAATAATGCAAAGTTATCCTATTAAAGAAAGTGAAAAAAAGATAACTTCTAAAATAAAAACTAATAACTCTCTTTCAAAAGATGAAAAGAAAATTGAAACAAAAACATCTCCCCTAGATATAATTTATAATATATTAAATAATAAAAATGATAGTTTTAATGCTTATGATTATATTATGAGTTATATAAAATAACCCCTTACTAAATCTAGTAAGGGGTTTTCTTTTTTTTTTATTCTTTTTCTTTAGTTTCTTTTTTACTTTGTTCCTCTAATTTTGCAATCAATTCATTTACTTGTGCCTGAAGTTGAAAGTATCTAGCCTTCCATAATATTATCTCATCTTGTTTAGCAGCTAATTCTTGTTTATATATGTTCAATATAATTTCTTTATCAAATTTTTCATCCATGGTATCAATCTCCTTTATAATTTATTTTTGCAAGAATTAATTCTTACATTTATAATATACTTAACTTATGTAAAAAAGTGAACCTATTTTTTAATTATTTTCTTCAGCATATCGAAAAACATATCCATAGGTAGTTTTACTTCTCCCACTCAAACAATTACTTATATTACTAAAATTTCTAGCTTTACCAAAATATTCATTTGCATCACCAATACATTCAAATCTTTTTATAAAATTACCTTCTTTGTCATACATAAGTATTGCTTTTGCGTTGGGACTATCTTTTCCTTTTAAACTTTCACTTATTTTTTTCTTATGTTCTTCGCTAAGAGTTTTACCTTTATTACTTTTACTTATTTTCTTCTTAGTTTCTTCGCTATGAGTTTTACCTTTATGATTTTCACTCATTTTCTTCTTAGTCTCTTTACTATGATGTTTTCCCTTTCTACTTTCACCAGCTCTTTTATTTTTAGTTCCATAATTATTATTATACTCATACGTACACCATTCAAGATTATTTACATTGTTATTACTAGGATTTTCATCTTTGTGATTTATTATAGGTAAATTATCAGGATTAGGGATAAATGCCATAGCAACTAAACGATGAACCTTGTAATTTTTCCCCTTTCCATTTTTAGATAGTGTCAAAACATTATAACCATATTTGTCGTAATATTGTTTTAAGAGTTTTGGCTCACCACTCCCTCGATAATTTAAACTCCTTACACTTCCTAAATTACTAACTTCATATTTGCCTTCATAACCTTCAATTTCTTTTCATATTTCTTTCATATTACCATCTCCTAAATTTTAATTATCTTGCTTCTCTATCAGCAAGGTGTAATAATTTACCCACGTCATTGATTGGAGTCATATGATTTTGAATTAGTCCAGCTATTTCCAGTATATTTGATTTTTTCATTCCTAAACTATTTAGTGTATCTATACTTAAATACGCCGATACATTTTCATGTTTAGGGAAGTGATAATGTATTCCATCTTTATCAATCATAATACATTCTACTTTACCAATATCATGCAATAAACTAGCAACAAGTAAATTTTGATTCGTTGATCCAAATTCAATCAATTTTTTATATGTTGTATACATATGCCTATCAATTGATAATGTATGATGTATTGAATTTTGAGAGACACCGATACAATCATCATTCCTAGTAAGTTTTAGAAAATTATGATAGTCATATAATGATAGCTCACCATCGCATATTTTATCTAAAAATCTTCTATGATAAAAATGTTCCTCAGAATCTTTGTCATATTCTAAAACTAATGAATCAAATCCTTCATTTAAGGTTGGTACATTGAAATTTTTATATATGTCATGTATCTCTTCATAAGACCATTGACCTTCACGTCGAGAGTTCCAATAATAACATTGATACAAACTCTTGTAAACAAATATTCCTTTTATAAATAAGGTATAAGGTTTAAGTTCTTTGATTATATATTCTCGATGTTCTTTAGTTGTGTTAGTGTCATCATAGTAAATACATTTACCTTGTTTAAGAAGTTCTTTGACTTCTTCTAATTCCTCAGGTGTATTTATGCTATTTACTATAACTTCGTCAACCAACCTATGTTGTTTTATGAATCTTGATTTGCCTGAACCAGGCAAACCAATCATCATTTTTAGTATTCCTCTTAATTTCATATCATCACTCCTTCCCTTTATAATATACTTAAATTGTATGAAAAAGTGAACCTATTTTTTTTTAAAGTTATCCTGCAATCATAGTTCCTCCTTTTAACCATAAATTACTTGGCATCTCTTCTAATTCCTCCCAATGTTGACTCAAATATTCTTCAGTATCTTTTTCAGTATTATACCACTCTCTAGGTATTCTTACTATTTTGATTCCCATATTATCAATTTTAGGTAGAGTGTTTAGATCTATACCGTCTTTAAGATGAAGTTTTTGTGTAAAAGAACTAAAATCTATTTCATGATGAATACGATGGAATTTATATTTTATTTTGGCATATTGTGGATAAACATCAACTAATATTTGAGATTTAGCTTGTGTACCTAAATCATTATAAAATTCTTCACTATTTCCACCTTTTTTAATTTTTTGTGTAGTTATTTTTTCCGAATTAAAAGCATTTAATTGTAATGTACAATATCCTTTAGTTAATACATCAAGACTCAATATGCTATCTTCATTCCATGTTCCTCTCCAGCAATTCTCTCCACAAAGTTCATTATTTATTAGTATTATAGAATACATTCTAGTGTTAGTTGTAAAAGCAGGATAATATCCTTCACCTACAACAAATCCTGTATAGTTTAAACTTGATATTGCTACATTATCGTATCTATCGCTAATATCTTCTAATACTTTTAATGATATACCACTTCTTGTTAAAAGTCTTCTTCCTCTATATCTATAGTCGAATGTGTCAAGGTTATCATCAAATACAAAATGTTTTTTGAATCCATTTAACTTGGAATGATGTAAGCAAAAGTTTCTAGCAGCTCCAGGACCGACACCTACATTTAATCCATATTTAGTTATATAATCATAATTATCTTTATAACTCATATCTAATTCTAATATTGTAACATGTTTATCCCATCCAAAGTTTTTCTCATACAACTCTTTTTCTTGTGGTTCTACTACTAAATAATGGTCTACACCACATTGAGATAATACAAAACTAGTGTGCCATGTTTTTCTTTCGTATCTTCCCTTTGAAACTATATAAACAGGATATTTAAGTAATTGTTTTTCAGTTGTTATTACCCTTAAATCTTTAAATGCACCATGTTTAATAGGTTCAGGTGCCCATACACTTTTAGTTTTGTCACTTATATTTTGAGTGAATACTTCACTTAATCGTGCAGAATCATAAAACTCTTTATCAAAATAAAAATCAATTTTACAATATTCACTCAATGCAAAATCAGTTTCATATTCAGGTAATCCAACCCAATGGTCTTCCCATTCTTTACGTTCTCTAGGTTTTTTCTTACTTGGTTTTTTGAATTTCATTAAAGGTAATGCTATATCACTTATATGAACTTCTTTTACATCTTTTGTTAATTCCAAGTCATTAAGTTTATTAAATTCATGTAAATCCTCTTCACTTCTAAAACGTGCTATTATTCTACGTTCTTCCATATTCCCATCCCCCATTTATTATTTATTTATCTTACACTTATAATATACTTAACTCATAAAGAAAAATGAACCTATTTTTTAAAAAAAATATCCCACAAGTTTCACCTCATGGGATATTTGATTTTAGATATAATTGTATATTTCACCTAAGTTATCTATAGTAGGAATATCACCAATAGGCTTGTTAGCGTTGTGATTACTCCTCATTAGTATAGCTTTTCCATTAGGATTCTTTTCTTGCCATGACCTTATGTTAGTTATATTGTCATCTATAAAGACATCACCATTTATCATACCTTTATTTTTGATAAAAATTATATGATCTTTTTTGAAATATGGTATTCTTTTTAATAACCAATCTCGTTTACCTGATTGTGCTTGTTCACCAGTAGTATCAGAAACTATATATACTTTATGCCCATTATCAATGAGCGTTTTAATCCAATGTATACTATTATTTTTTTCATGAACTTTGTTAACTAAAAAAATCATAAGTAATTAAATCAAATATATTTTCTTCTAAATTTAAAGTTTCATTAATTCTCCAAAATGTTATGTCTTTAGGCAAATAGTTAGTGGAATAAGTTTCGTTATATTCGTTTAATAGATCGTCTATAAAAGTAGTTATTACATCATCATTATCCAGTAGAATTGTTAATCGCTTCATAAATATTCCCCTAATCATTTTCGTTTACTTCATATGTCATCATAACGTCATATAATTTAGATGGAATTTCATTTTTATATTCATTAGCTATTTCTTTTATATAATTTTCTTTAACTATTTTATAGTGTTTAAAGGCTTCTTCTAAAGAATGAAAATATTTTTTAAAAACATCATCTCCTAATTGACATTCAGCTATATAGCTATTTCCCTCTTTTCTCACTCCTATAGGCATACTATTTTTTCTTAAAGATATATTTCTTATAAATAATTTATTTATTCTCTCAGGCACATAAATACATGTTTCAGGTGAATAAACTTTATTATTTTTAACTAATATGTCTTTATCCAAACACATTCTTTGACCTGCTACTTCATAATAATTTTTGTAATGCCATTGGGCGAAAGTTTGTAAGTCATACCATTCCTTACAAACTTCACAACCTTTATAACTTGTATATTTTTCTTGAAGTCTTTCACTATAACATCTTTCTAACATACCACACCAAGTTTTATACGCCTTTTTATCATCTTTGAAATTATACTCACCATTCCCTAAATATCCTACCCCATATGTTCTAGGCTCATATACACATTTTATATCACCAATTATGAAATGAGAGTATTTCGTATGTTCTTTCGTCCACCCATATTTAGGAAAATATACATCTATATCATTAGCATTTCTATATTCTTTTATAATCATTTTACTACCGAATGTGTTATAATTAATTTCTCCTGTTCTATCTATTATTTTCCTCACATTAACCCTCTCCTATTTTTATTTTAATTATTTTAAAAATCACCTGTGCTACCGTATCCATTCCTATCAGGATTATTTAAATGTTCTACCTCAACGAACGTAAATTTATTAGTCATACTCTCCTCTATTTTTATTTGTACGATACGTTGTCCAATTGATACTTCACCAGCTCTAGTTGCAAAGAACATGCAACTGTACTCGTCTTTGTTTCCGCAATAACTTGTATCTCCAATTCCCATGGAGTTAGTTAATAATAAACCTGTGTTTTTAAATGTACTTGAACGTGGTAATAAGTGTAATTCATGGTTAGGAGGTAATTGTAAAGCGAATCCAAGTTTAACTATTACAACATCGTCTTTAACATAATGTATTGTATCATGTTTATTTTCATCATACCAAACTACTTCATCATAATTATATCGTCCTCCCTCATCAGGTGATACAGTTCCTATTTTAGACACGTATGTGTCAAGCCAACAACCATTGTGAGCTTCAGGTAATTTACTATTTTCTCTTATTTTTCTTATTTTAACATCTAACATAATATCAATCTCCTTTAATTTATATAATTTATTTTCCTTTTTTTCTTTTTATCTTAGCTTTTTGTTGCTTTTTCTTTTCTTCTTCCTCATGTTTAATTTTACATTCTTCAACATAATTTAATGTCAACTTCATTCCTTGTTTCATCCATCTATTATAATATTTATTCCATAATTCTAAGTCTACATCTTTTAACTCATACAAAGTAACTCTTTCATTGTTCAAGTCAATCCAGTACTTAGTTGAAAATACTTCATAATGACTTTCATAAAATCTCTTTACCCATTTTCTACTTGATGTGTGACAAAAACATGGAAAATAACTTTTTATCGTTGAATCCATTATTTCATAAATTTCATTTCTAGTCATTAATCTCCCTCCTTCTTATTTATTTTTATCAGGTAAACATAACACTATGAGTAGTGCAAATGCTCCGAAGAAGAATCCTAATATCGTCCATGCTATGTAATTTCTACCTTTTTCTTTAGCAACATAACTACTAAAAAATCCAAAGATACATCCCCATATTAGTGTAGCCATAATCCCAACTCCTTTTTATATTATTAATATGTTATAAGATTTAGTTCTTCCATTTTATCAATTCCTCCTTACATCTATAATATACTTAAATTATATAAAAAAATGAACCTATTTTTCTAAATAACATATACATAATGCTATACTATCAAATATATCACTTGTTTTCTTGCTATTATTTTTATCAGAATATTCAATATCAAGGTTAGTTTTTTCTTTAATAGCATTGGCTACATCCTCTTTGGATGCCCTACCACTTCCTGTCACCTTCTTTTTAACAGTAGAAGGATAATATAATTGTATCTCTTTATCATTGTATTGGATAGTTCTAATGACCATTCCTTTTAAAACATTTACTTGTAATACTGATTTACTATTTTTAACAGGTATACTATCTTCTATAACAATAATATCAATCTCATTTGAATCTAATATATTTTGAATTTCTTCACATATATGTGCTAATCGTTCTATTGTGTTATTAAAATCAGTTTGTTTAGTTTTAATTGTCCCATAATCAAGAATGAGGTATGATTGTTGGTCATACCTCACTATAGAATATCCAGTACATGATAATGATAAATCTAATCCTAAGACATTTTTATTCTCCATTTTACTTTTCTCCCCTATACTAAATGATTGATTGTTATATCAAAATATTTTTTATTCTCTTTTCCGCTATATCAAAATATTCTTTCACTTTTTCAACACCTATAAACATTCTATTATTTAACAAAGCCATTTTTCCCGTTGTATTGGATCCCATAAATGGGTCAAATATTAAATCATTTTCATTACTCCAACTTAATATGTGGTCTTCAGCCAATTGTTCAGGGAATATTGCAGGATGTTTATGTGCTATTTTATCTTTTGTATTAAAACCATTACCTACAACATATCTCCATATATTATTTCTTGGAGAAAAGTCAGGCACTGGTTTTATTTTATCAGTCTCTTTTAAGTCGCCATCCTCATCTCTTTGTGTGTTTTTTCCCCAATTTGTATGTCCTGCCCATTTATTAGGTTTGTCACAAATTAAATTTGTCGTTTTAGGCTTTCCTTTACTAAAAACAAACATATATTCAAATATTTGAGTATATCTATTACCATTCCTTCTTGCAGGGAAGCTACTAGTATTCTTTTCATATATCATTGTATCATGTAAGTTAAATCCTATTTCTTTAAAATATAATGCCTGTTTAAAAGATGTTCCTGTTTCACTTCCATTTTTTACTCGGTCTCCTACTACCCAAACAACAATTCCACCATCTTTAGTTATTTTATATAATCTATCAGCAACTTGCTTAAATACATCAAAATTCCAAACTAAAGTACCTTTGTAATTTCTTAAATCATCATAAGGTGGGGAAGTGACTGTCAAATCAACTTGAACCCCTTCCTTAATTAATTTATCTATAACTTCTAAGCAATCACCATTATATAATTTATATTTTTCGTCCACAATTAACACCTCCTGAAAACATTTTATTCTCCATTTTTATTTTTCTTCCTTATACTAAATGCAATTGCTACACATATTGATCTATAAATATGATTGTTTTTGCCTTTACCTTTATTAATTATATCCCCTATATTGATATATTTTTTAGCAATATATCTAAACGTTTCAAGTAAGGTGTAATTACCTAGCCCCATAATTTCTTTTATAAAAAAACTACTTTTCATTTCCCCAATTTTAACTCCATTTTCATCTATAACTCTATATATACCACCTATTATTTTGTTATAAGTGAATCTAAATTCTAAAGAAGGAGTTAACTTTTCTTTTTCAAATACAACCACATCAACTTTGTTATCCTTTATTAAACCTGATAAGAAGTTACAAATCGTGGTTATCTTATCAAAATCCCCTTTAAGTTTTTCCGTATCTATTTCCCCATAATTAAATGTATTATTTTCATCATCATATACGCAATATGCAGTATTATTTTTACTTAAATCTAATCCTAATATAATCATTATTCTCCCTCAATTTCTTCTTTAATTAACTTATATAATTGAATATACGAATTGCATATTGCATCATCGTTTTCAAGTATATAATCAGCAACCACATCTTTAAAATCTTCTTCATCACGTTTATATCTATCAATCATTTCTTTTATATTAACGTTTTCATCTCTATTTATATATGCTAATATTCTATCTCTATCATCTCTTGTTATTAAAATTGATACGATGTTATCTTTAAATTCACTCTTTGATAATTCATTTAAACCATAAGGATTAACTATAGTCATTGCATAAGGAGTGTCCATAACTTCTTTTTTACTTAATCCATATTTATAAATCTTATTTTCACTTTCTATAGTATATGATGTAGTTTCTAAAAATTCATCATCGTCTACCATTTTTTCAAAAGTTGAATCATCTACAAAGTGATATGTCTTACCATCTTCTTCCCCAGTTCTCATAGGTCTAGTTGTATGAGAAACTAATGGTTTTATTTCTTTAAAATCAGATAATAACATATTCATAAGTGTATCTTTACCACTTGCACTTTTTCCTACCAATAAAAATACTTTTTTATTTAACACGATTTTACCCCCTTACACCCTAGTGTTTCCAATGGGTTCAGAACCATCTTTTACTTTTTCTAACACATAAAGCTCATTTTTTGTCAAAATATGCAAATACTCATCTTTTTGATAAATTTTTGGAGAAACTAACAAAACACGTTTATTTTCACACTCCAAATATAATAACCCAAGTCCTGTCTCAACTAACTCGACATGTTTATCGATCCACTCCAAATGATGTTGAAATTCACCAGTCACACTCATTTTAACGACTTTATACATAAACATCACCCTTATTTATATTTTTTTCTCAACTTGTCAATTTCATCTTCAGTCAATGGTGTTATATCATCTCTATCTAATGTTATCTTGATCAAAATACTTACTTCATTCATCTTATTAAATAATATTCTACCTCTTTTATTATTTAGTGTGAATATGGCACTTTGATTACTACTTATAATTTTTCTAGCCAAATCATCATCTAAACTTAAAGTTGTCTTATATAGTTCAAATAACTCTTTACCCTCACCTGATAGTTTATCAAAATCAATTGTGTCATTGGACGATGTGAAAGTCATATCATTAGTCACGTCTACTCGTTTTTCTCCAAATGGAACATACTTTCCATCAACCAATATAAATAAAACACCTTCCACTACTTTGAAATTGTTATCTATTTCCACATTTTTTCAACCTCCTTACACTTATAATATACTTAAATTGTGTAAAAAAGTGAACCTATTTTGATGTTATTTCCTCAAACATTTCGTGAACAAATTTCCATTTTATATCGTCTTTATCTTCGTTGATCGTGTAAACAACTAGTCCATTATTTTCTTCCACAGTAGCTATTGTTAGGTCTTTACCTTTAAAATTATTCATATAACACACATAATAACCATTACAATCACCATGTTGTAAATCATCTTTTAGTCTAACTTTGTCCCCAACTTTATATTTCATAAAATCACCCCTTTATTATTTATTTGTTTCTTCAATTCTATTATTTGTAATTTCTACAGCTCTCGAATTAATATCACAACCTATATATTGTCTTCCTAATTCTTTTGCTACAACTAAACTCGTACCACTACCACAGAAAAAGTCAGCCACAACATCTCCTTCATTAGACGATGCTTTGATTATTCTTTCTAATAATGCTTTAGGTTTTTGTGTATTATATCCTACTCGTTCTCTTGAAGAAGGTGGTATAAAGGGTATATCACACCATACATCACATTCAGGAACACCTTTATTCTCAGTGACTAAATATTTTTCACCATTTTTAAATCTATGTAAAACATGCTTTTTTCTTTCTTTACTACCTTTTGTATAGTCCTTTAATTGAACATTAAAGGTATATTTTTTTGTATTTGTCTTAGTATAAAACAATATATTATCATGTAATGACTGATATTTATTTGATTTCCCAGTCCAACGTTTATAATGCCAAATTATTTCATTTCTAAATCTATCAATTCCAAATATTTTATCCATTTCAACTTTTAGGTAATGAATTAATCTATAGTCACATTGAAGATAAATACTTCCTGTATTCTTTAATACTCTTCTCATCTCAATCAATCTTGGTTTATACCATTCCATAGCTTGTTGTGGTGTTCCTAACTTATCGTCATAGTCTTTGAATTTTTTACCTGTATTATATAAAATATCGCAATATATCAAATCAATTGATTCATCTTTCATTTGTTTTAATAATTCTAAATTATCCATACAATAAATTTTATTCAATTCCATATATCCATCCCCTTTATTTTATAAAACTCACTAGAAGTTAATCTAGTGAGTTGTTTTTAATCTATTTAATTTCTTCTCCATTTCTCATTCTTGTGACAAATCCGACAAGTGTATAGAAGCTATACAGTTCTAATTTTCGACCAGCAATTGAACTTACTCCAAATTCATCTTTTATTTTTTTTATTAACATACTTTTCATTTTACATTACCTCCATTTTATTATTCACAACGACTAAATCCACATTTATTACAAGTCACGCAACCACCAACATTATCTAATGGTTCTTTACATTCAGGACATAATCCTTTGTCTAATAATTCTTGTATACTTTCATTTGCTTTTTGTATTTTGTCATTTAAAACTTTTAAATCATCACTTATATAAGCTTCTTTTTTCTTAACTTCATCTTTAGCTTGATCATTACTAATTTCTTTCACAGTTTTTTCAATCATATTTAATATTGCAGTAGCACATGATTTGCCAGGGCTTAATTTTTTACCAGTACATCTTGCTCTTGCAAATGAATTACAAGCACCACAACCTTCATACGCTTTTTTCACATTATCTAATGTACCACCTAATCTAAGCATACCACTCATACTTATTACAGTACTATCTATGTTATGCTCACATCCACCGTTTCCACTACGTTTAGTGTAAAATTCAACAAGTTTATTTTCACTAGGTGAATATCCTATGAATAGATTAAGTTTACCACATCCAGTATATACTTTACGTTTTACATATATTGTGTCATCAGGAATCGGTGCCCATTCACCACGTTTTAATTCGTTTTCTTTAGTTGGTTCTTCCTTTTTATCATCCATTGTTAATACGCCCATACGTTTACAACCATCTCTAAATATTGTAACTCCTTTTAATCCTTTTTTCCATGCTTTAATGTAAATGTATTGAACATCTTCTACTTTTGCATCATGTGGTAGGTTTATTGTTGATGATATTGAAGCATCTATATGTTTTTGCCAAACACTTTGGATATTAATTCTTTCATCAAAATCTAAAGTTTGTGCAGTTACAAAATAATCAGGTAAATCTTTATCATCATTCAATTTATGTGATTTCATATATTCTTCAACTATAGGAGTATAAACTTTATAATATACATCTTTATCATGTAAACTTTCAGTTTTTCTAGTATAATGTGTGGCAAATATAGGTTCTATTCCACCTGTGATTCCTAACATTGTTGATAATGTTCCAGTTGGTGCTATAGTTAAAAGTTGTGAATTTCTTAAACCATATTTTTTTATTAACTCTTTAGTTTCTTTACTAGCATTATTTTGTATAAAACTTGATTTAAGTATTTTGTCGATATTGCATTTAGGAAAAGTACCTTCTTCTTTAGCTAATAAAGATGATGCTTTTAAAGAAGAATCAGCTAATGTACGACCAATTTCATCACATAATTCTAATGACTCTTTATCTCCATATTTCAAACCAAGTTTTATAAGCATATCCCCTATACCCATAATTCCTATACCAATTTGTCTATAATCTCTAACAGTTTGCTTTTGTATTTCTAATGGGTGTAAAGGTAAACCTTCATCTAATACATCATTCATTGCTTTAACCACAACAGGTATATCCTTTTTAAATTGTTCCATATCAAATTTTCCATCTTTTACATAAGCACTTAAATTAAAACTTCCTAATAAACAACTTCCACCGTTTGGTAATGGTTCTTCCAGTTTTGTTATCGTAAAGGCTTTTTATCCTTTACTTCTTACAGTTTCCTATAAGCTCGGCATATATTTTCACTCTTACGAGTGTTGGGAGCTCGTGGAGAGATTATTGCTTTCATTTTAACGCTCACTCTCTATGCTCTACAGATAGCATTAGATATTACTACCCTCGGTATTACCATATCCTATTATAAGGACTTAGGCTCTCTTACCACCTTAGCCTTTCGGCTTAGTTGACCGATACACCCCAATTTTTTACTTGAGCCAAATCACTTAGCACAAGGATTAACTCCAGCATATTCAAATTCATCATCTTCACTTAAAATATTATAATCTTCAATTGTGTCCCAATATAAGATTCCAGGTTCTCCCCAATCATAATTGTTTTCACATAATAATTTGAATAAGTCTCTAGCTTTATATATTTTGTTTACAACTTCTCCAGTTGGTAATTCATAAGAACAAACATGAGTTTTATCATGTACTACTTTATCCATAAACTCATCATCAACTCTAACAGAAATATTAGCTTTTGTCACTTGATCAGTATTAGTTTTCATGTTTATAAATTCTTTTATCTCAGGGTGATTAACATCCATAGATATCATAAGTGCCGCCCTGCGCCCATTTTGACCAATTGTTTCAGCAACTTGAGAGAATGTAGGCATGAACGAACACGCTCCACTTGTTGTTTTAGCAGTATTATTAACTACACTTCCTATAGGTCTAAGTTTTGATATATCAATACCACAACCCGTTTACACCCCTACTTTCGTAGTACTTTAACACATTTTATTTCAAATGTGGGACTAGACTATCTCTTTATCCTCACAATTCACGTTGTGGTGGGATACCATGCACTTCGAGTGGTAGCCTATCTTCCACCCTACTAATAGTCGTTACACTTTTTTAATAATCAATTATAATTTTTAAATCTTTACATTTATAATACTTAATCAATGATGAATAAGAAGCATTGAAATTCTTTGATGCATATTCACTTGCTTCTTTAATGTTATTGAATTCTTTTATAAATGAATTATTTTTATATAGTTTACATTTTTTGTCAGTGGTGTGTTCTCCTGCTCTTCCTAATTTTTCAAATGAATATTTATTATTATATCTTACATCACACCATTCTAAATTTGTAAAATGATTATTTTGTCTATTCCCATCTATATGATTTATTATGTCATTGTTTAAATTATCATTTTGTATAAATGCACTTGCTACTAATCTATGTACTCGTCTAAAAAATCTACCATTTTCATTTCTTAATCCAATATACAAATAACCATCTTTATCTTCTTTAGGATTCATTATTTGATATTTACGTTTACCTTTTATTTTATATATAACTCCATATTCATTTATCATATAGTTAGGGAATTCTTCTATATCCCTCCACATCAATCCATATCACATCTTTTCATTAATCATTTATTTCAATTGATTATTAAACTTAGCACGGTATTGTCCTCGACTTTACGTTAGGAGTTTCACCGTTAGCACGTTTACACGCACACCCCTAGGCAATTGGGTTCACATGGTTGTTTTCTAATATATTACTATATTAGGGTGGCTTAGATACTCCAACCACCGTAAGAAAATGTTCTAGCTAAATCACTACAAGTTTTGTATATGTCTTCTATTGAATCGTCAGTTGAAAGAACATAGCAATTTGAGTAAGTTACTTTTTTTCCTTCTTTTTGTAAACCTCTATTACTTAATATACGTCCTCCAAATAAAAAACGTTGTTTTTCCATAAGTTCTCTAATATTTTTATCTCCATTAGACACTCTATCTAACCATTCATCAAATGTTTCACCATTATGTTGATATTTTCTTTCCCAAATATTTCTTTGTAACTCATTCATTTCCCACATATAATAAATCCTCCTATATTTCTTCATCTAATTTTTCATTTAAAAGTGTAAGTAGATCTTCATAAACAGACCCAAACTCTTCTAATGTAAATCTTAAGCTATCTATTGTATCTTCAGAAGTATCATTTTCATCAGTTATAGCATATATCACTTTTTCCAATCTATTGAATAAAGATTGACTATCATCAGCATATAATTTTAGTTCGTCATTTATATCTTTCATTGTAATTCCCTCCCAATTTATAAATATTTGTAAGATTTATCTTACATTTATAATATACTTAAAACTATTAAAAAAGTGAACCTAAATTTTTATTTTTTTAAATCATTTTTCATCACCTTCTTTATTTAATCACCTCTTATATTTATAATATACTTAAATTATACAAAAAAGTGAACTAAAAAACCCAAGAAAATTCTTGGGTTTAGTATTTATAACATTATTTGATTGTTCTTTTTGTTAATTATTTTGATCTTTTTAGGTGTACCTGAAGCATACATACATTCTTCGCCATAGAATTTAAGTTGTTCTTTAGCTAATTTGCTACCGTGGTGAATATAAACATCATCGCATCTTATTTGTTTAATATAACTTATTAGTTCATCACGTTGGATATGTCCTGTGAAAGTATGGAAAACCTTAATTTTACATCTTATTTTAACTAAAACATTATCTATTAGTACTTCTTTATCACCACGTTGGATTTTACCTCCTATTGTGTTAGGTGAGCAATAACCAATGAATGCGATAACATCTTCTTGTCTAGGTAATATACTTTTAGCATATGTTGTTACATGCCCAGCACTCATCATACCACTAGAAGATAATATAACCGCAGGAGTATCTTTATCACCAGCCATTATTTCAGTTTTCTTAAACTCGTCCACAAATACAAAGTTTTTCCAATTCATAACTTCATTCCAATAATCTAGTTTATCACCAGTTAAAATATTCCTATACACTCCATTGATGGAATTTAATAATCTACTATCCACTATAACTTTTGCCTTAAAAGAACCATCATTTTTAAAACTATCATATAAAAAAGTCATGATACTTTGTGCTCTATCAAATGAAAAAGTAGGTATAAGTATTCTATGTTTATCAGCTATAGTATTTTTAATTAGTGATTTAAACTCCATCATTTCGTTGTCAACTTCTTTTTTAGTAAAACTTCTTCCATCTTCTCCGTAGGTACTTTCAAATATTGCTAAATTGCATTTGGTTATATTGATTCTATCTTTTGAATATGGTCTATATTTTTGGTTCAAGTTGCTACCTAGATCACTCGTGTAGCCTATTTTTACAATCCTTCCACTTGGTTTTTTGACAAATAATTCTAATTGAGTACTACCTACGCAATGGTTATTCGGTAAAAATCTAAAAGATAAGTTACTATTCAATTTAATTATTTCATTTTCAGAATAAGATTCTATTTTAGATAGTGTTGAATACACATCAGACTCATCGAACAACGTTTCATATTTTTTACCTCGGTTGTTTAATGAGGTTATATTTCTATTATGAATGAATGCAGTATCTATTAACATTGGTTTCATTATCTCTTGATTTTCATAATTAGTTATAATCTTTCCACTAAAACCTCTAGTAACACAAGCAGGTAAGTTGCCTATGTGATCACTATGCGGGTGCATTATGAATATATTACTAGCCAATGAGAATGGAATGTTCTCAACCATCTTTTTATTTGCTATATAATCATCTAACACCACATTAGTTTGTACAGCACCACACTCTAATAATACTAAATCTCGATTACCATTATCCAATGTATATTCTATGGCAAAACAACTACCTGTTACATCTTCTTTTGAATTACCTATAGCAGTGACAATTACTTTATTTTTATGTTTTGAGTGAAAATGATGTTTCTTTTTGTGTTTAGCTATTACATCTAAATTAGATTTTCTATTGTTTAAAACATCATTATCCAAATAATTAATTTTGTCGTTTGTGTCCATTAATAAGTTAGGAAGAATATAGTTATATTGATTCGCTCTACCTACTATTACATTTCCTTTTAATTTCCAAATTATACCTTGAACTAAAGGAACGTCTTCTACGTCAATGATAACTTCTTGTGTAGGGTTAAAATATTGATCATACAATTGAATTTCAGCATGGTCGTCATACACTTTTATTTCATTTACATCATATTCATCTAATGCATTCATGTCTTGAACTTCGCCAAATTCATCGTATTGAGTTTTATGTCTCGGGCATAAATTATTAATTATTTTCCTATCAGCTCTACCACAAACTTTACATTTATCCATATTAACCACCCTTGATAAAATATATTTTTCTCCTCAAATCCAATAACTTTATAAGTCGTCCCTTGCAAATCCCATTCTTCTTATTTCTTTTTTTACCCAATTAATATAATAATTAACATCTAAATTGCTAGGAATATCTTTATTTGTTATATCACCATTATCTATAAAGCAATGTTCACTTGTATCAGCAATTTTTTCATACCCTTCAATCATAACTCCATCCTTCATTTTATCTTTAACCTTGAATACTCCACTATCATTTTCATCGTTACTAGCAAATATTCTAACGACTCTTTCCTTTATTTTTTCATCTCCATGTGATACAAATTTATACGTTTTTCCAATCTTAACTACCTTTTGAAAATCAATATAATTACATTCTTTAATACTATCTTCCACAGGTTTGTTAAAAATTAAATAGTTTACAATAGATTTAGATAGAAATGGTAAATCATTTTTTAACAATGAGTTTTCTTGAAAATATTTTCCCTTACGTTCTAACTTTCCATTGTCAAATATGCATACATAATTGTTTACATTACTTTGATATAATTTTGTGATTATGTCATGCTCTAAACTTAATCTAGTTCTATTTTCCCATTCTTTACACACATTTACATACTCGTCGAAATCCTTTTTGTCTTTAAGCTTCATAATAATACCATCAGTGTTGTATTGGATAGGAATACATCTATCTCCAAACGCCTTCTCTAATTTTTCTATTAAGTCAGTTATTAATAATTGCCCATAAACACATACGCTTCTACCATGCTTAGGGTCATACAATGTAGAATATTGATCAAGAGTTATTCCATACGTCGAATTCAGGACTATCTTATACGGTGCCTGTTCTTTCTTTTTACCAGCATGTTTTAATGCTAATCTTGTTTCTAGTATCTCTCTATATTTGTTAGGGTCAGTCACACCTCTACTAAGTAAATCATATTCTAGCATTAGGTTAGGGTACAGTGCATTACCTCCCATAGTTTATCATCCTATGGGCATGGACTATATCATCTAAGTTCACCGCTTCCATTAACGTACCAATAGTTAATGTATGCCCCTTTAAAGAGGACTTACTAGTCTCTTGAGTTTTATATATTTTATATAAATATATACTTACCACAGGATTGACCAATTTTATGAAGGCTTCCCCTGTTAGCAATGTCATTAAGTTATCATTTCCTATAACAAACTATATCGTTGACATCACACCCTTGGTTAGGTTCAATGAATTTTACTTGCCCCATTGTGTTAAGGCAACATCGGTGTGGACTATTAATCCTCCATCACTATCATCAGTATAATATTTTTCTAAAGCACCATGACAACCACCATAACCATATGTTGTTTTTAGTCCATATACATCTATGTTTAATTGATTCTTTCTTTTTGTTCCTTTTTCATTCACAACATGAGTGTATCTTTTCTCATCGAAATGTTTCTTTATATCCCCATATTTTTCTAAAATCAATGTATTTGGGAAACCATACTCCATTTCATCATGTAAATTATGTTGTCTTACACCACCTAAAATCATAGCAGATAATTTAGCTTTAGTCTTACTAAAACAATTCAAAGGTAATTTAAAAGTTTGTATTAAACTAAGTTGAGCTTCAAAATCATTCTTAGTTAATTCAAATAGTTTAATAGTTTGCTCAACGTCATGTATGTTGTAATATACAGTTTCTTTTAATTCTTCTTTTGTAAGTTTTCTATCCAAGTTGAAATCAACATCAGATTCATATATTTTACTACCAAAGAATGCTTCATATTGTTTTAGCCCCATAGCTTTATTTATCATGCAATCATATGTGTTTATAAATCCAATTTTATTATAAAGTCTTGATATATTGAAAGCGTTTTTTCCACTTACTAACATGTCACTCACTTCTTTTAAAGTATGTCCTATCTTATCTTCTCCAATTAAAATTGTTTTAAAAATAACATCGTCATAATGTGCGTTGTTAAATCCACATAATATGTAGTTGTCTTTAATTCTATTATGAAATTCAATCAATCCATCTCTATCATTTATAAAAGTTTTTCTTTTCATAGATGGATATGTTATGAATGTCACACAAAAATCGTCATGGAAAACTTCAAAATCATAAAAGATCAGTCGTAACTTCTTCAATTTTCTCATCCCCCTTATATTTATAATATACTTAAATCACAAAGAAAAATGAACCATTATTTGTAGTAACTATATTGTTTTTTTATAGCTTTTATCATGTCTTCATCCTCATCAAATTTTTCATAAATGTTCAAATGTTTGTTATACTTGAATACTTGTAAATCTAATGGATCAATTTCACCATAAACTTTTCCATCTTCGATTGTAACTATTAAAGCATATTTATACCAACAATCATCTATGCCACCTATATTTTCATATACAGTTTTCAACGCAAGTTGATGATGTGAAGTAATCATTGCTATCTCTTCATGGAATGTGTATTTATCATTTTCATGTTCTTCATTAAATACTTTAACTATATAAATCTTATCCATAAAACAATTCCTCCTTATTTTACAAAAAGACTAGGAAATTCCTAGTCTTCGTATAATTTATTTTATATATTTATTTTATATATATTTATCATTTTTTCTAATTAGACTTCTTACAGACAAACCTTTATACTTCTTAAGAATATCTTTATTTGACATTCTAGATTTGTCATCATTTAATAGATATGTTACGTATTTTATTCTTCCACATTTTTCACAATATTCACAAAGCATATATTCACTAGTCTCAAGTATATATACCAAGCATTTCTTATTTGTGTGTTTATGTTTACTCATATTACATCTCTCCTTTTATTTTTTATATTCTTTTATTAATTTTTTCGTATGATTAAATAAACTATTTGGATCTTTTCTTTGGTATTCTACACGAGTCCATTCCATTGGTTGTCGAACCTTCCAATCTCCATGTCCACCCTCTTTAACATTACAATCTTGATACATTCCCATCCCAATTTCATCACCATAATAGATACAAACGTCACCACCTAAAGAAAACAATATATTCATAGCTTTAAATAATTTATCCATATTGTGTCCAATTGAATTTGAAATTCTTGTCATGTCATGATTTGATAAAAAATTTACACTATATTGAGGATCATTTTTAATTACAAGAGGTTCACCTGTATTTACATGATGTTTAATCCAGCCGGATTGCTCAAAATTAAATGATTTTCCAATTGTTCTAGCGTATTTATTTGATACTTCATATGTATCCCATGCTTCAGCAACTAAGTATGCATCACTTTTTATTTCATGAACCATATGAGTAAACCAACCCCAAAACTCTATAGGATCACAACCATAACTTATGTATGGAACGGCGTCTAATCTAAATCCATCTACTCCACGTTCTAACCAAAATTTAACCACTTCAGTTATCATATCTCTAACCTTTTTGCTACTTCCATTTAAAGCACACATTTCATGCGACCAAGGAGCATAATAAAACTTTTTATTTTCAAAACAATATCTCCATTGATTATTTATTTGTGCATCACTCCAAAAGTAACAATCGTTTTTTCCTTCTATACTTTCTTTAAACAATTCGTGATGATAATCAGTATGACATAAAACTAAATCTAAGAATATTTCTATGCCTTTATCATGAGCTTTAGATACTAGTTTATCAAAATCTTCAAAAGTACCATATTGTTTTTTGATTGATAAATAATCACTAACGTTATAACCATGCTCACTAGGAGATTCAAATATTGGTGTAAACCATATTGAAGTTGCACCTAATTCCTCAACATAATCTAACTTATCATACATATCTTTTAAATCACTACAAAAGGCAGGAAAATAAATTTCATAGATTATTCTTTTTTTACTCATATTATATCTCCTCTCACTTAATCATTTGTCTTACATTTATAATATACTTAAATTAGTGAAAAAAATGAACCAAAAGATAAAAAATTTATCTTTTGGCATATGGACATTCGTTAAAATGACCACATAAATTTTTACAATAGAAAGCATTAGGTTGTTCAGGAATCCAGTCTTCTTCAATATCAACATCATGTTTCTCTATTTCATCTATTGTACTAGTTATAAACTCTTTTAGTTTTTCTTTCATTTCTTCGTTATATTCCACTTCAATAAAACAACGTTTATAATCAAAATTGTCAAACAAATCATCTACCGTATTACGTTCTATTACAGTTCCTCTTTTGTTTCTTGTATATTTTAACATCTCAAAACACGGATTTAATATTTTATAATCAGGATACATTTCCTCTAAATATATCGAATACAGTATCAATTGAAACACCTTTTCAGTTTCTAAATCTTTCTTACTAAACTTACTACTTGTTTTATAATCTATTACACGTATTGTTTTGTTCTCTTGGTCAACTTGCACTAAATCTATGAATCCCTGCATCCTTATGCCTTCAATTACTTCGAATGTGAAATGCAATTCCGTTAGATATTTATAATCATCAGGATAAGGTCGCCAGTTATCAAGACAATGTATCATTGAATTGAAATAATTTTCTTTTGATTTTTCCGTAGGGAACTTGAGATTTAACAACTCACATATCTCAAACTCAGTAATCCATTCTTCCTTAGCTTCCTCAATAGTCATTTCACCTTTGAATATCTTCTCTAGCGATTCATGAATCTTAGATCCTAAGATTCCATACACGTTCTCTTCTCCTCGTTGATGTTTTACATAATTTAAATACCAGCCGTAGTGACAATTGTGCCAAGAACTCAGCTTTGAATATGACCACGTTATTTGTTTTTCCATATTTCTTCTCCCCTATCTATTTTATTATTTTAGCCATCTTATACAGTTGCTAACTAGTCCTTCCCATATTTGTTTCCCTAGGTCACTAGGGGAATCTTTAGATCCTTTAGGTAAGTATTTGTTATGTCCATCGTACATAATACCTATTCTCACTTCATTTTTAAAATATTTCTTAGCCGTCTTCAATGCACGTTTTTGGACTTCAATCTCAAGTCCTTCATCGAACGCAAAAACAATTTCTTTGACATTTAATTTTTCTAATAAACTTAATCTATATGAATCTATACTATTACCACCTAATGCCAGCGCATTACGAACATTCATTGTATGTAATTGTAAAACAAACTTCTCAGATTCACCTATATATACCCTATCGTTCTCTATATATTTCTTATTCTCATATATTCCGTACAAGCTATGATGTTTTTTGAATTTCAATAAAGGGAAATATTTAAAATCCCCATAATCAGCATAGTAAGCCCTGCCCATAACACCTAATAGCTCGCCCTCTAGTGTGAACCAAGGAATTGAAATTCTTCTACTCCTATAATCATAACCTATATGGAATACCTGTTGTGTCTTTGGCATAATGTTGTCCTCGACAAATTTCATATTCCATACGTTTTCATAATTATCTAGTTCACTTTTATCATAAATTGGTATCAAAACTTCTTTTGGACTTGTGTTCAAATCTAAGTCTAGTCCATTGAAATCCTCATCATCAACATCTTCTATGTTGAACATCTCATAGCATTTACTAACTATGTCACTATAAGTAGTATCAGTATGAAATATTATTAATTCAAATATATCACCGTTAAATGAACTACTAAAGTCAGTACACATTAAACTATTATTCAGTCTTATCCTACATGTAGAACCGTTAGAGGAGTCAGGCTTACTACACCTGATCTCATCTTCATTTACATTAAATTTATCATATCCATATTCTTTTAATAATAATATTAAATCCCTTTTATTGTGCAATAAATGGTTTTTTATATCATTAGACAACTTTTAACACCTCTACTTGTAATAATTTTGTGTGATTGTACCACGTTTCGGACTACATCTACATATTTCTTTTACACTTGCATTTTTACCTTGGAAAGAGTATAAGAACGCAGTATTACTATCATTAAATGTATTACCATCTCTAGTTTTCACTATAAAGAATATACGATATGTACCTTTTTTATCAATGTTTACACTTTTCTTTACTAATTCATGGGTGCTTTCATCTTTAATCCATGTGTATGGCTCACAAAAATATTTATGATCATTATCAAGTTCTTCATAAAATAAATTTCTAAATAATATTAAACTATCTAAAACCTCATTGACTTGTTTTGAACCAGCCAACATTGATATATCTAGTATTAAGTTACCAGCATAACTTTGTGAAATTTGTAGTGCGATTACTCCTACCAAGTTAAACTCTCTACATAATTTATCTATCAATCTACTACCTATTATTAAATCTTTATAATCTTCATCACCAGTTGCATAATCAGCTTTGAAAGTATCATATAATAAACAAGTTATTCCTTTGGATAACGCATATTTTCTAGTGAATGATTTAACTTGTTCAAGGTTAGAGTCATTAATACTAATTAAAAATATGTTTTCACCTAAATTTGAATTATATATGTCTTTAGCTATTTTAACTTTTTCTAATTCATCAGGTGTTAAAGTACCACTTTTTAATTTCTTTTTAGTAATATTAGATTGACCTAATACATTTGCTAATGTGTAAGCTATAAAGTTTAATTTAACATCATTAATTTTCATTTCGTTAGTAATATATAAAACTTTTTCACCAGCACCAGCTAATGACATTGCTATCTCAGTCATTAAAGTAGATTTACCTTGGTTAACTAACGCCCCTATACCAGTGACAAATCCACGTCTTAACCCTAATATCTCTTTGTTAATAGTAGGCATGAACTTAATATTTTCGTTACCAAACCTAATTGAATCTATAGGTACTCCTAATTCAGTACCTTCAGTTAAAGAATTTATAAAGTCATCACCAATTATACCATCATCTTCAATTGCTCCATTATTTGATGGAAGTTGTATTGAATCACTAATTCTAGTTTGCATGAATGATAATACCTGTTCACAATTCATTGCATCAAATATTTCTAAATAAGTTTTTTCAATTGATTTACCTTTTTTATTCTTTATTTCAATTGTACTTGTTAAGTCTATACCATCATCAATAAATGTTAATAGTAAATTATTTTTCATTATAGCATCGAAATGAGCATCGAAGTTATCTTTACTACTTGCCTTCATAAGTTTCTTTATTCTTTCAAACCCACCATATTCATTATATGTTTCTAAAAGAGTATCATTTAATACCAATTGTATATCAGTATTTGTTGGAGTAAATATTTCTTTCTTCATGAGTTGTGATAATATAGTAAAGTAAAACTTACCTTTATCAGTCATAAATATGTCTTCAGTTATTTTGTATTCTTTGATTAATAACATATCGTTAAATAGATCACCTAACAACAATCCTTCTTTGTTAAGTCTATTTTTCGTTAATTCCTTTGGATATTCCATGTTTACTCCCCTCCCTCAAAGAATGAATCTAATACATCTTCAAATGTTTTCTTATTAGTTTTTGGTTTTTCAAAGTTCACTTCTATATTTTCATCTTCCCAAACGTCCTTTGTTTTAATTTCAACTTTTCTTTTTTCATTAACCCTTCTACTATAATCTAATATTTCTTTTTGTATAATTGCCATAAAATAACCTATCTCATTGTTTAAGTTATCAAAATATTTACTTTCTAATATATTAGTTAATCTAGTTTCATTTTCTTCTAAATATTTATAAATAACTATTGGTTTATAATTGCTTTTAATCTCTTTAAATAATTTTGCAAAATATAAATTTGCTTTAACTTTAACACCAAATATATTTGCTAATAAATCATACGATTTATCATAATAAAGTTTTTCATTTTTTTTCAAATTATAATGATATTCATTGCAATAATATTTTTTAATTATCACAAAATTATCATTAAAGTATTCATCTAAATAAGCATCCTCTTTATTCAATGTTTTACCACAATATTTACATTTAACTTTACGCAATTAGTCCACCTCCACATCAATGAATGCAGCGAAGATAAACACTATAAGTATTAACCATGAAGTTGGAACTACAAACCCAAAAACATATAACATAAGTAAATATATCATATATGTGAGAAAAATACTTATAAATAAATTAATCACTACTTCTAAAATCATTTTTAAATATTTCATTTTATCATCTCCTTATATTTATAATATACTTAAATTACACAAAAAAGTGAACCATAAAAATAAGAGAGGTTATTAATAACCTCTCTTACTACTACAATTATAATGATTCTACTATATCAAATAATTCATCTTCAGTTAATTCAGTTAATGATTTCTTACCTAAACCTTTAACTTTTTTCAATAAAGCTCCTTTTTTACTACCATCTTTTTTAATAATGTCTTTAACTTGTGATAATAATTCTTCTTTACTAGGTCTTTCTTTACGTTCTTCCTCAACTAACACTTCTTTGGCATTTTCTTTAGAATCCTCATCTTCTTTTTTTGCTAATTTTTCAAATTCTTCATTAGTCATTGGTGTGGATTTACTTCCTTTTATCGCTTCTTTTAATGTTTTTACAAATAATTTTGCATTAGCTTTTTCATCTTCTTCAAACACTATATATTCAGGAACACTAGTTGATTTAAATCTTCCACCAGCTTCTACAAATCCATCGCCTCTAAAATATAATCTTCTTTCAGTACCTTCTAATTTACCATCATCAACTTTTTTATCAATAACACCAGTACATATTACATCAAATACGGCAGATATACTATTTTCATAAGCATTTGTTAAGTTACTTGTTAGTTGCATATAACCTTCATCAGAGTTCATACCTTTTTCAACAATTGTTTTTACTTTAGTATGAGCTATAAATACTAAACCAAATCCAGCTTTGGATAATGATGTCACATACTCTTTTATAAGTTCTTTAACTTTTTCAGCACCTTTTCCAACAGGTTATCTCGTATTACTACGAGCCTTGACTATATCTTCTCGATAACTCTTTTACCAAGTTATCTACCCTTGCACTTCGATATATGATATTTCAATCATACATCTACTCTACTCTCTTCCATTTAACGTATTTCTCGTTTAAATGTGATTTCGATAGTCGATAAACGTTACTCACTTGTTAATGAGTCTTCGCATGGGATTGTCCTCAACACTACTTGGTAGGAGTCCCCCATTAGCATATCTCCTAGTTATCATTTCCTATAACTCCTAATCGTGAGATATACACCCTAGATTTCTAGGTTCACAAGGTTTAGGGTGAGCCTGGAATTAATTTAACCCACCAAATGCACTATTAATTGTGTCACAAGGTTTACCACTTCTTTTTTCACTTAATTCACATACATATTGTTCACATAATGGAATTAACTCATCTAATGTATCAAAAGCAACTAATTCAATCTCATGTTCTCCTCTCGCTTTACCAGCAATTAAATATTTCTTTAATTCAATTGCATCATTCCAAGATTCAATATGAGATACATTTAAGTCATCTAATAATGCATATCCATATTCATTACCTACACCAACTAATAAACCTTTTTCAGGATTACCACCATACTCTTCTAATACCATATCTCTAAATAATGTACTTTTACCAAATTTTGAAATCGCTCTTATATATAATTTTAATTTATTCAAACTATTCACACTCTTATTAACAACAGGTTTTTTAAACATATACACATTTCCCCTTTATTTTTAAAATTTTTATGTGGAGTCACTTGATTTTTATAAATAAAAGACGAATTTTATTCCTTAATCAAGCGACTCCTAGGTTTAATTTCTTACAATTTTACTACATTTTACCTCAAATATACCTTTTAGAAAGGTAAGTCATCACCAAATAAGTCACCAAATTCATCATCTTCGTCAACAACTTCAAATGATTCTTGCACTTTATCTTGGTCACTAGCTAATAATTCTTTTAATGTTATCTTAGTTTGATCACTACCAGTTGATAAATAAGGTTTTTTAAATCCACATATTTCTTCACCAGTTATATATTCACTTATACCAAACTCATGCTCTTTCTTTATGTCCTCAAATGTACAGAAGTCAAGTTCGATAAATTCTTTTTCCTCTTCAGTTAACATACTTTCGTCAAACTCAACCTTACCACCTCTATTAATTAAGTTAACAGAGAATCCAGTCATAGCTAATGTATCTTCATCACATCTAAATATTTTTTCTTTTAATACACTAACTTGTTTAGCTTTTTTATAAGGATCATCACTAACTTCATATGTAGCATGTCTTACAAATCCTCTTTCAGGTAACATACCAGCTTTCTTTTTCTTACTATCAAATTGTCCTAAGTAATAAGTTATGTTTAATTTATTTTTCTCAGCAAGTTCAGTTTCATCTAACGCTTTATGATCTATATAACCAACTACATTTGCTTTAGCATGTACTACTAATTCCTTATCTCTTAGTATTCCATTTTCATCAGCCACATATATTCTTTGTACTTTGTAATTAGTGAATGTTTTAGTATTACCTTCTTTGTCTTCATAAGAACTCATTTCTACTTCACCATTTACTTTAAATAATCTATTTCCATAAGGGTTATCTTTTAATTTTGTATTTAAAAAGTCTATAAACTCAAACTCTCTAGCAAACTCAAATCTACTTTCACCATCATTGAATGTGAACTTCTTAAAGTTGGCTATGTCATCTAAATGTTTTTCATACTCTTTAGCAGGGAAAGTTAATTTCTTAAAAGTTTTATCTAAAGTATAGATTGTATCTCCACCCCAGCCTTGTAGTCTAAGTGAAAATGAATCATCTCCACATCTCATAGCTAGTTTCAATGTCTTTAACTCATTTTTACTACCATCATCTCTAGTGAAATCTCTAACCTCATAATGTAAACTTTTGTCAGTATCCTCAGCTAAACTTAAATTACCAGCCATCTCAAAACTCATCTTACTATTTGCCATAGTATCAATCTCCCTTCAATTCTTTAATTTTATCTTACATCTATAATATACTTAACTCATTTAAAAAAGTGAACCTATTTTTTAATTTTTTATAAATCTTTTTTATTAATAAACTCTTGTAACATACTTTCTACTTTTTCACGACTTGGATATTTTCCACATGAATTTCCTTCAGGACAATACATTAATGATTGACATTGTGCTACTAATAAATCTTCATATAAAGGTTGTGCTTCCAGTACTTCCCTTCTCATTAATTTAGCAACTTTTCTTATAGGTAAATCAGCACGTGTACATAATCTTTTATGAGTAAAATGTATTAATGCTTCTAAAGTAAAACCTATTCTAATCTTAGACATAACGCCTATGGGTAGCAGCGTTCTCATTAGATCATTTGCAGTCTCCCCAGTTATACCTAAATCTTCAAAACAAGCACGATTAACTTTGTATCGAGCCTTACACATTTCTTCATATTGAATATATTGTTCTAATAATCTTTCATCGTTTGCTACTTTAGGTGGAACGTATATACTAAAGTTATCATCCATGTCTACATATCTTTGAGATTGAACATTTTTAAACACACCTGCTTCATGGCGGCATATTTGATCAATAGTGAATCGGGGTGCTTCTATTTCAAATTTAAAGTAGTCACCTCTAGAACCACTTAAATGTCCATCTTTCATACATGATAAACCTACCTTTTCGGCATATTTTTCATTAGTATTATAGCACACACATGCTACTTCACCATGGTTTTTGATAAAATTTTTCACCTCGTCAGCATTTAATAAAGTAACTTTGATATCATTGATTGTATGCATTATTGTATCCCTCCAGTTTTATTTAATATATTTAACATTGAGAATTATGTACCATAAAACCATTTGCTATAAAATTACGATGAGGTGCATTCATTTCTATATCATAACTATCTTCAATACCCACATACTTAATAGAGATTATTTTTGATGGTTTTACGCATTTCACAGGTATTCCTTTATGTTGAACTTTATGGCAATCTACACATAATTCTATTAAATTCGTTTCAGTATAATTTTTAGGATTTCTATCTTTATGATGTATTTCAGTATAACCTTCTTTACCACAATATTCACATATTCCAGTTTTTGTAAAGGTTTTATGTGTACGATAATATCCACCACTTAAACTTAAATCTTCTAAATTCTCTACATATGAAGGATTATTTTTCCCACTTATATCTCTATTATTATGATTCCCCATCATTTTTTCGCTAACTCTTTTCATAGGTTCATAATTTTCTTTTGTTTTTCCTTTATTAACAGGTTCTTTATTTTTGCTCCATTCTCCTAATTCTTTTTGCAATCCAAATTTAGCTATCCATTTTTTTATAGTATGTTTTGACACACCGCAAATTTCTCCTATTTCTTCTTGTGATAATTTCAATCTATTATACATCATATATAACCAAGTTGCATTTTTATACGCTTCTTGTCCATTTGTATATACATAGTCTCCAACTTTTAATTCTTCTAATTTCTTCCAACTATTATTAGTAAAAAATCTATGTTGACTAGTTGATTTTATAAAATACCCATCCTCAGTTTTTATTTCATATAATTCTTTTCTTCCATAGTATATTACATTTTTTATATTATTCATAACTATTTGTTGAGTATTTTCATCAACACTTCTTATTTTTATTAAATCTTGATATTGTTTTTCTTTTTCATATAGCTCTTTTATAGTCATACCTTTTACTTTATTATCATAACCTATTACAGTATCACCTGATAAACAAAATGATGTCAGTGGATTATTCATTGGTAGCACCTCCTTTGTTTATTTTTATCTTACAATTATAATATACTTATATCACTAAGAAAAGTGAACCTATTTTTCTAATATTTTCCTAAATCTTTTTTTAGGTTTTTTATTGTATTTTCAATAAGTGTTAATTCTTTTGTTATCTTTTCTTTTTCATCTTTTAATTCATCCATACTTTTCTTTTTACAACAAATTTCTAATCCAATTTCAGGATTAAAAACATCACTTCTATGACATCTAGCCTTAAAAATATTAAAATTTTCATCTATCACTATTACTTCAGGATTGTTTATTATCACCATCTTTGCCCAAATCCTGTTCATAAAATCATCCCAAAATTTGTTTATAAAATCATAAGGACATTTATCACCCATTCTATATATTTCCATTTCATTATTATTTGTTATAGGCTCTAACATACTTGGACTATAACAATATCCATGATAATAATCCTCACAATCAAATTTTATAACGTATCTACCATTTCTTTCTATTCTTACAATTACTCCTACTTCGCCTAACGCATATTCCATATCACTTATAAATTTACATCCGTCATCGTAAAAGGTATCAACTAATAAATCTTTCTTTACTCTCACTCTATCTCCAACTTTAAATTTTTCATCATTTATAGGTTCTAACATGCTTTTACTATAACAATATGAATGATAGCAATTATCAGAACCAAATTTTACCATATATCTAATAAGTCCTACATTGTTTACAATTGTTCCTACTTTACCTAATGTATTTTCCATATCACTTGTAAATTTACACCCATCATCATAAAATGTATCAACTAATAAATCTCTTCTTACTCTCACTTTATCTCCAATTTTGAATTTATTCATTTAATCATCTCCTTTATTTGTTTTTATCAACTTGTCAGGAGTATATGACAATTGATTATATTTAATGCAATTATCAATTTTTGTCCAATCATAAGCGAAACTATCCTTATAGTTACTCATTTTCTTAGCATCATTATAATCTTCAAATAAGTCCCATTTATAATAATGTCTATAATTAGTTCCTGTTGTATATACTTCTATTCCATTTATTTCTTCAACGTATTTTATTGTTTCTTGACTTACTATATATCCATCACACAATGGATTCCATGACCATTCACTCACATAATATGTTTTGTTTAATTCTATTTCTTTATCTTTATAATTTTCTAATAATTGATATAATATTGTTTCCAACATATCATCCCGTTACTTAAAACTTATAAAAAGTTATAATTTCCTTTTATTATCCTATTTTAGCGAACCTACTCTAGTAATAATATTCGAAGGACTTAAATTCCCCACTAACGAATGGGTACATATTATGGTTATCTTTTAATGTGATAATCCATAATTCATAAGATTTAAACTAGCATTGAAATCTCTATCGATATCTAATCCACATTCATTGCATTTATATCTTCTATTAGATAGTTTCAAGTCTTTTTTAATACCTCCACAATGACTACATTTTTTACTTGAAGGATAATATCTATCTACTTGTATAAATTCAATACCATTCCATTCACACTTATATTTCATTTGTCTTATAAACTCATACAGACCTAAGTTAGATACTTGTTTAGCTATTGATTTATTCTTCATCATATCAGTTATGCTTAAGTCTTCCATCACAACTCTGTATGGTTTGGTTTTCACAATATCAGCAGTTGTTTGATGTAAATGGTTTAATCTTATATTTTTAAGTCTTCGATGAATACGTCTAATGTCTTTTTCTAACTTTTTAATATTATTAGTTTTAACGTAACGTCCTCCTCTCTTATTCATTTCATATTTTTTACTTACTTGTTTTTGTAATCTCCTTAGTCTTTTCTCTAATTTCCATTCTTGCCATTTATAACTTCCAATTATTAATAATACAACTATTATCATTATTATCATATACATTAATTTTTCATATATTATTTCTTTCATCCATATATCACCTATTTATTGTTTTCTTTTTCTTCTTTTTCTTCTTTTTTCCTATAATCCCAACAATCGTAACAAGGTGGTTTGTCCAAGGGGTGTTTATAACACCCACTTTTACCCAACCATTTTTCCTCAGGTTTATACCATAAACAAGATTCCTCACACATATATATAACCTCCTTATTATTTAAACATTTCAGCTACACTAACTACAAACATAAACACACATCCTACACATAAAACACTTACTAATATTGCACCTAACATTTGTAACATGATATCAACCCCTTTATATTATTAATCTTCATTATCATAAATAAACACTTGGATAAAACAATTACAATTTTTACATTCATAGGAATAAACCATCCCATCGTATCCTCTAATACCTTCGTCATATAATGTTTTTTGATCTACTAATACTAACTCTCCATCACAATTTATACATCTTTTGTTATTATCCATTTTATATATCCTCCCCTTTTAGAACAGAAGCTACTAAACTCATAGCAGTACATAATGATTCACTTGAAAAACTCTCTAATAATCTACATCTTTCTCTAAATCTACAAACAGAACATGGATTTCCATCCAATTCTTTCGCTAGTTTTTCTAACTTATCCCCCAATTCACGTTCGTCCATGGTTATCCCTCCTAAAATTCTAATTCATTCATTGTTTCATTAAGCAAACCATCAACTAGTTGATTGCCTAAATCATCACTATGTCCTTTTACTTTTATAAATTTTATGTCACTAAACTTATTTCTTTCATTGTCCAATTCAATCCACAATTCTTTATTTTTAACAGGTTCATTTTTACTATTAACCCAACCTTTAACTTTCCATTTGTAAATGTAACTTGTTATTCCATTTAACACATAAGCACTATCTAAATGTACTTCTAATGGCATGTTTTTATTTTTAATAGCCTTTAACCCTTCAATATACCCCATTAACTCCATTTTGTTATTGGTCGTGTTATAGAAACCATCAGTATCATTTTTAGTTGCTTTAAGTGTTCCATTAACCCAAAATTCTAAATGCCAAGCATAAGCACCCATGTTAACTTCTTTTCCATTACCTCTACATCCACCGTCCGACCACATTTTAATTACTTTAGACATTCATCCACCCCCTAATGAATTATAGTACCTTCCTTAGCATCAATTGTCATAAATGGTCTACCTTGATTTGTGTCGTAACATCTTAGTTTTACTTCAGTTGTCACATCATATAGTTGTTTAATATCACTTACTAATGACTCCATGTCTTTTGTAAATCCAGTATTAACTAAAATTCTTTGTCTTTGATCTTTACTCATGTCATATAGATCTAACTCTTTATCTACTATTGATATTATTACACAGTCTTTTTCATAATGTGAATTTACATCAACAATGTATTTTGTCTTTGGAAATTTATCATTCAATATAGATTTCACTATGGAATTTGAAATATCATTGAATGTTTTTGTCTTTTGTTGTTCTACCTTTTGTTCTTCAATTTGTGTTTTTTGTTCTAAGTTAAATTTATATTGACATATTGCATATCCACAACCCATTGATACCATCAAACAAGCAGGTATCACAACTTTTTTATTCAAGTTAATTTCCCCCTTTAAATTTATTTATCAATCAATTTATCCAATTACAATAAATTTACTTTGAATGGATGTAACCCTACACCCTCTATTCCATCAGCGAATGCTTTAGGAAATACTTTTTTAATTATTTGATAAGAACCATTTACATCAGCATTAATCTTCGTTCCATTGTTACTTACAAATAATCCTCTATGTTTTCTTCTACTTTTGTTATAATTCTCCTTAATAGGTAGTTCATTGTCTAAAAATGAAGTACCACTTGTATAACTTTCTTCAGTAATAATAACTTTTATTCCAAAATCTTCAGCTTTATATTGAACCTTTTGAATGAAGTTATAATAAGGTATACTAATAAAATTTTGATTTACTTTCTTACTCATCTTACTATTTTGTTTCCAATTTTTATTATTACCTATAATAATAGTATTAATTTCATTGTTTCTACAATAATCAACTACAAATCTACTAGCTTTATGAATATAATCTTCAACCTTATTATTTCGTTTAAGTGTTAGCTTTCTCATTCTATTAGTATAATTTAACTCATTCATTTTCTTTGCTATTGATTTATAATGTGATATTTGTTTATTATAGTATTGATTTATTGACTTTAGACCTTTACCATTTATTACTAATGGGGTTAACCCACAATTATTAGTTATAGTTACGAAGTTATCTAAACCTAAATCAATTCCTACATATCTATCATTATCAATCACTTCTTCAACATCGTCAACTCTATAAACTACTTCAGCAATAATATATTTGTCTTTGGGTATAATTCTCACTTGTTGTAAATTATTTACTTTTGTTTTCAAATAAAATCCTTTGAATGTTTTGGGAAACTTAATTATACCTTTATTGGCTTTACAATTTACATAAGTTAATATTAGAATATTTCTACCATTTTTAGATTTATAATTAGGTAATTTAGGTCTACCTGAGTATTTATTTGGGTTTTTATTATAATCCTTTATAGCTTTAAAAAATGATTTCCAATTTTTATCTAATAATCTTAAACACTGTTGACTTGTTGCAGAGGATGGCATATTTCTATAATCATAGTCGTTACCTTCTTGTTTTAATATTTTATCTAACTCATTATATCTAATCCATTTGCCATTATTTATAAACTCTTGCCTTATTATGTAGTTGGCTTGATTATATAGATTTTTAGATTTAAAACAAAATTCATCTAACATGTCATAATATTTATTATTTGTTTTTATAATATGTTTTTCTACCCTATTCATCTCATCACCTTCTTATATTTATAATATACTTAAACTATCTAAATTAGTGAACCAAAAATTTTAATTTTTTATTAAATAATTCAAAATATTATAAAAATAGAAATAGCAACCGTGAGATTACTACTTCTACAAAAGTTAATAATTATTTTTCTTTTATTTTAAATCGTAAAATTCATAAGTTAAATCTATTACTTCCCCACATACAGGACATTTTAGTTCAACAACAGTTATCACATTGGTTGGTGTAATAGTATATACAAAACTTCTATGCCCTGTATCACATTTTTTATAATGTTCATGTATGAATTCATTTGCTCTTTTCATTTGTTTATCACTTAATGTAACTAAACTATTTCTTTTGTAAAAGTCTAATTCTTCTCTTAATCTTTCTAATTCTTCATCTTTAAATTTTTCATCTTTAACTTTCAAATATGCTTGTTTATAATCTTCTTTATCCTCTTGTAGTATATCTATTAATGCTTCTAATTCTTTTAACGTATCTTTTATATCTTTCCCTCTAAGAACGGCTTTTTTCCAATCCACTTTATCACTCCCATTCAACAAACAATAAATAAAATCCTGTTAATAACATTGCAATACCCATCATTATTTCACCATTCATTACATCTATTATTCCTACAAGTATGTCACATATACCTACAACCCTACAAAACATATCCACTATTCCCCTTTCTTATTGATTCTTGTATTCTCTTTCAACTAACCACAACAAGCAATAATTTGCTAGATCTAATATAGTATCATCAATTTTTTCATCTTTTACTTTTTGTTCAGGTGCATTTGGGTCACATAATGTCATCAATCTATTATACTTATCAGTTATTCTTACTAAGAAGGACACACAACCAAACTTGTCATAGGTATCAGCAACGCTATTACCATAATCACTATTTTTGGCTCTATATGTTTCTTCTAAGTAGTTTAAAATATATTCGTATATACCTAATCTATCCATTTTACTAGATTTTAAATCATTACTAAGTGTAAGTTCTTCCTTTAATTCAACAGGTTCTAACATATCTTCATTCCATACATAAGGATTATTATTTGCTAAATGGTAATCTCCATCTTCATCTATATTTTCTATAATATCAATTGTTCCTCTAAATGGTAGCATATCATCTATAACGTTACATCCTCCATATTTTTCCCCTTCTTGTAAATTATTTTTTATTCTAACCATATCACCTATTTTATATGCCATACTCATTCCTCCTATTAATTAAATTTTTATTTAAATGTAATATCAATAAAAGTCATCATTAACGAAACACCAATCATGATTAAAATTAATTGCCCTATTGCAGATTGATATAACCAACAAAATATTATAGTTATCAGGGTGACGACTATAACAACTATACCCAGTGCAATAAAAGTTAAAAGCCATCTTTTAAAAAACTCCATATTAACACCTCTAATTCTTCTTGTAAACTTTTTATTTTACATTTATAATATACTTAAAACATCTAATTTAATGAACCAAAATTTAAAATTTTTATTAAATATTTTAAGTATATTATAAAAAATAGAAGTAGCAATTTCACAATTACTACTTCTATCATAATTAATTATTGATTTCTATATTCTCTTTCAGTTAACCATAATAAACAATAATTTGCCAAATCCAATATAGCATCATTAATCTTATTATCATCTAATTCTCGTGGGTCATTTGGATCACGTAATCTTGATATTTTATTATATTGCTCTAAAATATGTACTAAAAATGATATGTCACCAAACTTATCATAAATATTTATAATAGCATCATCTTGATTATTGTTAGTATCTTCATACATTTCAGCTAAGTTATTTAATAAATAATCATATATAGTTTGTCTTGATATTTTAGGTGTTATAGGTTGACTTATACCAATGAACTCTACCATACCTTTATTCCACACATAAGAATCATCGTATGGATTCTTCACATCCGTCAAATAAAAGTCACCATCGTCATCAATATATTCTATAGCGTGAACAGTACCTTTATATTTCAACATATCATCTATAACATCACATGTCCCATATTTTTTACCCTCTTGTATACTCTCTTTTATTTTAACAACATCCCCTACTTTATATTCCATATCATCTACCTCCTTTGTTTCATCTATACGAATAGGTTCTTCTAAATCATCTTTTACCTTAACTAATTCTACCATATCCTCGTCCCATACACATGGTGTATTGTCATCTAAACACAAATCACCATCAGGGTCTATATATTTTATAGTTTGTAGTGTTCCTCTATAATCCAACATATTTTTTGTAACCTTACACAGTCCATATTTTTCACCTTCTTGTAAGTTATATTTTATTCTAACTACATCTCCCACTTTATAACTCATATCTTTCCCTCCAATTATTTTTGTTGTCTATTAGTTTCACAATATTTGTAATATTTACATGAATATGCTCGGTAAGTATCATCATTAACATCATGACCATCTACATAACATAAATTTCTTACGCTATAAAAACAATCTTTACAATTTTTAGTATTTGTTAATTCTTTTTTGTCTATAAGTTCTTCACCATTTATACAGTTCTCATGTTCACCGTCATAATAATATTCACATTCTTTAAATTCTTTTGGCATACCTATACATCTATCTTCACATTCTTTTTTACACTCAAAACAACAAACAGTTCCAAATGGATTTCCAAATTTACAAGCCATATTTTCACCTCCTTTATAATTTATCATTTTGTTATCTTCTTATATTTATAATATACTTAGAACATCTAATTTAGTGAACTACTATTTTAAATTTTTATTAAATAATTTAAGTATATTATAAAAATAGGAGTAGCAATCTTACAATCACTACTCCTAATAACTATAGTCTTCTACCACATATTGGACAAAATTTAACTTCAATTTCTCCATAGTCGAAATCATCCAAATAATCATCCCATCCACCTGCATATACTCTCAATATATAATTACCTTTACTATCTTGGTAAATGCCATCGATAGTATTATCTTGATTATTACAAAATTCACATCCCATATCAATATCCTCCTATAATATTATATTTTTATTCAGAGGTGATTTCAGTTATTGTGTACCATTCGATCAATTCTCTTTTAACACCCATAAAGCCAAACACTATTATATCTTCTTTATTTTCTATCCGTTGAGCTATGACTTCAGGCATATCTATCACTTGGTTTCCTTCTATTTTAATGTATTCTCCGGTTGTTAATTTTATCGTTAATATATATTCTTTAGTATTTTCAAATTCGTATTCTTCCAAGCTATTTACCTCCTAAAATTTTATTTTTCTATATTTTTATAAGTTAATAAATAATCCATTGGTTTGTAATAATGAACAGTTTGATAATCATCATGTTTTCCATAATATTGGTTAGGTACTAAACTTATTATCTCGATTTTATTAATATTCTTAGCACAAAATACTTTAACTTCTTGTAAATTTTGGAATATTTTAAAATTGTATTTCACATCCTACCTCCTCATAAAACTAAAATTTTATTAAATACTCTACATAATTACATAGCACTCACCAATGTTTTCTTCGATTGTATCTTCTAAAATTGTAAATGAGTGTTTTTTATCGTATAAATGTTCTTCTACATCGAATTCGTCCATACTTATACCCATAAATTCTCCTTTACGTCTATATTCAGTATGATATTGGATACTGCCTATAAATATCTCTTTTTCTAAGTCTAATTGTTGTAATTTCTTTATTAAATCTTTTACTTTCATTTATTTACCTCCATAAAAAATTATTTTATTGCATATTCTCCTAATTTTTCACCACACATAGGACAATAATTTATCTTTATCCCATATATGCTTTCTTTTTGTCCACCAACTCTATTTTCCTCTAAATAATTACAATCATTTATTTTTATAACATAATCGCTATTATTTTTATACATCAATGGTTCTTTATCTATATATTTACCTTCACAATATTTACACATGTTTTCCTCCTAATAATAAAATTTTATTTTCGTATTGTATATCCTTTGTCCTTTATATTTTCTAATTTTCTACCACAGATAGGACAAAAGTTAATTTCTATATTTATTTCAGGCACGTGAGGACTATCACAATCTATATCAAATCTATTACCATCTATTACATCAATGTAAGCTCCTGTGTCGGTAATCATATAACCATCACTCTCACATAAAAAACATTTATCCATATTATTACCTCCTTTATTTATCTAAATAAATTTTAAAGTCATCAGATACTACTTGAAAATATTTACCATCTAGTTTCATAGAACTATTATTTAATATCTTACAAAGTTCATTTGCATATTTTTCATCCACCAGCATACATAATAGCTCATCAGGTTTCATTTTGTATAAATCTCTAATTAAAATTTTCATTTTCCACTAACTCCTTATACATTTTCGTATTTGAATATATGATTGTATGCACTTGGTCGTTCACCTCTTAAACATGAACTTACATTTTTATAAGCATTTTTCTTACCAAAATATTCATTCGTATCACTAATATAATCAAACCTTCTTATAAAGTTTCCTTCTTTATCGTACATTAAAATTGGTTTTGATCCAGGATGGTCTTTTCCTTTGAATTTGCCTTTATGACTATCGCTTAATTTTTTTCTATATTCTTCACTATAATGCTTTCCATAATTAGGATTATTTTCACCTCTCATTTTTTCACCAGCTCTTTTCCTTGCAGTTCCATAAGTATTATTATAAGCGATAGTACACCACTCAAGATTGTTTACATTATTATTGCTAGGATTCTCATCCTTGTGATTTATTATAGGTAAATTATTTGGATTAGGTATAAATGCCATAGCCACCAAACGATGTGCACTATGATGTTTTCTTTTTCCATTTTTAAATAATATCACATACTTATGTCCTTTTTTGTAAGTACCTTGTTTTAAGAGTTTAATCTCTCCAGTGTGATTATAGTTCAAACTTCTTACATTCCCCAAATTACTAACTTGATATAATCCCTCATAATTACTTATATCTTTCCATATTTCCTCCATCTCAATCACCTTTCTTTAATTAACTATTAAATCCTATTGTTCTTTTAGTTTCCATAACATTTTCGTTTTGATTGAAACTTAATATTTTTTTCATCATAGTAATAACTTCATCATCACTTATTTTTTCTTTACCTCTATCTACGGCTAAAATACCAGCTTCATTACATATAGCAGCTATCCTAGCTCCATTACATCCTTCAGTTAATTCAGCGTATTTTTCACAGTCTATAGTGTCATCACATTTCATTTTTCCTAAATATAACTCAAATATTTTTACTCTATTTTCGTAGTTTGGTTCATCAATTTTTATTTTTCTATCAAATCTACCTTCTCTTAGTATGGCATCATCCATAAGGTGCATTGCGTTTGTAGATCCTATCACGAATACATCATCCGTTGTGTTTAATCCATCCATTTCAGTCAGTAGTTGAGTTATCATTTTGACATCTTCACCATTACTCTCACTATGTCGCCTAAACCCCAAAGAGTCTAATTCATCTATAAATATTATAGAAGGAGCATTCTTCCTTGCTTCCTCAAACATTTTTCTAATGTTACCAGCACCTACACCAACATATTTATTAGCAAATTCACCACCACAATAAGATTTAAAATAACAACCACATTTATTCGATATGGCTTTTGCTATTAAACTTTTTCCTGTTCCAGGTTTGCCATATAATAAATATCCAGTAGGTATTTTACATCCCATATCAGTATATTTTTCACGCTTACTTATAAAGTCTATTACTTGGGTTATTTCATGTTTAGTGTCTTCATTTAATATAACATCTTCTATTTTAACCTTAGTTTTATTGTTCTTTTCTTCCTCTTTAATCATTTCTTTATATCCGTTTCTATAGATTTCAGCTTCAACAAAATTATTAAACCACTCTATTTCATCACGTTCTTCTACTTTATTTAAAACCTTTATTGCTAATGTGTAAGTATCTCGTAATTGATAAATTATTTCAGTATGTTCAGATTCTAATGGGAAATTAAAAGTATCTTTTATACTAAATACTTTGTCACGTTTTCCTTCAGATAATTCACTAAAAGTACACATTGCTATGGTTTTGTATTTGTTTTCAGCTAGTAAAACGTTTAATCCATACATCTTATCTCTATATACACCATAATTTAGATATTGTGCCATTAGACATCAACCCCTTATAAAAATATTTTCATCAATTTGAATAAAGATAAAACACATATAACAAGTAAAATTATATACTTCACTACTATTATCCGATACGAGTCATCCATTTTTATCACCCTTTATATTTATAATATACTTAGATTACATAAGAAAATGAACCTATTTTTTAGTATTCCATTTCTTAATTTCTTTTTCCAATTCAATATCACGCATCATAGCTTGTATGAATTGTCCCCAAGTTAAGTTGAATTTTTTTAAATCCTTATCAATACCATTCATTATTTCAGCATATTCTTCTCTTGAATTACATGATGTAAGTTTTTTATGCCACTTTTTAACTAACTCACAAGTAATTAAGCACTCATACTCTAATTCACAAGCATCTATACCTAATCTTTTTTCAATTATGTTAAACACAGTATCTTTATCCTTAATTAATAAACGAGTGGGGACTAACATCTCTCCCCCACAATCTAATTTTATAAATGCTAATGAAGTTATCTTATTTATTCCTATTATAGTTCCTCTTTTACTCCTACTTGTAGAAGAAGATTCCACCACAATAACTTTATCACCAACTTTAAAATTCACAATTATCAACCTCCTTTATTATATAATTATATTTTCTCTAATTATCTAAACTCATCATAAATATACCAAACCAATACATACAGGATACTATCAATAATAGCCATAAATACGTAGAAAATGCATTTATATATCCCATAAGATTAAATATTCCCCAAGTCATTCCAGTTATACATACCACGCAAATGATATAAAACAAACCACCTGCTTTTATAACATCCCAATCAATCATATAACATCTCTCCTATCTATGATTAATTCTATCAATTATTTTGTACACTATTTCAGTTACAAGATATATAGCACACACTAATCCAAGTAATGTCATGAAATTCACTTTATTTTACCATCCTATTATTCAATATTTGTATCAGATAATAATGTTTTATCATCTCTTATAATTCCTTGATACACAGGGAATAATAATCCTCTATTTCCATCTTCACTTGGTGGTAGCACTACTTTATATTTAACTACAATTATTTTATTAAGTATTTCATCTTTATGATTCCAATAATAATATCTATCCTTATCAGTAAATCCACTACCAACTTTACTTGTATAAGTTTTACCATCTATAATGTATATAACTTTTAAAGCTCCTAATGTTCCTTTAAGTTTTCCGTCACCTTCAATTATATCAGTAACTAAAACGTCACCTTCATGGAATAATTTATATTTCAATATTTCATTTGTTCTCTTGAATTGATATTTTCCATCAGCTTTATTAATCATAATACCTTCTTCACCACTTAATGTCAATCGTTCACATAATGGTTTTAATATAGAACTATTGTGACCTATGTACAATGGATTAAGATATTCGCTATAACTCATTCCATAATTTTCAACTAATTCTTTTAAATGTTCCTTTCTTTCTTCACAAGGTATTGTTGATACACCTTTTTTAAACTCATCTAACTCTATAAAGTCATACATTACAAACTTCAATCCAGTTTTAACACCTTTGATTCTACTACGTTTAATTGTATCTTTATATTGTGCATCGCTATCAACATAATCTCCAATTGCCAGCACCTCACCGTCATAGACTCCGTCTTCATATCTTGACATTTCCCTTTCTAATTGAATCATATCTTCCATAGGTTTACCTTGTCTTGTAAAAAATAATGGTTCACCATTTTCAACCACACATATTAACCTGCAACCATTTAATTTAGATGTTACTATGAATCTACATCTTAAGTCTTTTTCATCATATGGGTGAGCTAACATAACATTGAACTCAGGAATAAACCCATCTCCATAAATCTTATTAACAGTCTTGCTACTTAATCCCATTTTATATGATTTTGTAGCCAAATCTTTTAGAAAATCTTCATAAACATCATCTTGTTTATTGATATAATCCATAATTATATTAACAGTAGATTGCTTTCCATCAGCTTTATTAATTAAAAACTCTATATATTCTTTAAATCCATTAAGTTCTATAGAAGGGCTACTAAACTTTTTCAGTCTAGCAGCATCTACATTGGTTACATCATCAGTTAAAAACTCTATATATTCTTTAAACCCATCAAGTATTATTGGAGTGCTACTAAACTTTTTCAGTCTAGCAGCACCTACATTGGTTACAATATATGGATCTAAAAGAAATTTTAGAGTTGTTTTGAACATTTCATCATCTTCATATTGTCTAAGTAGTGCTTCTTTACCTGTTCTAGCACTTGTATTTTTTATTTGTTCAAATTTATCAAAAACATCTTTTAAATAACAATCCATAATAATTATTCTCCTTATCTATTCTTTTTTATCGCTCTTTTTATGATATCTTCTATATCATTATTGTCACTTGATTCAACTTTTTCTATTTCTTCAACTTCTTTTTCTACTTTTTCATCTTTTTTCTTTTCTAATTCTTTAACCTCTTCTATTTCTTCTTTACTTGGTTTGGCTTCTTTTTCTTCCTCTACCTTTTCATCATCTTCACTTAAATCTTGTAATACACTCATTGCTTTCTCATATAAATATTTATCATTTACTATACGTAATTTTCTAGCTTCCTCTATATCCATTATCCAATCTTTTTCTCTATATTCTTCTAACATTTCTTCAGTAACTAAAGTTTCTTTTACTATTATATCTTTGTATTTTCTAAGTATCACATCATTAGCACGTTCGATTTCTTTTTTAAGTAAGTTACCATTTTCATGCACTATACCATGCATTTGTACTTCATGGTAAAGTAATTCAGTACAAAAATCACTAGTTACAGTTCTTATATCACCTAACATAAATAATAGGAATCCACATGACATTGCATATCCATTGGCTTCAGTTATAACCACTACATCTAAGTCTTTTAAAGCCATTATTTCATTTGTTATAGCTAATAAATCATACATTGATCCACCTACAGATGATATCACTATTCTTAATGTCGGTAATGGTTGTTCAGGTTCACCTAACTTAGCTAATTTTTCATTGACGTCCATTAATTCAACTACACCCTCATTGAATAATCTTAATAACCTAGTTGCTTCTCTTACAGAATCTTGAGCAAAGTCCTCATAGAAATGTAATACGAATTCATTATCAGAGTTTATAACTATTTCATTTTGTGGCATTACTCTACTACTAACTTGTTTTTTACTACCCATAACACTTTTTAATTTAAAATTCATATTCATACTCATATCCTCCAAAATTTTATTATTTTTTTACTACATTAACAACTATATTTTACAAGCGTACTTAGTCTAAGTTATTTTTTTCACTTATAGCTCTATTTCTTACCAAACTACATTTCGCTTCTACGTCTAATGATTCATCAAATATTTCGTCAGGAGTAAATTCTAGTGATTCACCAAACTCGTATGATATACCAACTAATAAGTTTTCAAATTCAACAGGTGTCATTTGTGGATTAGTCTTTAAAAATTGAACCAATACATATAAATAATTATCATCCATATCTTTAACTAATTCTAATTTTTCTCTCATACTATTTACCTCCTTTATTTAAATCCCTCAATACATCACATAATGTTAAGTCATAATGCCAACAATAACTCTCACAAATCTTTTGATAAGGACATTCGTCAGTGTAACAATCTATGTTTTTTAGTGTTTCATATAACAAATTAACTAACAACTTCAAAGTTTTATTTACCTTTTTTACCGTTGTCATTCACCTCCTCGAATCTTCGGCAATGAAATGATTGTATTTTAACACTAAATTTATAACCACATTTCTTTTTGTTCTTACATTTTGCACAAACTTCACAAACTTTCCAACCTTGTCTATCTTCCATATCTCATTCCCCCTTATATTTATAATATACTTAGTTGCTATTAAAAAGTGAACCAATTTTTAATATTTAAAACCACTTCTTACCAATTCTTCTTTGAATGCATTTAATCTTTTGTTTAATCCAGTTGTAGTTATATTTAATTCTTCAGCTATATCTTTTTTCAAATATCCTTTTGCTATTAATTTTACTATTTTATCCATATCTTTAACTTTAGATATCTCACTAGCACTATAGATTGCATACACTAATTCAGATTCATGAGTATAACTTTCATCACCTAGTAAATCTTCTAATGTGTTAACATCTTCTCCTTCATCATTTACTTTAGTTGACATACTAATTGATTGTCCATCGTCTAATTGTTTATGATACTCTTGGTTTAAATAAGTATATAGCTTATGTCTAATGCATGTTCCAGCGTATGTAGAGAACTTAATGCCCCTGCTTTCATCCCAAGTATGTGATGCTTGAACTAATGCTATATTACCAACACTTATCATTTCGTCTAATAAATATTTTCTATCTAATCTACTTATGTTTAAGTTACCTTTGAAATCTTGCCATATAACTTGTTTAACTAAATTTACATTTTCATTTATTAGTCTTTCACTAAAAGCATTTGTATTCATCATAATATCACGCCCCCGTTTAATATTATTTATTTTCTATATTATATAGATACCATTATTTTTTGGTTTCAAACATATAATAAAGAAATTTTTTTATTTTTTTTTGCTTACATATTTTGCTTACATATATAGTATAGAAATTTCCAACCAGTTGCTAACTACTTTTTTAATTTTTTATTATAATATATAGATACCACCATTTTTTTAACTTTAAACACAAAATTTAAATATTTTTCTATTTTTTCCCTATTTCTTCATTTTTTAAATCCTCTATCTCATCCTGTACCCTTAAACTAGTTATATAATCAACTCTAGCTACAAACAACTCTAATTCAGTTTGAGGTAATCCATAAGCACTTTCACTATATAAACCTAAGTGTCTACGCATTGCCATTTTAATTGTATCCCAAACACTACTCTTTATTATACTTTCATATTCAGTTCCTTTTACTATATCCTCAACGTAGTGAACAGCTATACCACCATGCTTTAAAAAGTTTTTATATTTACCCACACCCCATTTACAAAGGTCGTGTAACAATAATGTCACATATATTAAATCTTGATCAGTATCATTGAATGGAAATAAGAATCCATCTTTCATTAATTCATTAGCTAACCTGACACAATATTTTACGTGACGGGTCAAGCCGTATAGTTCATTACTACATCTAGGGTGATATTCTCCACTCTTTGAAGCAGGGTATGTATAAAAATAATCAGGAGCATTATCTAAACAGTACTTAGTGAATTCTCTAAGATAATCGTTTTGAATCAAGGACAATTCATAACTAAAATCTTTTCTATCATTTACTTTAACTTTAGTTATTTTTTCCTCACACTTTTTTCTATTGCCATACGATTTTAAACTTTTCAAATATTATCTCCCACCTTTTATAATATTAGTTGTCTCTTTGACCCTTTTAGTGATGTCATTTTCTATATTATCTTGTAGCATTTGTTTATAATCTTTTCTACTAATGACATCTCTATATTTGCATTCATATTCATTGTCAGTCAAATTCTCTCTAACTATTAATGTAGTTTTGCCATTGTCATATATCACACCACTAATTATACCAAACACCCCTAAGTCTTTTATTACTACTTTATCATTTATATTCATAAAGCATCATCCCTCCAATATTATTATTGATTTCTATATTATATAAATACCCCTAGAGTTAGTACTTAAACACTTTTTATTAAAAAATTTTATATTTTTCATGATAGTTACGATATACCTCAGAAACATTTCCATTAAAATGATGATCTTTTAAAAATTTACTTATCTCATGTATGTTCCAATCATCTTTATATTCATGAAGTTCATGTAAAACATGAGACATATATAATGCTTTTCCACTCAATACAATTTTCTTATCAGTATATTCATTAACTTCAACTGTTAATTTCTTAATTCTATTTTGTAATCCAATAGAACTATAATAATTCAATCCTTGATTATTTTTAGCAGAAGGTTTAGGTTTTAATACATAAGGTGAGTTCATATTATAATAAAACTCAGAATATGTTGCTAAATTATCTTTTATGTATAATCTATAAGTATCTTCTTTCATAGTTTTTTTAAGATAATAACTTAAATACTCATCACATTTTACATCTCTGTCCTCTAAATGTATTACTTTATAATCATCAGATACTTGTTCTACTTTTAGTTGTCGTATCTCATTATAACTTTTACCCATAATGCCATTAAATAAAGCATATATTAAAAATTTATCACTATAATTTATAAAATACTCACACATTTTTAATACTTCTTGTTTTGTAAATATTCTATCACTTGGTTGAATTAATCCAACATCTAAATAATCACTACTCTTTATCTCAACATCCATTCCCCTCTCTTTCAACACCTCTCTCATAAATCTTATATTA